ACTAACTGTATATAAGCAACAAAGAGGATACTACCGAAGTAGAATCCTCTTTGACGTTGTTTTGTTCCGATGTGACCCGCATGGGGTCACAAAGTGATTCCGTTGGGGTTCGAACCCAAGACCCACAGCTTAGAAGGCTGTTGCTCTAATCCAACTGAGCTACTGTAACACAGATAGTTAGGGAAAAGATGTATAGAATTTGCGGCAATTATTATGCAACAGGGGTAAATTACTATGGTTAATTGTGAAACATTATTCAATAAAACACTTCTGAATATGGCTACAATTACTCATGAATTAGGAAAACAGAAAAAAGACAAGACAAGAAAAGTATACATAGTTTTATCTCATAAAGGGACAAGGAAAAGAGTTCCCATGAACATCACTGTTAAGGAATGTGACTTATCAAGAAATGGTAATATAAAGTCAAGTGATATACAAAGAGAAATTGATGATAGAATCAATACACTAAAAAACAAATTATATGACCTGGAAAAGAATATAGTAGATATGGATGTTGATGCAGAATGGATTTATTCTCATTTAAACAATAACTACAAGACTTTAGATTTCTTTGAATACACAAGACAATGGGTAGATAAATCAAGCAATAAAGGGAAAGGCAACTATTCTATCATGCTTAATTCTTTGTATAGATTTCTTAAATGTAATACACTGGCATTCTCTGACATTGACTATAAACTACTTGATAATTACAAAATTTATCTTACAGGTCATCCAAGAGCACAGTCTTTATACTTAGGTTGTATACGTCATATATTCAATGAGGCAATAAAAGAATACAATACAGATTATAATAAGGTGATAATTAATAATCCTTTTAATAACTTTACTATTCCAAAGAGCATTCCTATGACAAAGAATAGAATTATAAGTGACGAGAATCTTGTTAAGCTATTTAATTATAAAGGAACTGGAAGAGCAGAAATGGCAAGGGATTGTTATATTTTATCCTTTTGTCTTATAGGTATGAACTCTGTTGATTTATATGAATGTACATCATATAATAATGGAGTTTTATCTTATGATAGAGCAAAAACAAGAGATAGAAGAACAGATAATGCACATATAGAAATAATAGTACCTAATATAATAAAACCTCTTTTTGAGAAATATAAAGGAGAGTTAAGAGTATTCAGCTTTTATAAAAAGTATAGTAATGCAGCAAATTTCAATAAACATATAAACAAGGGATTACATATAATTGCAGATTCAATAGACATTCCTCATTTCGATTTCTATTCTGCCAGACATACTTGGGCATCAATAGCAAGAAACAGACTTGGCATTGATAAGTATACCATACATGAAGCATTAAATCATGTATCAGATATGGACATTACTGACATCTATATACAAAAAGACTATACCAATATTAATAAGGCTAATGAGAAAGTTATCACTTATCTAGAAACTCTTATATATCATAAGTCTAAGTAAACTCTTAAAATAAAAACTCCCTCTGTCCGCTGACAGGGGGAGAACCAATTTAACAACTAAAAAATAATAAAAAAGCAAATAGAACACTACTTACTTAATAATCTCAACGTACCTGTTATCCTGATCTTCTATATAAGGATTCTTCTCAATCACATTCACATGCAACACAATGTGTTTCTTTTGAAACCATCTAAATAAGAAGAATCTTTTTGGAGGATTGACTGTTTCTTTCTTAGCTGATACTATCACAGCCTTTTCACTCTTGAACTTTGGTGTGACAGTTATAGATGAAGGGTACCTCAGACCGACATTTATAGAATACCATTCATCTGATAACAATGTATCAATATCAATCCTCTCATCCTTAAAAACAGTGTCTTTCAAAATTATTGTATCAGATTTTGTGAAATTAGAAGATATATACTGCAAGCTCTTTAGCTTTGAGTCTTTTATCTTCAATTCTTTTCTTACCTTATTAAGTTCTTGAAAAATAGAATCGTTGGAATATTTTAACTGATCAATAGTTAACAGAAATGCTATATCATTATTCTTGGAACCATTGAATAGGTTATCATAAGACTTGACATTAGCAATAGCTTCTTTCCATCTTTTCTCAGTTTCTTTCTTGCTTTTAAGTGTAAAGTACAGGGCAATCATTGTTACCACTAGTAATATAACACCTATAAGGCAAGCATATCTTTTTAATGTTTTCATTCAATTCCTTTTAAGTATTGCAAAGGTATAATCAATAAATATACATAACAATAATCTAACAATGCTATTTATATCATGTTAATACATTCATTTAACTACTTTCATAGAAACACACTTATAAGTATCTTTGTGTTATAACTAATATATATGTAATATGAAGATATTGATAGATAGAAAATGGAAGAAAGAGGATTATACCATTGGTAAACTATATGTTGATGATGTGTTCTTCTCAAATACTCTTGAAGACAAGGATAGAGGTCTTTTAAGTAATATGTCCCTTGAAGAGATTAAGAAAAAGAAGAAAACAGGAGAAACTGCAATACCAGCTGGAACCTATAAAGTAAGAATGGATATTTCTAGTCCAAGATTCAGCAAAAGTAATTGGTATATAAAGAACTGCAATGGTGCAAGAATGCCTAGGCTTAAGGATGTTCCTGGATATGATGGTGTACTCATTCATTGTGGTAATTCAGCCAAAGATACAGAAGGTTGTATACTTGTAGGAAAGAATGATGTGAAAGGAATGGTCACAAAGTCAAAGGACTATTTCTTGAAGCTATATAATATAATGTATACTGCATACAAGAAAGGTGAGAATATTGAAATAACTATAAAATAAGGATTACTATGGAAAAGATAAAATCAATACTGAAATACATTTGGCAGTTGCCTCAGAATGTTATTGCTTTAATTTATTTGAGATATTTGATAGTGAAGAACAAAATTCCTGCAATAACAAAATATAAAGGAATAAAGGTCTACACAAAGTATTCATCTGGAAGTGTGACACTTGGAAATTATATATTCATCTCTCCAAGAGCAACAGAGAATACTATAAAGCATGAATATGGTCATACAAGACAGAGTCTGTACCTTGGACCACTATACATTATTATAATAGGTATTCCAAGTATATTGTGGGCAATGACACATAGAACAATAGCCCCTGACAAATCATACAAATGGTTTTATACAGAGGCTTGGGCAGATAAATTAGGTGATGTAAAATAGTGTTCATACGTTTAAAGGTTTATAGATTAGTGGAATAAGAGGAAACTGTGATAGCTTCCTCTTATTTTTGTTTTATACATAATCCTTTAAATCTATATTACTATTCATTAAAGAAAAAAGAGTAAAAGCATAACCATTGGAACTATAATCTCCAACTATATCAAGAGCATATTTTAGGCATCTTTTCTTAGTAGCATGACAATGGTTTTTCTTATACTTGTTGACCAGAAATACAATATCTCCTAAGGTAGCCTCAGACACATTATAATATACCATTGCTTCAGAGGTCTTCTCTATCTCTGAAGTACTCCATTTGCTATCTATAACTGTAATAGCAAGTCTCTCTGTAAAGTGTCTACCATGCGTTGAAATATACTCTTCCAATCCTTTCATTTTCTATTATTATTTGTTGTTAATACTCTGTTACAAAGTTACTTATAATACTTGTATCAACAAAACAATATTCAATAAATGTGTGTATAAAGATGAGAGATAATAACGAAAAATAGAATATATGTATCAAAGATGAAGCATATATATCAGGAGAAGAGAATATAAAAAATTTCAGAAGTATGTATCAAGAGTGGGGATAATATAACACACCACCACCACCATATCTTGGAATGGGATATACCCCCTGGGGGATTTCATTCCATGATGGTTTGAGGGTGAAGAACAGTAACCTTCCATTTGCCAGTTTGTTCAATGGCAAATACTCATCTGCATACATGCCTCTGGAGAAAGCATCCGAGGAACTAAAGGCATAGCACTAATGAAGTCCTGCTATGAGGCATATCTATGGCACAGTCAAAAACTATCAAGAACAGCTGGTCACTCATTACATTTGCAAGAAAGTTTGGTCCCAAGATGCAGGTTGGTGAGTTTGTAAACTCAGAATCTGGTGAAACATTCAAGAGCTGTATCTTCACAAAAGGTGATACTCGCACCTTTGTTGCTTTCAGCAGCAAGTTGGGTGTTCTCTCTCCAAGACAGATTGCAGCACAGAAGGATGACCTTCAGGTGGTTCTCTGTGAGACAAAAGATGGTGAAGACATGTATTCACTTTGCCATCAGGGTCAGAACTCTTGGGAAGATGTTGACCTTGGTCTCTAACAACAATGAAAGGCAGGAGAAATCCTGCTTTTCCTTTTTGCTACAACAACAATGAATAAAACTATCCTTCTTTGCATCATATCAATGATAATTGGTATGGTTGCAGGCTTTATGTTTATGGTATGCCAAAATACCAATCATACAAAAATCAATCATCTTCTTAGTGCTTATGATTCATACAACAAAGCTACAGAAGACTTGCTTGACACTCTTAACAATGAATATGACTGGGTAGATGCTTTTGATCCACAAGACTACTATGAGTCAAAAGCTAAACTGGACAGTATTCTATGGAATTAGAATTTATCATCAACTAAACCTTTACAACTATGAGAAAAAAAATCAACCGTAATGCTGTATGCTCAAGTGATAACTATGAAGCCAGCAAGAGAGTTCACCTTAACATGCTTGAAGAAAGACATTCTCACTTCAACAACATGGTAATAAGTGGAGAGATAAGCATTGATGTACCTATCTTCAAGGACAATGCTGTCACTCCAAAGTTCAAGACAATCAGAATCTTTGGAAGAAATATCAAGGTCTCTATTGAAGAGTATAATATTCACTGCAAAGCTCTTGGACTATAATCACTAAACATAGGCTGCTTGGTACATCACCTTGCAGCCTTTTCACTCACTAAAAACATCAATCATGAAAGCAATCATATTTTACATTACATTTATTCTCTCTGCATTGCTCATCTGTTGTACAGAATTATCCTTTACTTGGTTAGTTCTTGCAGTACTTGATACAACTTTAATTGTATGGTGCTACAATAATATAACCTTTAGAGAGTTTATCAAATATAGTGGTTATTCAACTTGGTATAAATTCTTAAGGTCTTAGATAATAAAAGAATAAAAGCTAACCTTATTAGGCTAGCTTTTTTAATTTTTACTCATTCACTGCCTATAAAGTCTCATTATCAGGCAATATAGGAATAAATGCTACTTTCATTTTAGATTTGATAATCTTATCTCTCATCTTTAATTCTCCTTTCCAAAACATATTCTCATTAATAGTATATGAACCTTTACCTTTAGTTATAATACCTTTTGCTATAAGTTCTTTTATAGCTCTATGGTAAGATGCTCTTGAGATACTACAGGTAGACATTATTTCTTCTACTCTATCAGTTGTCATAAAAACCTTTCCAGTATTCCATTCTGCATACTCAAGTATTTTATATAACACTTTAGTAGTAGCATTAAGTACATCAGTGCTATATAATGCAAGAATTTGTTTACTATAAGTAAGAAAGAAAGGTTCAGCCTTTTTCAATTGAACTGACTTCTGACCACTATAGCTATACTCTTCACCAGTATTTGGATTATATCCATGTGTTTCAAACTCTTCTACTAAAAATTTACTCATACCTTGATAATAAAATTCTCATTTTAATGAGACAATTATTCTCACATTATGATAATATAAGTATCAAATATAAGAATCAGATTCTTAAATATGAGACTGACATTCTTAAATATGAGAATATGTAATCTCGCAACCAATTGATTATTAGACACTTAAATAAATTTGCGTATATTATCTTATTAGGGATTATTTCTCACAAACATTAGAAGAAAGACACATGCCTTCAGGCACAGAGTATACCCCCATAGCTTCTTTTATCAAAATGCCTTTTTTAGTCAGAGATGATAAAATAGTACTTATTCTTTCTGGAGTTTTAGAAAAGTTTACAGAAGATAGGAAGTCTCTAAAGTCTGCATTATGTATAAATAACTTTTTATTATTACTACTAAGATAGAATAGTATCATTGATAGCATCTTAAATTCAACCGTAGATAACTCCTTAAATAGACTCTTCATTTTCGAAGTATTGATTAAAGCAAATTCATTCATTGTTATTATATTTAAAATTACTGATACAAAAATAATAATAAGGATTAATCTACTAATAGTTATGATAAATCTACTTAGACAATCTAAAAGTGTTATTGAACTTACAAGTAGTGAAGTCTTCTTTATATAATAATGTATGCATACCTATATAGATATACAATCAGTATTTTTCAGTCACTTCAATCCCTCAGACCAAGATAGAAAATAGTAGTATAATTCTAAATGTAAGTTCAACTGACTCCCCATAAATTCTACTACTACCATCTTTCACTGGTCAGAGGTAACCTGAGTCTTCAAATCTACAAAGCTCTACAAGTAAAAGTAAGTAAAAGGGGGACACACCACAGTTAGTCTTTTGTACTAACCATAACCAAATCTCATATCTTTTCTTTCTTTATATATTTCTTTCTTTTCTGCAAGTACTGTAAGAAAGGTAAGAAGAGAAGTTTAATAGCTTTATAAGATCCTAAGGGACACATCACCACTCCTATATCTTGGAGGAAAGAAGATATTCTGAATATCTCATCCTTCAATAGTTTTATAATTCCAATAGGGTTGACTGTCCTTGAGGAATAATGTTATATTGCAGTCAGTTAGTTGTTATCTACAAACAATAGTGCCTCTGAGATGAGGATAATATTATGGCTACTAATAATGGCTCAGTTTTGAAAGGTATCAAGAACTCATGGTCTCTCATTGACTTTGCTAAGTCTCATGGTAAAATGCAGGTTGGAGAATTTGCCAACCAAGAGTCTGGAGAAATTTTCAAATCTTGCATCTTCACCAATCCAAGTGACAACACAAGAACCTTCGTTGCCTTCTCTTCTAAACTTGGTCCTCTCACACCTCAGGAGATTGCAGAAAAAAAGAATGACCTACAGGTTGTTGAGCTTGAAAGTGGTAACTTCTCACTTTGCAATGCTGGTGCTAATGCTTGGCAGGATGTCAACTTAGGCATCTAATTGCACAGTAAAAATGTTTGTGCAATAAGTTTGTAATTAGTTGTGTTATAGATAGTTAGGTGTGTAAAGTTGGCTGAAAATACCTCTTCCCAGAGATTACTTCAGCCTCTTTACACACTATTTTCTCATCTCTACAGTTTTATAGCACAATTTACTTACTCCTATCTCACACTTTCATCTTTCCTCTAAGCACAACTATCTATTCTTTTTGCTAAAACTACTTAGCAATATTACATTTTTCACAACATTTCAATCTAAATATTACAATTATGTTCGGTCAAATAACAAACAAAAAAGGAGAAAACCTATATATTCTTACATCTGTATCTACTAATGACATCAAGCCTTTTATCACAGTAGATACTTGGGCAAAATGTAAAGAACAGTTAGAACAAATGACTGTAGAAACAGATAATGATAGGTTCTTTGCTCAACTTATACATAAAGAAGTTGATGAAAAGTTTCATAAAGCAGAAGCATCTATGAGGTGCAATAGAAAAGGTTGGGGTAATGATTACTTTCAATATATAACCATTGAACCTCTTTATACAGGAGCTTGGGAATAACTATCTAAATATCACAAACATGAAAAGATATACAGTAAGACCTCAAGATGATTATTCATCTTGGGGAGATTATGACACTATAGAAGAAGCAAGAGAAGCTAGAAGTAAACTTGCTATGAGTTTCTTTAATAGAAGTGTTGTTATCATTGACAATGGTATAACAGATAATGACTAATAGTATTAGATGTTACAGTATTTCTGATAAAGAATTTTATAGTACATATACTTCTGCTCCTATAGCTATTAACAAAATAACAAAAAAATGATCTAGTATGATGTCAAATGATAATTATTCTACTCTTTAGCTTTTTGTTTATAGTAAGTATCTTGTATGCTTATTGCTTAAAGAAAAAGCAAGAAGATAATCATTGCTTAATAATAGGTGATGTATATAAAGAAAGCGTAACCACTTACTATGAATATATAGGGCATGGTATATTTATTCAATATGATTTAAAACAATCTGACCCTAGAAAATTGATATTATTAGTTACTACAATAGGAGAATGTGTGAAAATTTCAAAAAACAACGAAGAATTTTTAAGAACAAAGAAAAAGATACTTGATAAAATAGCAGAATACAAACAAAAAGAAGCTATTCGACAATATTATATATTTCACGAGTAAATAGTATATTATGGCAACAAAAATAGAAATAAAAAACCTTCCTGAACATGGATTATTTCTTCATCGTAATCAAGTTTGGCGTTCAATGGGCAAGCTGATTGTAACAAGTCATTCTACTACAGCACAAAGAGTAGTTCTAAATAAAGAAGGTATTGAGTTAAACAATGAAAATGCTGATTTCATTGATAGCTTACAAGTAACTCCTTATTTTGGAAAAGTGCCTAAAATGTCTGAATATACTGGTAGACATGAAAGAAGTTGGTATCAGTATTGTTTAGACAAACTAAAATAATATGGACTCAAGGCAACTTACCAATCTACTTTCTTTTATAGCAGATAATTGTGAAGTAAAACGTCTCACAGGTGCTAAACTCAAACCAGAATTTACCAAGAAAAGTTTACTCAACAAGTTTCCTTTTCTTACAGAAGCCCAGATTAATCATATTCTCAAAATAATATGATCACCCTCTCACAGATAAACCAGTATGTCAAAGCTAACAACATTGACGATAATACTGATATTTTCTCTATACTATCTCAGATGCAGTTGGAGTATAAAGAAGATACTTCTAAGCGTTTGGCTGAGAACATCTCCCCTGCTCCATCTGCAACTAAGGTAGAATACTCAACCCAAGACCTCTTGGATTTGTTTGACTCTTAGCATTAATCAATATGGATAAATCAGATCTACAGACAATAATAAGATTTGCTCTACAAAACAATGTCATGAACAAATCATTCCTTCAAGTATTCAAGTGGTACAACATACAGAACTCACTTGCATACAATCAGTACAACAGAAATATTGTACATATAAACTAATATACAAAACTAAACACAGGGCAACGCTGGATAGCTTAAGCTGTGCTTGGTTTTTATGTGGATAAATAAAATCATGATACAAGTCCACCCAAACAACAAATTTGTATTGTGTAAACGCTTTCCTCTAATTAAGATTTAATTATTATGACCGTACAACAGACAATATACGAGGATAGTAAGTATATTGAGGTCTTCATATTTAGACTGTACCTTTTTTAGTTATGCTATCAAACTAAAAAAGGTTGGAATTAAGCCCTATTAAATTGCATTGTAGTGAGGTTGTAACTCACATAGGGTTCTAATATTATTAACACTTTAAAATTATGACACATAAAGAACTAGTAGAAGCCATTGCATTAACATCAGGATGGGCAGGTGTACAAGAATATGAAACAACTAATACATCAGACTTTCTTGAATGGTATAAAGTTAATACATCTTTTGATACTGAAGAAGGCAAACTTATAGCACAACAAGTAATTGCTTTTTTACAAGCTCAAGACTCACAGGAAGAAGAACATCTTTATGAGTATATAGATGCATTTGCAGAGAGTTTAGCTAAATTAGGAGAACATTAATTTGTTCTCCTTTAGTAAAATAACTTTTAAGAATAGATTTAATAATATGGAAATAAGAATAAAAGCATGTAATGAATTTGTATTAGGACATTATAGAAAATCATCTGATGCAAAGCCTGCTAAATCATTTTCTGAAGAACAGATTATGAATGCTCTTAATAAGAGTAAGTCTTTTAATGTTAGAGATTGGTTTGGAAGTGTAGCTTTCATAACTTTTACCGTTACTAATATAGAAAGAGATGAATATGGAGATTACATTTATACAATAAAAAGTAGTCAAACAATCAATAAGGATGATTTTCCTTCAGTTCTTAAGATATGTCAAGACTATGATAATGTAGCATCACCAATATCATATTCTGTACAATGAAAGAGATAAAACAATGTCTTCTAAAAAAGAAAAGTGTTCTTATAGAGTTAGTAGAATGAATACCCTATCAGGGTGTTCTTTATATGAAAATGTAAATCTCTGTGCTAAATGCACAAAGCATAGAGAAAGACAAAGTAAGCACACTATAGAAGAGGTTAAGAAATACCATAGATACAGACAGCCTGGATGTAAATTGTAACAACTCAAGAATTATATTACTTTTAATCATTATATTACAAATGAAGAAATACATATTAATATCAATACTATTCTTTATAGTCAATATTCCTATCATAGGAGAAACAATAACTCATGTCACTCTCACCTATTATCAACCAGTCAAGGCTCAGTGCAATTCTGAGCCACTGGTTACCTCTGACGGTAGTAAGATTAATCTTCATCATCTTAAGCATAATAGAATCAAGTGGTGTGCCATCTCAAGAGACTTACTTTGGTTATTTCCTAAGAATAAACCTAAAAGAGTCTATATTGAAGGTTTTGGTATCTATGAAGTTAAAGATGTCATGAACAAACGTCACAATCATTGTATTGACATTCTCATTCATCCTAAAGATACTAGAAGAGTTAAATTAGAAAAAGTTAAAGTAAAAATATTAAAATAAAATGACATTTATAAAGATTGTAGTATCACTTTTACTACCAAGTATACTAGCTGTAGGAATGATATATGTAATACATACTCTTACATCTACAAATACTCCACAAGAATTTGAATATAAACATCATGATTACATCTATTTTCCTGATAAGGGAGTTATTCATTCCCCAGAGTGTAAACAATGTACATTAACATTTGAAACAATATGATTATATTAGGAATAATTTTATTATTATTAGGATTTATTTTATCTATAGTAATAATACTTAAAGATCAAGTTGATAAATTAGATCTAATTGGCGTATATTCTAGTGTAGCTATAATGGTAGGAGGTACAATGATGATATGTGAAAATAACTGTCCACAAGCTATAGATGTCTATAGAGGTAAAACAACTTTACAGATAACATATAAAGGTAATACACCAATAGACACAACAGTAGTTTATAAGTAATGATAACATTAGAAAGATCAACGCCATCTCAAAGAAAGCAGATAGCTCTTATTGAGAAATGGATGAAAATTAAATTCAAAGGCTGTGTTACTAGTAAAGTAGATTGCCAACTATTTATAGATGACTACTATGAAGATGCAGTCTGTTTACAACAAGAATACAACGAACTATGAAAGAAGAATATACATCATGGGAATACTTCAAAGAAGATACTCCTATAAACATCACTAAGAATGTTAAGTTACAACGATAATAGTTATTCAGAATTGATAAAGAAATATACTTTAAAGTACCTCATCAAGCATATAAATAATATAGATAATGAATACCTAAAAGGTCTTCATTTACTTATGGTTACAGATGATAAATTTAAAGCTAAGTTCTTTACATTATTAAAGGAAACTCAAAAGCAAATTAAATAAAAAATAGGGAGATACCTACATAGTTGCAAATATGTAGGGCAGGTGATAGGGTGAAAAGGTAACTTAACAGGTTAAATTTCCGAACTAGATATAATTTAATTATACTATAGTAGAATTGTATACATCAAGTAACCTAAATACGTTCAATTCGTACTTCTCCCTCTCTAATAAATAAATTAAATAATATGGAAACAAAAGAACTCAAAGTACAAGTTCCAGAAGGTTATGAAATTGATAAAGAAAACTCTACATTTGAGCGTATCAGATTCAAACCTATAAAGAAAGATATTACATATAAGGGTATATGCAATGCATTATTTGTGAATGATACTTATTTTATAACTGACCGTGGCTATGTTCATAAAAATGCTCTATGGGATAATGAAATTATTCCTGACAAGAATATTGCTACTACCGAAAAACAACTCAAAAAACTATTAGCACTAAATCAACTTCTTAATATTGCTGAATATTATAATAAGTTACATGGAAATGGTGTTAATAGTGTAATCAAGTATGATAAGATAAAGAAAATCTATGTAGTCACTGGAGCATTTACTGCATATACGCAGGGTATAAGAGCTATTTTTAATAGAATGGAGGATGCTCAGGCAGTAATAGACAATCCTAACTTCCGAGAAATTCTTGACACCATTTATAAAGATTAATAATCATGACAGAATTAGAAATGTTTGCAAAGTTTCCACAACTTAATGAAAATTGTGAAAAAACTAATATAGGTAGTGTTCCTAGTATTATTTCAACAGGTTATATATCTGTTCCATACGTAGTATATTGGATGAAAAAAGATACTTGTAAATCTCCAAATAAATACTTTATAGGAGATACTCCTGAAGAAGCTATTAGGAAAGCTTATGAATGGTGTGACTCAAATAATTTATTATAATGAAAATATCTGAATTACAAAATATTCTAGAACACTACAAACAAGAAAATGGTGATTTAGAAGTAAGATTAATAATAGACACTCATAATGGTGAAGAACACAATGAACTAAGTGATAATTGTATAGACACTACACAAGTCTATGATAAAGAAGAGTTTAATAACTTAGTAAATAACATGGGTCTAACAGAGCAGCAAGCTTTTGATAATCTTAAAGAAGAAGGATTAGCTGCAACATATTTAGACATTTACACATTTATTTAAAGTAACAAAATTATGAACATAGCAGAAATATTAAAATATTGCCCTAAAGGTACTAAATTATATAGTACTGTCTTTGGGGAAGTCGAATTTTCCAAAATAAATCCCGATGACATAATAGTGATTAATGTTAAAGATATTGGTTCAAGAGTGTTTCTTAGAAATGGCTCTTACTCTAAGTATGGAGAATGCGTCCTATTCCCATCTAAAGACATGAGAGACTGGTCTAAATTTAGACTTCCTGTAAAGAGAGGTGATATTATGATGTCTGATAATAGGGCATTTATTATATCTGATGAATATGCCAATGTATTTAATGGCGCATTTCATAAGTATATATGTGGTATTGATGCAGATAATAGATTATTCATCAATCCTAGTAATGTAGCATGGACATCAAAGTTCTACATTCCAGCTTCAGAAGAAGCTAAAAAAGAGCTATTTGATAAAATGGCTGAAGCTGGATATAAATGGAATGCTGATACCTTAGAGTTAGAGAAAATAAAGCCTTGCTTTAAAGAGGGTGATATATTAGTTGATAAGTACAATAGACTAATTTTATGTACAGGAGTTATAATTGGCAATAGAGTGCAAACATGTGCTGATATTTATAACACTACACTAATCATTTATCAGCCTTCTTTATATGATGAACCAATATCTGCTTTAAGATTAGCAACTAAAGAAGAAAGAAACAAATTCTATTCATCTTTAGTCAAAGAAGGTTATAAATATGATAAAGAGCAACACGGACTTGTAAAACAAAAGTTTAAGCCTTTTGATAAGGTGTTGATACGGGATGGGGATAATCAAACATGGAGAGTATGTTTATTCTCACATTATAGAAAAGATTTATCTTGCCCTTATGTCTGTGTTGGTTGTAGTGCCTATAAGCAGTGCATTCCTTATGAAGGTAATGAGTATTTATTAGGCACAACAGATTCTCCAATATAAATATGATAGATATGAAATATTACTATTATGTTGCTATAATCACTCAAAAAGGCAAAACATCATATACTCATGGTACTGTCAAGACAGAAACAGATGATTTCCCTCTGTTAGAAACAGAAAACAAGCTCTCCGAGTATTATGCAATAGAACCCAATGATGTTGTGATCACATTTTACAAAGAAATTACAGAAAACACCTATAAAACATACAACAATGAACAATAAGATTAACATAGCAGAGATATTGAAGGATTTCCCCAAAGGCACAAAACTGTACTCGCCGATATTCGGAGAAGTAAAGTTCAATAAATATCACGAAAATATTATTACTATTTTATCCATGTCTAACAACGGAAGAAACACTTTAAATACTTTCTCGAAAAATGGAAGTTACTATTCAGGGTATTCACAATCAGAATGCCTTCTCTTCCCATCCTCAAAAATGCAGGATTGGACGAAGTTCTTCAAGCGAGGAGACGTAGTAATAAAAAATGGAGGTGGTATGGCTGTTGTTTTTGACGGTTGGGCAAATGATGCTTACACAGAGTTCAATACTACTGTCAATCTGTATTGTGACAATAATACAGGCGAAGAAGAAGTTTGTGATACACTTCTATTCAGAAAAGCAACAGATGAAGAGCGTAAGCAATTCATTGAAAAAGTAGAGGGGGCACTAAAGGGTAAGTACAACCCCGAGACCCTTCAAGTAGAGCCTGTAAAGTCAGAAGTTCCGTTCAATCTCAAGCCATTTGACAAAGTGCTGGTTAGAGATGACCCAAATCAAAAATGGACAGTAGATATGTTTTCCTACTATAATCGAGAAGATAATGATTACCCTTATATTTGTGTAGGTAACCATTATTGTCATTGTCTTCCTTACAATGAGCAGACAGCACACTTAGTTGGTACAAAAGAATTCTATAATCCGTAAAAACAATATGATAGACGATAGTAAAATCACAGAAGCAGTAGATGCTTACATCGGTTATCCTAAAGAAATTGACGAGGGTATAGAAACATCTATGAGACGTGATGCCTTTAAAGCAGGTGCAGAATGGTTTACTGAAGCTATCTGGCATACCCCACAGGAATCACCAGAAGATGATGAATTAATTATCACTGAATTTTGGGATGCTGGGGAATGCTACAAATTTGATAATTCAATATGTATTGAAGATTGGGAAAGTTATTGCAATAAAAATCAAATTGCAAAATGGTGCTACCTCAAAGACATACTACCATCATCTAACGACTCAACAAGGCTTAATAAGGCTCAGAAAGGCTCAGACAGCTATGACGGTGATATTATCAAGAAGCTGCCAAAGATACAAGGTATTGAGTAACTAATTATCCCTTATGAGATTAAATAGATAGTAACATGAATATAGATAAATTAGAAAGAGCAAATATCTTAGCCAAGAGTTTGATTCCTAAAGTAGATGAACTCTTAAATATGTCAAAATCAAGCAGAAGTAACCTTGCTGATGCTATTTGGAGTCTTTCAGAGTGCGATGAAGAGTTTAAAACCAAACTCAAGCAGCTTCTGAATGAAACAAAACAGAGATTCCAAAAAGAGTTTAAAGAGCTTTAGTAACTAACCATTCCTTATGGGATATAAATATAAATAATATGAAAAAATTTATTAGTACAAAGGTCATTATGGCAAAGCCTATGACTATGGTAGAAGCACAGAAAGTGTTTGGTAGAAAAATCAAGCCAGCAACCGTTGAGGAAGATGGCTATTTGGTAGAGTATAAAGACGGATATAAGTCTTGGTCTCCTAAGAGCGTGTTTGAGGAAGTCTATCGTGAAGTAGGATCTGTTAACTTCGGTGGTGCTATTGACTTGTTGAAGGCTGGTTTTGCAGTAAGACGTAAGGGGTGGAATGGTAAAGGATTATTTATTGTGAAGCAGGTTCCTTCACACATTGAAGGTGACGTCATTCCTAATATGCAGTCACTTCCTCAGTCTGCAAAGAATATCTTGATGAGTCGTGAGAATCCTCACATTGACTACACCAATCAGATGCTTATCATCAATCCAGATGGTAGAGCAGACTCTTGGGTTCCTTCTTCATCTGATGTGTTTGCGGAAGATTGGGAATTGGTAACAGAGTAATTAACTAATTTTCTCCTTGACAGCAAGCACAGTATGATGTTGAGCCGTTTTAGACTGGTTGGCATTTGCTGTAGCCGTAAAAGAACAATTACCGCATAGACAATTCAGCATAGGTTTCAAGTCTTGATTTATTATGCAAGGTAATCATCAAGGCAAGGAACATCCGCAAATGATGATAAAACTACAGGTGAAAGCCCTGATAAAACTCCAGTTTACTGTGCTTGTCTGTCTTGGAAAAATATTAACTACAAAGCAATGAAATACAGAATCACAAAAAGCCATAAAGGTTATCGTGCCTTGGTTTGCAAGGAAACAGATAGTGAAGGTACATACTATAAGCAGCCTATATGGATAGAAATAGAAAACGACAATTTAAGTATGTCTTGTTGTAAGCGGTATTACACTACAGAAGATGAAGCTATTGAAGCTTGTAAGCAGCATCATATTGAAAAAGGTTATAACAAGTTGCCTAAAGTAGTCAGAGAGTTTGAACTTTAAAAATAACTATCTTTATGAGAATACCAAGGAAGATAAAGAAGGCAGTGAAGTACATTGAGCGTCATGTGCGACTTTCTACAAACGAATTGTTGGTAATCCCTTATGACGAATTTGTTGTAAAAGGACGCTGCACAAAGTGGAAGTTGAAATGCTTAAACGAAGTCAAAAGAGAGCTTCAGAGGAAGTTGCTTGAGGAATGGCACGTTATAGTGGCATCATTTTTACACAGTGAGAATAAGTAATTATTCCTCTTTTGGATAATAGGGAGAGGGTAAAAAGAGAATATGGCAGAAATTATTTATTTTGGGACAAATGGGTGTTCTGGGCATTATCCTATTGGCATTGACAAAACTCTGACACATGCAGAATTAAAATATGGTGTGAATGTGATAATGAATATTGGATAAATAATATTCAAAAGAATCCTGGTTACCACCTCATCAAGCATAATGGAGAGGTTTATACAAATTATGGTGTTCCGTTTTCTGTAGATGAAGACAGAGTTGGTGACCATACCGAATTGTTTTGGAAGGGCATTCATACAGAAGAAGAAATTGTTAACTTGATAAAGAATGATCCATTTTTATCAAAGCAGTTTAAATTAAATGAGGATAAATAATAAGTAAAGTTAAATGCAATATGGCACAAGAAGGATGGATATGCCCTAGATGTGGAAAGGTAAACGCACCTTGGGTAATGCAATGTTTATGTAATAGAAATACTCAGATATTACCTAAAGTCGGTGCTCCTTACTATGAAGGAGACCAAGCAACGTGTAACGTAAAGGAGGATAAGCAATGAGTAAAGTAGAAATAGACCAAGAAGATTTTCTTAAACTCTTAAACCAAATACAAAAAATAGCTGAGAGTGCTTTATTTAATGAAGGGTTTGACCCTCACGACTGGGGAGAAGTTGCAAACTTGGTTGAAGAAATGACTTTAAAATTGAATGGATTGTTATGAATGTATTCTTTTATGAAAAAGAGGATGAGGAAAATTCCATATTGCAATATGAAATATGCCCTTACAATAATATTCCTCGTATAGGTGAGAAAGTTATCATTAAAGACAAATGGTATCTTGTAGAAAATATAGTAAATAGATATAAAAAACTGACAAACTTTACATTTACAGATGTATATATTTATCTTAAAGAATTGGAGGACTAACAATGAACAGACAAGAAGCCAAAGAGCTGCTGCCTGTCATACAGGCATTCGTAGAGGGTAAAACAATAGAAGTAAGGGTTGGGAATGATAGCTGGGTAAAAACAGATGAAGTTTATGGTGGGCGTAATAATGATTACGATTATCGCATCAAGCCAGAACCCAAGTACCGCCCATTCAAGGACGCAGAAGAGTGTTGGCAGGAAATGCAGAAGCATCAACCATTTGGATGGTTATACAATAAACCAAATAATCAATACTATCATATAACAACATTAGATAATTATGGCATAGTTACAACACCATTTGATGAAGTTTATTATGAGAAGTATACAGATTTTATCAAGCGAAAAACTACATTTGCCGATGGCACACCATTTGGTATTAAAGAATAAATAATATATGAGAGAATTAAAATATGGTAGCCAAATGCAAAATTATACTTGCGGTAATGGGGATTCTATAAGGTGGGTATTTCCTGAAAATGTACATATAGATAAAAATACTCTATATGAAGTAGAATATCAAGAAAGTAGTAGCTCTGACCCATTCGATTTATCTTGTATTTATAAAGTAACTTATATTAAACCTGTTTCTGCACTTGTAGAGCGTATTAACTATATAGTTAACATCTTTAACAAGATGAATCAAGCAGATGCTTTTGAGAAATGGTTCAGAGAACATTTTAAATTACTAGTAATAAAATGAAGACATTAAAGTTTATTATAATTATTACCTTGTTACTTATAACTTCTTGTGTTGATAATGAATTTTATGTTCTTAATGACAAAGGAGTTGTGACTAATATTCAAAAAGACATAAATGGTAATCAAGTAACTATTATGATTATTAAGGACTCCACACAAAATAGTATAAATACTTACATTACTTTTCCAACACATAAACAATACAATATTAATGATACAGTATATTTTACAAACTAAAGTAATATGAAAAGAAACATAGAAATTACTCTTGAAAAAGCAAAAGAGTGGTATAATAGTAGTAATACTTCACTTAAAGAACTAGCTCTTCAAGCATTTAATAAAGAAGAACTTGATATATTTGATTTTACAAAAATCAAAACATTTGAAGATGCTCTTAATGCTCTTAAATATACCAAAACTATTAAAATATGCATAAGAGATGCTATTAATGATATTTCTATATTTTCAAAAGCTTCTGCTGCAATGGCTCAATTGAATATTGTAAGAAAGGCTCTCAACTTAGATCAAGATTTACATCTTACGAAAAACCCAAAAGACTCTATTATCTATTATCCTTACAATCCATTTGTAATGAAAAATTCTACTTATTATAAGAGTGAACTTAACTCAGGCAAAATGGAGGTAATAGGTGAGATTAAGAGTGAAGGGACTTTATATAATGTTCTTGGTGGCTGCGCTGGTTGTTGTAGTGGTACTGGCCTTAGTTGCTTCCGTCCTTATGGAAGTGTAGGTTTTGCTTATGCTGTTGTAGGTTTTTTGGGTTGTGCAACTGTAGAGATAGCTCAGCATTTTGGTAAATACTTTGGTATGCTTATTACTGAAGCCAAGTATGGTGATTTACTTGATTTTGAAATTATTGAATCTAAATATTAATAATTATGGGATGGTTAGCTGTTGATAAAAATGGTGGAGAAGGTATCTATATTGCTGAACCCTATCGAGATTGGAGGGATTTTGTGTGGCGTATTAGATATACTTTCAACACCACCTGTGCTATAGAACTTCCAAAAGGTTCTATTAAGAAACTCATAGGTAGAAAGCTTACATGGGACGATGAACCTGTAGAACTTAAAAATGATATAAGTAGCTATAGAAATAAATAAAAACCTCTTCCCTACTATACCTACTAAACCTACTTCACTTACTCTCCCTACTAAACATACAAAAAATAAAACAATTATGAGAACAATTAAATTTCGTGGCAAAGATGTTTTCACAGACGCTTGGCGATATGGTGACTTGGTTCACAATCAAAAGGTCACAACAACTGGCTTAGAGCCTCGCACTATGGTCGGAGGATATGAAGTTAATCCCTCTACTGTTGGACAGTTCACTGGTTTTAAAGACAGGAATGGTCAGGAAGTTTATGAGGGTGACACTATTGTATTTAATACAGCCACTTTCGAGATAGTATGGAATGAAGTCATTGGAGGTTTCTCCTTAAAAGGAAAAATCACAAATCTTGTAAGCACTACTCCCCTCGGACTAATGATTGATACTAACAATATAAAAAAGAAATAACTTTAAAATAAACAATTATGTTCATATTATTAACAATAGCTCTTATTATCCTGTTGTTGGTCACAACAGTATGGCTTAATATAGAATGCAATCATCTTAAGTACAAAAACAAATTTCTCATGCGTAGTTTAAATCAAATAGATGATGCCCGAATCAATTATCATCGTCATAAGAATATTAATGATAATTATGAATTGTTCTACAGAAGAAAACTTCTCAGTATTCTTGACGATAATCTCATAACATTGTTTCACCATTAAATCCAAGCATTATGTTCTATATCCCAAAATCTAATGTTCAGCTCATTGCACGCTGCACATACAATCCTTCTACTCATAAAGTAAAGTTCGAGAATTTCTCTAAATACTACAACAATGCCAAGAACTAAAAGGTATATTACTTTCTACAAAATTCACTATATCAGCTTTCTTCCTTACATTCATGAATATGGAATGATGTGTACAAGAAGTTGGTTTAAATGCCTTAAACTTGGTTTCCGACATATTCTTCAACGTAAGGCAACCTTCTTCATTATAGAGAAGGTAAAGCCTAAGTCTTCCTCATATTCTCATTAAGACGTTCTTAGTCTCTTGGTTATATGTTTTGTATTATTATCTATACAGTGTATCTTTGCATTGTTGTTGTTTTGAGTTAGTAATAAGTAACATGTTATATTGCGATGTTTTTAATTTGTCTGCTTCTGCCATTCGTGAGAACAGTAGAAGCTTTTTGCTCCCTTAGCTCAGTTGGATAGAGCACAGGTTTCCTAAACCTGGTGTCATTGGTTCAAGCCCAATAGGGAGTACTTTGTAGTCATAATTTTTTAGTTTTTTATTTCCGTATAGATTACTATTTTAGCCATCTCTGTTGTGAAACAGGGATGGTTTTTCAGTTTACAGACTCATTACATGTTATGTTTTTCATATTCAATATATCAACTTAAATTCCAAACATTATGGTAGCACATTTCAACAATTATGACCCTTTCAAGGAAGAGTCATATCTTAAGGCAATGGCTGAAAATCTTCCTTCTAAGGAGATAGAAGATTATTTTCTTGAAGAGGAAGCTGATAGTTATCTTTCATCACTCGAAGCTCATGAATCAATATTCTGACAACAATATACCTGAAATATGGTATTCTTAAAACTTACACAAATATGACAAGAGAAGAAGCTTATTCTCAATGCCTTGCTGCATTAGGCAAGTCCAACTTCACCTTAGTCGAACTTCCTACTGGCTATGGCAAGAGTTACATTTCCATAAGAATGACTAATCATATTATAGAAACCTCTTGCAAGAACAAGTCAGAAGTTTCCATACTTCTGCTTGTAGCCAAGACTGCTCATAAAGGTACTTGGAAGGATGAGTTGGTTAAATGGGGAGGCATCAAGGGTAATGCTCATCTTATTATTGAGTGTTATGAGTCACTTCATAAGCACACTGACGAGTATTTTGACATCATTATTATGGATGAATGTCATCACCTCAACAGTGACCTCCGACATGACCTCTTTAGCACCATCTCCTTTCATAATGTCATTGGTCTTAGTGCCACAATCCCTCAAAAGCTCAAGCAGTATTTCCTGTACAAGTATCATGCACAGACTGTATTGTGCAACATTACTGATGCCATTAAGGATGGTGTTCTTCCTGAGCCTCAGATCATTCTCTATCCTCTTGAGCTTGACAATGTTCATTCTACAGAGTTTATAGAGATTAATCCTAAGGCTAAAGGTCCTCTTCATCATGGTTCTTTCTCTAAGCTTTGGAGCTATCGTAAGATGAAAGTTCATGCCATTATTTCCTGCACCCAGCGTCAGAAGCTCAATGACATGAACTCTCAGATTCTCTTTCAAAAGAACTCTTTTATGCGTACTCATAAAGAATATACCAAGAACAAATGGCTTTTCTCATGTGGTGAACGCATTAAGTATCTTGCCAATCTCAAGAATAGTATTGTTAAAGATATACTTTCCATTCTTGCTGATGAGCGTACTCTTACTTTCTGCAAGACTATTGAGCAAGCTGAATGTCTTGGTAAGTATTGCATACATTCCAAGAATCCTTATTCTGAGTTAATATACAAGAACTTCAATGATAAGAAGATTAATCACATCACTTCTGTCAACATTCTTAATGAGAATGCCAATCTTGTAGATTGTAAATATGCCATCTTTGCTAACTATTCCTCGTCTGAGGTATGTAGTGTACAAAGATGTGGACGTGCTCTCAGACATAAATCTCCTGTCATCATCATGCCTTTCTACAAGAACACTCGTGAGGAAGAGATACTTAAGGATATGATTAAGGACTTCAATCCTGACTCTATCCATACAGTCTATTCTCTTACCGAACTTCAAAGTTTCTTAAAGAAATAGTCTTAACTTCTTTGCACTCTCAAAAGGTTTTTGTTACTTTGCCATAAATATAGTTTTAATTCAAAGTCCTTAGCTTAGAAAGGCTCAAAAAGGCTCATTAAGGCTCAAAAAATAATATTATGACAGATAACAATACCCTAAGAGAGTTCTCTTACTCTCGTCCTATCACATACAAAGGAGTCCCCTACCCTTCTGCTCCAGCTAATATACTGACAGATGGGCAGCAGACTCCTGTTAATGTATTTGCAGATGCCAATGGCAGCTATTATGTCTTAGATAACAATGGCTCAGCTAAGTCTGTTATGCCAGTCCATACTCTTGATGAGGTAGTTGTCACTCCTTCAAAGGAGAATCTTCTGTCTGCACAATTTAATGAATATCTTACACAAAGCAATGATAAGACACAGGTTCTTGATACTCCTCATAGGGAGTACAATCCTAATTTGAAAACAAAGTTTTTAGAAGGTGCTAATTATCATGCTGCTTGGGAGAAAGAACATCCTAACCTTACTGCTTGGAATCAAGCTCTTTCAGCAGTACCATTTGCAGTTGCTTCTGTTCCTCTTGTAGGAGCATTAGGTCAGGCAGCCTTGGCTACTACAGCAGGACAGACTGCAAGAGCTGGTATAGCCTCCCTTATGTCCAATCCTATTGTAGATGCTGCCAATACTGGCTTAGGTCTTGGTTTTGCAGCCAATGGTGCCTATGATGTCAGTCAAGGGAAATTTACCCCTGAGACTGCTATGGATTTAGCTGGTGGTGCAGGACTTATGTTTAAGAGTCTTACTAGATTTGATAAAGCAAGAAGAGTAGCTAATTTTGCTAAATCATCTGAGGGTACTATTTCTAATATGGATACTCCATTGAAAGGTTTAACAAAAATACCTACTAATATAAAGGCTGATGCTGCTCAAAGATATACTAACTTCATTAATAGTGAAGATTATCAACAGAGACTTCAAAAAGCAGGATTGGAAGACCATTGGGATTATATGAAGAAGCTTACTAATAGAATGGTTAATGGTAAAAATTATTTTCCAGGAAAAGTAAAAGAAATAGTAAATAATGATCCTAGAACTAATGGACTTTCATTCCCTTTTCCTCTATTGCCTAATTATGGAATTACATTAAAAGAAAACCTCTCATCTTCAAAAATTCCATTAGTATTAAATCATGAATTAGCTCACTGGGCTACTGGAAATGCTGGAGTGGATGATGTTGTAAACAAGTATCTTCCTTCATTTATATTTAGAAAAAATTCTAATAAAGTAGGAGATATTATGAGATATAATGAAAATTTAGTACCAAATATTTCTTGGCAAGAAGTAAAAAAACAAACTGATGGAATTATAAAAAAGATAGATGATTATTATTATCTGATTGATCCTCAAGAGAAAAGAGCAAGAGCATATTCTATTTATCAGCAAGCAAAAAACAATGGAATGACAACAGATGATTTTGTTGATTTCTATACAACTGATAACGGAAAAATAGCTAAATATGCTCCTGGAGAGCTTCAAGAAATAGGAAGTATACTTACAACAGAAAATCTAAAGAAGTATCTCAGAAACTTCCTATCAATAGCAGCTCCTATCGGTATAGTAGAAACTAATAAAGAATAATAATATGAGTAAAGAAGAAAATTCAAATGAAGACTATCATTATGGTCTTATACATTCTTGTATTTTTTGTGATTTCTTGTATTCCCTTTCTTTTAGGAATAGAATAGGCATGGACTCTGGAATTATTCATTATAATATAAATGATTATTCCATAGAACTAGATACTCTTTCCAATAAAGAACTTGAGGATAAATACCACTTAATTAAGAAACCTTGGTGGAACTTCATTTATGAGAAAAGCATACAAAAATGTAAAGTCTTACTACTCATTATTTATATATTATCTGCATGGATTCCTGAAAAGTCTCATATTTTAGAAAGAAAAAGTAAAAAGAAAAAAGATAATGACTTTTGGATAAGGCAATACAAAGAATATTATAGTATATATACAGCAATACAAAATGGATGTAAGAAAGAAACTATTACAAGTTATAGTGCGGAAACAATATTTTGTAATCTTCCAGTAAGTAAAAAAAGTCATCCTCAATCTATTAATAAGATATTAGATGATAGTCATAAACTTCTATATACTTATTGTATAGAAAAAGAGATTATTAAATCAAATATTACTTATGAAGATTTTTGTAATGGTAAAGGGTTCTTTAATGACCCTCATTTAATCTCAGAGATACTTAAAAGAAAATGATAGTATAAGTTTATTAGAAGAATTAAGAAGCTCTTACTCTAAAGGCTTAAATAGGTTCAGATAGGCTTAGAAAGGCTTATAAAAGCTTATCATAAAAAATATTTTCATTCAGCACAGCTCCTCCCAAGGGGTTGTGCTTTTTGCGTTTATAAAGGTTTAAACAATCATACGTTATGAAATTTACAGTAAATACAGATGTGCTCCAACATGAGCACCTTACTATAGGTGATTTCCTTGTATTACTTATAGGCTATTATGGTATCAACTACAAGGAATGTCTTGATAAGATGTTGACAAATAAACTTATCAATACTAATGTGTTCAATCCTAATGAAATTGTTCTTTCACATAACACAAAGGATTTGATAACAAGTATTATTATAGCATCTGATGATAGGATAGTAAATAGTGATATTGACTATATTTCATTGGCTCAGAAGCTGCAAGCTCTCTATCCTCAAGGCTGTAAATCTGGTACAACATATTCTTGGACTGACAAGACTTCTCTCATTGTGCAGAAGCTGTGTGCACTTGTAGTTAAATACAACTTTTCTTTTACTGAGCAGGAGGCTCTGAGAGCTACAGAAGAGTACGTAAAGTCCTTCTCTGATGATAAGAGTCACATGCAACTGCTCAAGTATTTCATTCTCAAGACTACTAAGGATGGTGACATGGAATCAATGTTCATGACAATTATTGAAAATAACAGACAACATGAAGAAAATTGAAATTGACGAGGCTAAGTGCCTCAAACTTGGTCTCACATTGCAGGAGACACTCATTGCCATTGCCATAAGCATGGGCAAGTATAAGGAGACTGTTACCAATATGCTTAATCGTGGCATTATTACATTAGACCTTTTCAAGCAGGGTTCTCCTGACATCACTTCCAAATGGAAGAGTAAAGTTGACAGTTTTCTTGCTTCTGATGAACAGCGGCTTGAAACTCTTGCTTTGAAGGTGCAGGATTGTTTTCCTAAACAGAAGCTGATGTATGCTAATGGCAGAGAGTCACCTTTTTATTTCAGATGCAACAAGACTGAAATCAAGAACAAGCTCAAGAAGTTTCTTGATATCTATGGTGAAGTGTCTGATGATGACATCATTGATGCCACTAAAAGATATGTTGACACCTATGCTCCTAAAGGCTATGTAGGCATGCGTCTTGCCAAATATTTCATTCTTAAGGACGACAAACGTCTTACTGTTGATGATGAAGTCCATGTTGAGCAGCTCTCTGACTTGGCTACTTTCCTTGAAAATAAGTCTGAGAATAAGCCTCAAGACATTGTTAATGGTGATGATTGGTTACTGAATAGCAGGAATTAGGTATGAGTACAAGTCTTATTCAACGAGTATTACAAAATGCTGAAGAACGAAGACAACGCATTCTTAGTGGTAAGGTCAATTGTATTCCTTCTCCCTTCAAGACCTTTCGTTATGACTTCCCTGGAGTTGAGTTAGGTACTTATTATCTTATTTCTGGAGGAGCCAAGGCTTCTAAGTCCAAGATTACCAATTTTCTCTTCCTCTTCAACACTGTTCTTTATGCTTATGAGCATCCTGACCTTGTAAGACTTAAGATATTCTATGCTCTTCTTGAGGAGAAGGCTGAAAACATTACTGGTAAGTTCATCTGCTATCTTCTTTACAAGTTGTCTGGAGGTAAGATTAGGATTGACATCAAGACCTTCAAGTCTGTTGATGAGAACAGAGTTTTACCTAAAGAGATTCTTGATCTTCTTAACACATTAGAGTATCAATCCATACTTCATTTCTTTGAGGAACATGTAATATGGATTCCCGATAGAAATCCTACTGGCATCTACAATGTTCTGAAGGATTATGCTGAGAAGCATGGCACTACTCATTATAAGAAGGTTAAGGGTTATGACAAGGAGATATTTGATTGGTATGAACCTGATGACCCTGATGAATATGTTCTTTGTATGATAGACCATATAAGTCTTATATCTACTGAACGCGGTATGGATTTGCGTAATTCTATTAAGAAACTATCTGAATATCTTAAGATTGTTCGCAATAAATTCAACTATGTTCCTGTAGTTGTGCAACAACAAAATTCTGAGACTCTTTCTCTTGAGGCCTTCAAAGCTAATAAGATTAGACCTACCCAAAAAGGTCTTGCTGATAGTCAGGACCCTGGCAAGGATTGTGATGTCATGTTTGGCATAACTTCTCCTTATGCTTTTGAACTTAAAGAGGATCGAAAGTACGACATTACTAAGCTTAAAGATTGTATAAGGTTTCTTGATGTTGTATTAGGTAGAGATGGTGCAAGTAATTCCTTTATTGGCTTATACTTTGATGGTGCCACTGGTTTCTATGCCCCTCTTCCTAAGTATGACAATCTTTCTGAGCTTAACAAGGTCTATCAGCTCATTCAAAGAAATCAAGAGAGTACATCTAAGTGATTCTCTTCATTCTTCATAGTACATTTTATAGCATCTTGCTTAGGCTTTTTTGTCTAAGTACATTTGCAGTCCAATAACAATTTTAATTTAAAAACAAAAAAAAATGAGTAACATCGTTTTACCTACCCAGCGTAGGAAAGCCACTGACTACAACCCTCGGTTGATGGTCTTGTTTGGCAAGCCTAAGTGTGGAAAGTCCACTCTAATGGCAAGTCTTGACAACAATCTTATCATTGACCTTGAGGATGGCTATCGTGCTCTTGATGTCATGGCTGTACAGGCAAGAAATGCCAATGACATCTTTGAAATCCGCAATCTTATTGCACAGAAGAATCATGAGAATGGTGACAAGCCTTTCTATCGCTTCATCACTATTGACAATGCTTCCCGATTGGAGGAGATGGCTGTCTTCTATGCAGCAGTCCTTTATCGTAGAACTCAGATGGGTGCTAACTTTGGCTATAAGAAAGATAAGATTGGCAACATCTTGAAGGATGCCAATGGTGACAAGATTATTGACCCTAAGGCTGATGTCCGTCAATTGCCTAATGGTGCTGGCTATCTTTATATGCGCAATGCCATTAAGGAAATGGTCAATATGTTTCGTCCTCTTTGTGACACTCTCATTCTTGTATGCCATGTCAAGGACAAGCAAATCCGAAAGAATGATGAGGAGACTACAGAGATGGCTGTAGACATTGCAGGAAAGACTGGCGACATTATCTGTGGTGAGGCTGATGCCATTGGCTATATCTCTCGTCAAGCCAACAAGACTCTTATTTCTTTTGTTGGAGGTGATAATGCCATCCGTGGTTCTCGTCCTCTACATCTTAGAGAGAAGGTCTTTCAAGTTGCCGAGTCTGATGAAAAGGGCAACATCAAGGTTGACATGAGTCCCATCTTCCTTGACACAGAAAAGTAATAAGCAATAAACATTCAAATTAATAAACAACATTTTAAAAAATCAAAAAACAATGGAAAAAAGAATTTCTTACAGTCAGTTTCAGTCAGTTAAGTGTGTAGCCAAGGCTTGTGACCCTCTCATCTCTAAGCGTTCTAAACTTAAGGAGAAGCTCGACAAGCTTGCTAAGGAGTATGAGGATTGCAACACTCAGATTCAGTCTCTTGAGGCTGGTATTGTTTCTGTCATTGGCTTTCCTGTAGACAAGCTTGTCAAGAAGGTCATTGAACCTGGTATTGATGTCAATGGCATGCCTAAGAAGACTACCAAGTATCTCCCTACTGACATTGTTTCTTATGATGAGAAGCATAAGCAGTACATCATCTCTGTTGATGATACACCTGTCACACCTACCACACCTACTGAACCTACAGCACCTAAGACTGAAAGTGTAACAGAAGATACAATGCCTGTTGACACCCCAGTATTCGAGTAATGACATTTCTAACAAACAATAAGTAAGTAACAAATATTTAAAAAATACAAGACAATTATGGAAATTAATAATAGTTATGTTTTCCTTACCATTGGTAAGACACAGGAGTCTACTGAGACTCAGGAGTTCAAGAAGTATGTTGGTGTAGGCTCTTCTTTTGTAGTGGCTGTCAATCCTACTAAGAAGCAGCTTGAGGAAATCTATGGCCATGAGTTGGCTAATGACCCTGAGTATGTTGTTGACACTGACAATGGCAAGGAAGCTCGTGTTTCATTTGTAGTCAAGACTGACCCTAACATCTGCAATGGCATTGAGATTATCAATCGTGCAATGTTTACTCTTCACAATGCTCCTGCTTACAACAAGGATGAATCTAAGGTGCAGGTCATTGACAAATATGGCAACATCACTTGGGCTGACACTAATGATGCCAAGGCTGGCAAGAAGCTTTTCTCTGCTACTGGCAAAGAGTTGAAGATTGATTCTTCTTATCGCATGGCTTGTGTTGGTGAAGCTGACCTTGTTGGTTTCCTCAAAGCTTATCTTGGTGTTGGCGATGCCTTCAACTATGTCAATGATTCTTGGGTCAAGAAAGATAATGCTGATGACTTCCTCTTTGGACTTGAGCATATCAAGGACTATTTCTCTGGTGATTTCTCTGAGATCAAGGATGCCATTGCTCTTCAGCCAAACAATAAGGTGAAGCTCCTTTATGGTGTGCGTACTACTGATGAGGGCAAGCAGTATCAGACTGTTGCTACACGTAATGGCATGGTTCTCCTCAATAGTGCTGGCTCTAAGGCTCTTGACCGTCTTGAAAAGGAACTTGCCAATGCAAAGAACAACGGTTTTTATGCTTCTACTGATTTCCGTGTGCAGCCTCTTGCAGAGTATTCTGTAGAGCCTACTGACTTCTCTACTGCTCCTGCTGCACCTACTGGTGGTCAGGGGTCTGAGACTTCTATGGGCAATGAATTGCCTTGGAATTATTAATTCTTAAAACTGCTTTATGATAATAATCTTATGGTGATAGGCAAGACTTTTCCCAGTATATCTAAAACTGAAATTTTCAGCAAGTTCAGCGAGACACAGGTTCTTTCTGCTGTATTTCCTCAAATCACGTCCATTCCATGCAGGATTTCATCTCCTCTTAGGGAAGACCTTCATCCTTCTTTCAGCATTTACATGGACAATGGAGGTCATATTAGGTATAAGGACCATGCTGATTCTTCTGTTCATGGTGGATTGCTCGACCTTCTTTGTGCTTATTGGGATTGTACATTCAATCAGACACTTGAAAAGGTTTGCAACCTCATGATTAAGAATACTGACATCACCATTAAGCCTAAGCAGATACGTACTTTTACAAGAAAGGAGGCAAGCACTCTTACTTCCATTCAAGTCAAAGTACGTCCTTGGCATGATTATGATTATGCCTATTGGGAGTCCTATGGAGTCTCTAAGCAGTGGCTTCATTATGCTGAGATTTACCCTATCTCCTATAAGATTATTATCAAGAAAAGCTCTCCCTCTGACAAGGGGAGGCAGTATATATTTCCTGCTGACAAGTATGCCTACAGCTTCATTGAGAGAAAGGAAGGCAGTGTACAGATGAAAATCTATCAACCTTATAATACTAAAGGATTCAAGTGGTCTTCTAAGATGGATGCTTCTGTCATAGGTCTTTGGACAAAGATTCCTACTTATGGTGATAAGGTTGTTATTTGCTCTTCCCTTAAGGATGCTTTATGCATATCTTGCCAGCTTCACATCCCTACTCTATGCCTTCAAGGTGAAGGCTATGACATGTCTGACACTGCCATTAATGAGTTGAAAAGACGATATAAAAAGATATTTATTTCTTTTGATACTGATAAGGCAGGTATTATTGATGGACAGAAATTGGCTCAACGCACTGGTTTTGTCAATGTTGTCCCTAATCTTGGTTCTTGTAAAGACTATAGTGATTACTATAAGTCTTTGCAGGATAAAACACAATTCAAACAATTAAAAAATCTATTCAATTAACAAAAGAAAAATTATGGAAAGAGAAATTCTTATTGCAAATACTAAAACTCAGAAGAGAAGTAAGATTACAACTAGTGCCACAACTCTTGGTGAGTTGAAGACTGATCTCCGTGCTGCTGGCATTGATTTCAGTGGCATGACTTTTACTGAAGGTATCTCTAAGACTCAGCTTCTTAGTGATGACACTCAGCTCCCGCAGAATGTAATGTATAAGGGTCAGCCTACTAACAATCTTGTCATTCTTCTCACCAATACTAAGAAGAATATTGCTTCTGGTGTTCTTAGTCGTAAGGAGGCTTATAACCTCATCAAGCAGAACTCTCTGGAGAATGCTGTTAAGATTGAGTTTGGTAGAAATTTCACTCAGGTTCCTACTCTTGACCTTATTAAATTCATTGGGGCTAATGTCAAGAAGTCTGAGGCTCCAAAGACAGAACCTACTGAGCAGCCTAAGAATGAACCTAAGGTGTCTGAACAGTCTGAACAGCTCAATCAATCTAAGGAGTCTGAGACTTTCCTCACTCCTAAAGCTACAATTCTGTCTGTTGACAGTACTCTCTTTATGCACATCAGTCTTCTTGTCAATGAAGGCATGCTCTCTGTTTCTGACTTGCAGAAGCTGGAAAGAAACATTCATAAGCTTGTCATAACTACGAGTGGTGAGCCAGAGGACACTGATAAACTTATTGCTCAAGGTCAGAGTACTGCAACCTCTGACAATCTCATTGATGATGATGACATTGATGACATCATTGATGACCTTGGTCTGTAAAACATAACTTTATATTTCCGTTTTGGTCATTGGGAGTAAGGACATCTGTCTTTGCTCCCTTTATTTTTGTTTTTAAAATAATTAGTATGCAACATTCAGCAACTCCTATCCCTAATCCTGATCATCAAGAGGTTTGTGATATATATGAGGTCTTCAAGAACTTCTTTGGTGAACAGTATGTTGATATTCAGGCTAAAGCTGACTCTTCTTATTATCTTATCTATGTTTGGTGGCCTTATGTCACTGTTACTAATGAATTTAATAAGTCTGTCTCTATTCAAGACCTCTATGCAAAGATTGAAATCGATGATAAAGGTCTCATTCCTTTTGAGTTCTCTGGCTTTCAGCTCAACAGGGCTACCTATTCTCAAGAACAGTTCCTTAGCGACTATATGCACAGTCATATAAGAGGTATTCCTAAAGATGATTTTACCCGATTTGAAAACCCTTGCCTTGGTAATGGACCTATCAGAAACACTATCAACACTCTTAAGACTGATTGTGACATTGCTGAATGGATGCTCTTCTGTCAGGAACTTTCCATGTATGTCACTGTTGAGTCTATCTCTGGAGGTCCTTGGCGCAGAATGGAGAATATAGGAAAGTCTACTATAGCTCATGATTATGTTGATTATAATTTCAATATATCTGGTTTCATATATCCTGTTTTCTTTATTGATTTTATGAAAAAGAAGTTCATACAGTATTATCTTACTCATGGACATCTTTCTCTTAGTTTCCGTAATGGTCAGTTTATTTGTGGCATGCCTTTCTATAAGTTCATCATTGATATAAGCAATGCTTTCATCAGTTATTGCAATACTGTTTTCACTACTGAATCTACTAAGCAAAAACTTGTTGACAGCAATTTGCTTAACTCTCTTGTTGTCTCTGATGGAAAGTTTTATGTTACAAGAAACAATACAAATTCACAAAACTTAAATCGCTATAAAGGTAAGTTTGTACTTGTCTTTAAAGGCAAACGCATTCTTACTACTATTACTGAATCTTCTATTAATGAGTTCTTTCCTGTCACTGTCATACATCATTGTATGGCTATGAATATACTGAAGAACATTCTCAAAGTAATTAATTATAGATATAAAAATGAACACAACAATAACAACACAGCCCAAGACTCTCCCCAAACTTGTAAAAGGACAGTCTACATATAAACTCATTGTTCCTCAAAGTGTAGAGGAAAAGATTAGGTATCTTATCCGCAAATTTCCCACTACTGAATGGTCTGGAGTTCTTTTCTTTTCTCATGAAGGTTCTTTTGAGAATAATGATTTAGTCATCACTTGTGCTGACTTTTATCCTATGGACTTAGGCACATCTGGATGGACTGAGTTCCACATGTCTGAAGAGGTTGCAGCTTATATGGCTCAGAATATTGAGCTGTTTGACTGTGACACTGGCTTGATACATTCTCATCATGCCTTAGGTGCCTTCTTCAGTGGTCAGGACAATCTTATGCTTCAGCAGGAAGGCAATGACACTAATTGCTTTGTATCTCTTGTTGTTGACACTAAAGGTACCTATGTTGCACGCATCACTCGTAAGGTACAGTCTAAATCTGAGGTCACTGTCAAGCCTCTTGGTACTTCTTATGAGTTCTTTGGCAATGGTTCCAAGACCATCAGCAATGACTCTACTGAGTTGACTAAGATTGTTGACAAGGAATATATTGAGTATTTTGACTTACAGGTTGAACGTCATGAAGTCCTTAATACTCTGTCTTATCTTGACACTCGTTTTGCAGAGATTGAACTTAAGAAGAAAGATGTTGCAAAGACTTCTGTTGTCTCTCAGCAGACTAATGGTTTCAATCTAAAGTCTGAAACTGGTGATACTCAGTTCTTTGAATGGCTTCACCCTAAGGATATAAGAAACAATACTGTTCCACAGCAGACTTCTCTTGATTTCAAGGACACTCCTAAACAGGATACTGATAAAACAGAGACTGAGTATGATTGGACTCCTGACCCTAAGAAAATTCATGAAGTAGTGGTTCACATAGTCACTCTCAATCTCATTCTCGATCCTAAGACCTTCAACTTCAAGCATTGGATTACACGTCACATGTCTAATGTTTATCAGCGCATCTTTGGTAAGCCTGCTACTGTAGACAGTCTTACCAATGCCTTCTGTGAATGGCGTGACTTCATCATACAGTTCACTCTTGACAACTATGATGAGCCTGATATTCCTTCTTATATGTATGATGAGTATGACATATTTACAAGTGTTGTTGCACAATCTATTATTGATGAACTTTCTGAATATGTTGATGATAATCCTTACATACAGCATTACATCAATACCCTTTACCAATATATTGTATAGCTTATGGAAACAAACGATATTAATAATTCAAACAATAATGAGACTACTTCTCTCAATATTACCGATAATGATGTAAATGATATTCTTGAAGAAAATGGTATCACTGAAGATGATGGTATCTTAGACCCTGAATTTGAAGAAATACTAGAAGAGAATTATTATGATGAAAATCAAGGAGAAGGAAATGATGATTTAGATATAGGACCTCTTCTTGGGGACATGGATGAAGCAGAACCTACTTTCCCTACAGAACCTACTTTCCCTACTCCACCTACCTCATCTACAGAACATACCTCTACTCCTCTTCCTCTCAATTCCCCCTCTCTCCTTGTTGATGAAGCTACTACTCGTTTCTCTGGTGCATCATGGTTTGATGAAATACAGAAGTCTCGTGTCATTATTGCTGGCATAGGAGGTATTGGTTCTAATGTGGCTTTTCAGCTTGCACGTATGGCTCCTGCTAACATCACTCTCTATGATGATGATGTTGTAGAGAGAGTCAATATGGCAGGACAGCTTTATAGCACCAATGACATTGGACGACGTAAGGTTGATGCTATAGCTTCTATGATTTCTGCCTACACATTAGCCAGGCAGGTCAATGCTGTTTCAAGTAAGTTCACTGACAGCACTGAGGCTGGTGACATCATGATTTGTGGATTTGACAACATGTTTGCACGCAAGACTTTCTACAATTCTTGGAAAAGACATATACAGACCTTGACTCCCGACAGTAGGGCTAAATGTCTCTTCCTTGATGGTAGATTGTCCATTGACACCTTACAGATTTTCTGCATTCAAGGTGATGATAAAGTTAGTATGGATAGGTATGAAACTGAGTTTCTCTTCTCTGATTTCCAGGCAGAACATACTGTATGTTCAATGAAGCAGACCACTTATCTTGCTTGTATGATTGGCTCTCTTATGGTAAATCTCTTTACCAATTTCATTGCCAATTCTCTTAATCCCATTATCCCTTATGATCTGCCTTTCTTCACTGAATATGATTCTCCAAACATGTTATTCAAAACCCAAAGCTGATGAGAGATTTAAAATATATAATCCAAAGATGCTTTGAAGGATACTTTCAAGACTCCATCTTTCCTTTTAGGGACAATGTAATTCATAATTTTCAGTATATGAATGTTCCTATATTCAAGGATGCCTTTGAGCTTCCTGTATTTATGCTTGGAAAACTGTCTAATTGCAACCTACCTGTCACATCTGATGAGGTAGATTCTTTTACAGCATGTCTTAATTATACAGGTACAGAATCTGATTTCAAGACACTGTCTTCTAAGATGCGTAATATATTGATAAATACATTTAATAGAGCACGTCTTGTAAAAATACCATTGGATACTCAAGGCGAAAACTATTATTATGGTACATGTGGAGCTATCTTCAATAAGAACCTCATGCCTGTCATGATTATGTCATGGCGGATTGAGAAGGTACAGCAGGACAATCCTGACAAATCTTTTGTGTATAAGTTCACTCAACCTATCCTAAGGGTTTCTCCGTCTGTATTCACTGTTAAGGCTGATTCTCTCACACGATACATTATCAATCAGATAATCCCCAATGCTCTTAGAAACAGGTATGATGCTCCTCATATATACAGCAATCCCCTGTTTCCTTCAACCTATGAGTCCTTCAATATCAAAGTGGATATAGGTGAGTTCCCATTTACTCTTCAAAAGGTCAATGCACCGTCTGTTTCCACAACAAATGAAGAACTTCTTAATGTAGCACTTGCTAATATTGATGAAATAGCAGAATGACAATACAACAGTATTTTGGTGATTGGTGTAAGGTCATTAACCTGAATGATGCCAATGCCATACTCAAAAGACTTGCATCTTCCAGACAGGTTATATATCCTTGTATTAAGGATATATTCAAGGCTTTTACCGTATGTTCTTTACATAATCTTAGGGTTGTCATCATTGGACAGGACCCTTCTACCTCACCCTCCCACTTTTCTCCTTACTTAGAAGTTCTTATGGAGTCTGTTATTGACTTCTCTCTTCCTCATGGAAGTGTTAACTTTGACCCGAGTTTGGAGAAGTGGGAGTCACAGGGAGTACTCATGCTTAATGCTGCACTTTCTTGTGTTGCTGGCAAGACTGGGTCTCACATTCTGTTATGGCGACCTTTCATCAGGTCTTTTCTCACCAATCTCTCATCTCATACCAATGGCATTGTCTATGTCCTTATGGGGTCTGAGGCTCAAAGCTTTGCATCTTGCATCAATGGCAGATACAATCACATCCTGAAGACCAGACATCCCTCATGGTATGTTCAAAACCATCAGCCTATGCCTTCTTCCCTATGGCATCACATCAACAGCATTCTCATAGGACAGAATGGTTATGGCATACAATGGTATGAAACAAATTAAGTAAAAAGTATCAATCAAAAATTTCAATCAAAAGCTCAGAAAGGCCTAGAAAGGCTTAGTAAGGCTTATTATTTTTTAAACAAAAAAAACAATGAAAAAGTATTTTTTAAAAAACTCTAACGAGGAACTTCAGTTTGGCGACATTATTGAAATGGATTTCACAAAAGACACAGAAGATGGTCACACTCGCCATCATCATCTTGAGTGTAAGTTTATCCCAGACCTCATTCCTTTGCTTCTTAAGCAGGAAATCATCATAGAAAAGGAGGTTGAGAGTAAGGACACCGAAACTTCAGATGCTGAGTGTTGTGAAGCAGCACAGATCATTCTCTCTACTCTTGAGACTTTTGCTCTTAAGTTTAAGCAGATGGATGCCAAGATAGCTGCTCTTAACAAGACTATCAAGAAGCTTCAGCACAACCACAATGCCAGCAAGTCTCCACGAAAATAAGAAGATTAAGAATGCCTCTCCCTTGGAGTATGATGACATCTACTTTAAGTCTCAACTTGAGAAGATGATTTATCAGACTCTTAGGGAGCAAGGCTTTCCTGTTAAGTATGAGCCTCATAAGTTTGTTCTATGGCAGGGCTTCCGTCCTACTGTCCCTTTCTATGATAAGGACAAATATACAAGAATGCTTAAGCTTGAGAGCAAGAAGATTATAGACATCACTTACACCCCCGACTTTGTATTTACATATAATGGTTTTCTTGTTATCATTGAAGCTAAAGGCATGGAGAATGATTGCTTCTATCTCAAAAAGAAGATGTTCCGCAAGTGGTTGGAAGATAATCATCCAAAGAGTATTTACTTCGAGATTTACACTAAGAAGCAGCTTCTTCAAGCCATCAACATCATCAAAGACTTGTCTCAAAAGTCCAAAGAAGCCTAATCATCAATGGCTTAGTAAGGCTCAAGAAGGCTCAGAAAGGCTTAAAAGAAAGGCATAAAAAGGCTTAGTTAGGCTCAGCAAGGCTTATTATTTAATTTTCAATCCCAATGAACATTCCTAAAGAATTAAAAGATATTTCCTGGCAAGTTCCAGAGTCTACTTACAGAGCTGACCCAGCTCTCAGTTATTCCACTCTTGCCAAGTTTGAGCGTGAAGGCTTTAACAAGCTTGACCATCTCTTTGACCATATCTCTACTCAGTCATTGTTAGAGGGTTCTATGGTTGACTGTCTTATCACTGGTTCACAAGAAGAGTTTGATAACTTGTATTATGTTGCTGACTATCCTTCTATCGGTGATAAGGAGCAGCTGGTAGCTAAAATGTTATATGAGAAGTATCATGATTCCTATGAACTATTTTCATATATCCCAAATGATGCCATTCTCTCTGTGATTAATGAGGTAGGATGGCAAAAGAATTGGAGAGATGAAACAAGAGTGAGAGTTCTATCTGAAAGAATTGCAATGTATTATAATCTTATAATACAGGCTGGCAATAAGACTGTAGTGGATAGTAACACTTATGACCATATCTTGAAGATGGTTCAAGCTCTCAAGACTTCTCCTGCCACTCAAGGTTACTTTGCTGACAATGACTCTATGTCTCCTATCAGAAGATATTATCAGCTTAAGTTCCGTGCTAAGTTTGAAGGTGTATGCTACAGATGTATGATGGACTTGGCTGTTGTTGATTATGAGGAAAAGAAGATATACCCCATTGACCTCAAGACCAGTGGCCACAAGGAATGGGATTTTCAAGATAGCTTTGAGCAATGGTCTTACATGATACAGGCAAGATTGTATTGGCGCATTCTCAAAGCCAACATGTCTAACGACCCTTACTTCAAGGACTTCACTCTTGAAGATTATCGCTTTATTGTTGTCAATAAAGAGTCTCTTACTCCTCTTGTATGGGAGTTCCCTCTCACAAGAGCCAAAGGCACTCTTGTCAATAATGAAGGCAAGGAGTTCAGAGACCCCTTTGAAATAGGTAAGGAACTGCAAGGCTATCTCAATCTTCGTCCCACTGTCCCAGTAGGCATTGATAAGGATGGCATCAACACCATCACTTGCCTAAAGCAGAAATATCCTCCTATTTCTCTCCTCCCAGTTAAGGTCTAAGTAGTCACAACCTCAATCAATGGCTTGAGAATGCTTAAAGATGCTTAAGAAGGCTCAGAAAGGCATAGTCCTAAATAGCCCTTACTTCCAATCATCAAAAACTTAGAGAGACATAGAAAGGCTTAGTAAGGCTCAGTCCTTCTCTGTCTCCAAAAGCTTCTCACCCCACCCAATTATTAATTTTTTAACTGCATAATACAATATGAAATGTTTGTAATTAAACGCAATGGCTCCAAAGAAGAGTTTTCAACAGAAAAGATTAAGTCTGCTATGCTCAAAGCATTCCAGGCTTGCCACTTCCCACTTTCTGAAAAGGATAAAAAGGATGTCTCAGTATTTCTTGATAACATTGAGAAGGAAGCACATGAGGACATATCTGTAGAAGACATTCAGAATAAGGTAGAGAAGTATCTTTGTAAGCGTTGGTTCCCTGTAGGCAAGGCTTACATGCTCTATAGAAAGAAACATACTGAAGCTCGTATTATTAAGGATAAGGTACAGTATATTCATAAGTACAATGATTCTGAATCCTCTGCTACCAATCTTTCTAATACTGATGACAATGCTAATACTATTAATAAGAATGCTGCTACTCTTGAAGGTGAGCTTTATAAAGATACCTCTCGCTTAGTACAGCGTTCTCAAATGAAGGAACTTCTTGCTGAGATTAATTCTCCATATAGAGACCAGTACATTAAGGACCTTGAGCATCACATTTTTTATCAGCATGATGAGAGTTGTCCTATATTGAAGCCTTATTGTAGTGCCTATACTCTCTACCCTCTTCTTGTTGATGGTACTGACAATATTGATGGCACCAAGAATCATGCTCCTCATCATCTTAGTTCCTTCTGTGGACAATTTCAGAATCTCGTATTCCTATTGTCTGCACAAAAGAAGGGTGCTGGAGCTTATGGTGAGTTCTTCAATTTCTTTTCCTATTTCTGTGAGAAAGAATGGGGTAAGGAATATTATAAGAAGGAAGATGTCATTATTACCAATGAACATTGTCTTGAGCAGAAAACTATTGGTCAGACCATTGATCAATTCTTTCAGTCTATCACTCATTATATCAATCAACCTGCTGGCAATCGTGGCTATCAATCACCATTCACTAACTTTAATGTCTTTGACAGCTACTATTGGCATGCTATGTTTGATGATTTCTATTTCCCCGATGGTTCTAAGCCTAATTGGGATGCTGTCAATTGGTTACAGAAGAGATATATTAGGTGGCTCAATAAAGAACGCACTGAAACTATACTTACATTTCCTGTAGTTACAGTCTGCTGTCTTACTAATGACAATGATGCTCTTGACAAGGAGTATAAGGATTTCATTACTACTCAATGGGCTGAAGGTGATTCTTTATTTGCCTATCTTTCCAAGAATGCTGATAGTATCTCTTCTTGCTGTAGATTGCGCAATGAAGTTACTGACAACACATTCTCTTCTACCACTGGTCTTACTGGTGTGCAAACTGGATCTTGCAATGTCATGACTCTTAATCTCAATAGAATTATTCAAGACTGTAATAGAAGCTATGGTATAAAACAACATGGTGGATGGAGAGAAAACACTTCTTTCATAAAAGATTATCTTGAAAATATTCTTCTCAGAGTCTACGACTATCAGCGTGCCTATAAGACTGGTCTTTACAAGATGGATGCTCATGGTATGTTCCCTCAGACCAAAGCTGGCTATATAAACTTTGATAGACTCTATTGTACTATTGGTGTCAATGGTCTTAATGAAGCTGCAAGATTCCTTGGACTTACTATTAGTAACAATAAGGAGTATCTTGACTTTGCATCATGGGTTCTTAATGTCATTAAGCAGTACAACAGGCAGCACTCTTCTAAGAAGTTCATGTTCAATTTGGAGTTAGTTCCTGCTGAGAGCCTTGGTGTGAAGAATTACAATTGGGACAAGCAAGATGGCTATTGGGTCCCCTCTGATAAGAATCTATATAACTCCTACATCTATGATGCTCATGACAACACTTCTATTCTTGACAAGATTGCCATGCAGGGTGGTCAGATTGCTCAATCCATTGATGGTGGACAGGCTTCCCATCTTAATCTTGAAGACAATCTTTCTAAAGAACAATACACCAAACTTCTTGAATATGCAATCAAGGTAGGTAACAATTACATCACCTTCAATGTCCCTCAGACTCAGTGTGATGATTGTAAGTTTATTGCCAAGCATCCTTTCCATGTTTGTCCTAAGTGTGGTAGTCATAATACTACTCTATGGACTCGTGTTATAGGTTATCTAAAGCCCATGAAGTCATGGTCTGAAAGTCGTCAGCAAGAAGGTAGTCATCGTATGTTTGCTAAAAAGAATGAAGTATGCTAAAGTATATTTATTGTAAAGAAGTATTCAGTGAAGTGCCAGGGGAAATATCCCTTGGCATCTCTATCTCAGGTTGTACTATTCATTGTCAAGGATGTCATTCCAGAGAGTTGTGGGAAGACAAAGGTACTCCTCTTACTATTAAGGAACTTCAGTCTCTCCTTGACAAGCACCAAGGCATTACATGTATCTGTCTTCTTGGTGGTGAGCATGACATTGATTCTCTTATTGAATTGTTCATGTATGCTCATCAAAGAGTAAAGACTGCATGGTATTGTGGTCTTGATATGATTCCTAAAAACAAGATAGGTATTCTAAAGTATCTTGATTTTGTCAAAATTGGTCATTATGATCAGGAACTTGGAGGTCTTGGTAGTCCTCTCACCAATCAACAGTTTTATAAAGTAGAATCCATCTCAGATAATGATTCCCCTAAATTAACTAATATCACAAGCCTATTCTTACAGCATTAATCAGTCCTTTCTACCCAATGGCTTAGAAAGACTCAAAGAGGCCTAGTTAGGCTTATTAAAAGCCCCAAAGGCTTAAAGATGTTCAGTAAGGCTTAGTAAGGCTTAAAAGAATGCTTAAAGAGGCTTAAAAAAGGCTTAGTAAGGCTTAATTAATAACAATAAACAAACAAAATATGAAAATCAAAATAAAAGAAATTACCCCAGGCTGTATGCCTGAAATCCTCAAAGTTGGTGATTGCATTGACCTCATGACTTCTGAGGAATATATTCTCAAAGGTCCCAGTATCAAGAAGTATAGCAAGTACAAAGGTAACAACAAAGTTATAGAAAGAGTAGGTGAAGTATCATTTCAGTATGCTCTCCTCGACCTTGGTGTTGTCATTGAGCTTCCTAAAGGCTTTGAGGCTAAAGCCTACCCTCGCAGTTCTACATTCAAAAAGTGGGGTATTCTCTTGGCAAACTCAGTAGGTATCATTGATAATAGTTACTGTGGTCCTAATGATGTTTGGAAGTTTCCTGCCCTTGCCACTCGCAGTGTTACCATTCCTAAAGGCACTCCTATTGCTCAGTTTCAAATTCAGCTTTCACAGAAAGCCACTATTTGGCAGAAACTTCGTTGGCTATTCTCTCCAAAGATTGAACTTGTCAAGGTAGACGAACTCCACAATGAAGACAGAGGTGGCTTAGGCACTGGCTCTGACAAATACCGAACAAAATAAGAAAAAAATAAATAAAAGAAAAACAAATAATAATTAAAGTCTCTTTACCCTAAAGGCTTAGAAATGCCTAAATAGGCTCAGCAAGGCTCAGTAAGACTTAGTAAGCTAAGGCTTAAAGATGCCTAGAAAGGCTCAAAGAGGCTCATCACTCATCAATCAAAAAATCATCACTATGCTCAAAAAAATAATCAACAAATTCCTTGATATTCATCCTAATGCCATGTCTTTCAAGAACAGTATTGACTTGGCAGAACTTCCTGTAGTCACATTCTACCAAGGCAGCAAGAAAATCAATTTCCTCCTTGACACTGGCTCTAATAATTGTATCATTGACAGCTCTTATCTCAAGAATCTTAATCACAGAATAGTGCGTGATGTTGAGAATACTGTTACTGGCATTGAAGGCAATGGTCAGAAGGCTGAAGGTGTATGCACCTTTGCCATGTCTTACAAAGACAAGATTTATGAGTATGCCTTTGTCATTCAGGATATGTCTGGGGTATTCAATTCTATCAAAAAGGAGACTGGTGTCACCATTCATGGCATACTTGGCTCTAAGTTCTTTAATGACTACAAGTATGTCCTTGATTTCAAGGAACTGATAGCTTATAGTAAAGAATGATTTATTTTGTATCTAATCAAAAAACTCTATTTGAAAGTAATAGCTTTCAACCTATGTCTGTAAAGGAATCTGTAGCTCTTATCAAGTCCTGGAAAATCTTTCAGTTTGATACTGAGGGTACAGGACTTGATTGTCATATTGCAAAAGTTCTTCTTATGCAGTTTGGTAGTATGGACAAAACTACACAAGTTGTAGTTGACTGTACTACAATAGATCCTCTTCTTTATAAAGATGTCATTGAACAGGGCTTTCTTGTTGGACAAAATCTTAAGTATGATGCCAAGATGCTTATGGCTTTAGGTATCTTTATTCGTAGATGTTATGACACTATGATTGCTGAAATGCTTAGATACTTTGGCTTCCCAAGAATTCCTGTTTCTCCAGAGGAATACGAGGAACAAAAATATGACTTTCCTTATCATATCAAGACTTCTAAAGCCAAAAAGAATTGTCCAAGCCGAACTTATTATGAACTTAGTTTTGCTCTTGATGCCATTGGCTATAAGTATCTTGGTGTTAATATTGATAAGTCTGTCCGTGGTAAGATTAAGTATGTAGGTATTACTGAGGAAGTTATTATATATGGTGCTAATGATGTCATTCATCTTGCAGACATCATGAATGCACAGGTAGCTTACTTCAAGTCCATAAATGCCATGCCTGCCTTAAAGATTGAGTGCAGTGCTGTTCTTCCTATTGCTTATTTTGAGTATTGTGGTGTGATGATTAATGAAGATAAGTGGCTCAGTATTTACAAACGTAATTGCAGTGATTTGCAAAAAGTCAAGGATAGTCTTAATGCTTTTGTTGTTAATCTCGGCAATAAGGATTTCATCAGAAACACTATTCAACTTGACCTCTTTGAAGATGTTGATACCTCTGACAAGTCTAAGTGCAATATCAATTGGAACAGTACTGATGATGTGGTTCCTCTCTTGAAATTCCTGGGCTACAACACTAAGGGTTGGAATAAAGAGAAGAAGGAGGAGACTGAAAGCAAAGGTGCTGATTTGGTTAAGAAGCAAAAGCATGTCAATCCTGAGTTCTCTGCCTTATATCTTGAACTTTCACGCCTTGAGAAGCTTTGTTCTACCTATGGTCCACAATATATCAATGCCATTAATCCTAAGACCAAAAGGATTCATACTGAGTTCCGTCAACTTGATACTGTCACTGGCAGACTTTCTTGTGGTTCACAAAAGCAGAATGAGGATTTGGCTTCTCTCAAAGGTCTTCCTTTACAGCCAAGAAAGAGTCATCCTGAAGAGGTTTGTGCTTATCCTCAAATTCAGAATCTTCCTAACACTGATGAAGTCCGTTCTTGCTTTATAGCAGAAGAAGGCAATGACTTTATCTCTATAGACTATAACAGTGAGGAGTCAAGACTTCTTGCAAGTCTGTCTGGAGACAAAGGTATGCTTGAAGTTTTTGAGAAGGGTTATGACATGCACAGCTATGTAGCATGGCTTATCTATCCTGACAAGATTCCTCGTGATGTTGATATCAGAAGTATTAAGGAGAAGTATCATTCTCTTAGACAATCTGCTAAAGGTCCTGAGTTCACTTTTGCTTTCCTTGGTAACTGGGCTACTCTTGTAGGCAACTATGGTATGCCTAAAGAAGAGGCTATGCAGATTGAAGAAAACTACAAAAAGGGTTTTGCTGGTGCTACAAAATATCAAGAACAATGTAAGAAGTATACTGAGTCCACTGGCATAATCAGAGTATGTCGTGAAACTGGGCATATTTCTCGTTGGTGGGATTGGCAGAAGTGGATTAAAAGACAACGCTCTACTGAATTTTGGGATGAATACAGAGAAAGAAAAGCTGCTGGATTGCCAAGAACTGAAGAAGCCAATGAGCACTTTGCTGCAAGAAACAAGTATGACAAGAACAGTGTCAATAGCACTACTCAAGGTCTTGGTGCTGTTATCTTTAAGGAGTTTACTTATGCTCTTTACATTTGGATTCTTGACAAGGGTTATCAGAATAAGGTTAAGTTCTGTGTTCCTGTGCATGATGAAATTTGTGAAGAATGTCCAAAGGAACTCACTTCTGAGGTTGTTGCTGCTACTAAACATTTCATGGAAACTGTTGGAGCAAAGTATTGTCACAGACTTCCTCTTCCTGCTGAAGAAGAGGTTGGTTCATTTTGGAAACATTAATTTATTATGGTTATAACAGACGACGATTTAATTACTATCTGGAGATACTTCCAGTATTGTTGCCTACCTTCCATCACTATGGCAAGGTATGCTTATTTGGATTATATTGATGACATAAAGGCTGAAAAGTCTTTCTATCGTCATCTTAACAAGCAGTCCATTAACAGGATTGGTAAACAGCTGGAAGCTCTTCCAGATAGTCTTATGGCTGTCAGCAGTCAGAACATTAGGTATATGAATATTCTCTCTGACAATATTGAAGAACAGTTTGAAAAGGAAGAGGAAGAACTTCATCGTGCTTTCTATATCTCTTTTAGGAATGCCAAGATGCAGCATCTTGATTGTCTTGCTGCTTTGCATTACATTTCCACCATGCTTCAGATTGCTTCTGTCACATTCTCTCAATGTTGTCATGACATGAAACAGACTCTTCATAAAGACCCTACTGTTCTTTTCTCTACTTATGACCTTCATTCTCTCTCTGAGAAGTGGTCTGAGGTTGTTGACAAGGCTACTGAATGTTTTGGTTATAACAAGAATGATAAGAAGACTCCTTCTGTTGATCTTAACAACTTAAGATGTATAAAGGCTGTAGATGCTATTAGAGCAAAACTTGCTGACATTGAAACCTTACGTACTGCTATGCGTAAGTCCTATCCTTGGAGTATCAATTACAAAGAAGGGGTTCCTTATGAGCATTCTGCTGACTGGCTAATAGTCAACACCAACTAAGACTCTAAATAATAATCTCTTCCAATCAAAGGCTCAGAAAGACTCATTAAAGCTTAGTTAGGCTATCTCCAATCTCCTTTTCTTCAAGGGCTTAGTAGGGCTTAGAAAGGCACAGTTAGGCTCATTTCACAGTCTTTCTCCTTTTCTTCAAAGGCTTAGTTAGGCTCATAGAGGCTCAGCAAGGCCCATCATCATTACCATTTCTCTCACAAAAAAAATCACAAAACAATGAAACAAGAAATACAGAAAATAAAGGATTTAGTTAACAAAATCTCTGCTGTTGTCATAAAACCCAATAGAGACACCTTTGCCATTAATACTTATATATGTATAAAGTCTATTTCACCAGAAGTAAAGCAGTTACAGGATGAAGTCTCTAATCTTGAGAAACTTTACAATAGCATTAATCCCCAAGAGTCCACTTCTGAACAAAATGACTCTCCTTCAAAGGACAATGTTAATCATCCCTCTCACTATCAAGGCTCTAAGTATGAGTGTATTGATGTAATGCTTGATGTCTTTGGCAAAGAAAAAGTATCTGCCTTCTGTGAGCTTAATGCCTTCAAATATCAATGGAGGGCAAATAGTAAAGGTACTGATATTCAAGATAAGAAAAAAGCCATTTGGTATAATCAAAAATATATTGAACTTAACAAGAAAAAATCATGAAGTACATATTAATTGAATTTCCAGAAATCCAAGAGTATATGGAATTAGAAGATTTTGAAGAACATAGTTCTTTAGCTGACTGTGAGAAATTTGGACCTTCTGCTTATTTTGTAGAAGAAGAATGGTTAGATAAATGTAATAAACAAAAACAATGAGTTTAGACTTATATATAAAAAGTAATACTCCTGTACTTCATAGAGGTACAGGAGTCTATATTAGGGACAATGGTGAGACTAAAGAACTTACTACCAAGCAGGAAGTATTAACTCATTTTCCTGATATTAATCCTGATGATATTAAGGAGAGTACTTATGAAAGTGACACTTATTTTCACTTAAATCTTACTCATAATCTTACAGAAATGGCTATTAAATGTAAGATTATAAGTATATGTACTCCTAAAACACAAGATATATTTGCGACTCTATATGATTTTCTATGGCATCCAAAAGATAATCTTGGAATATCCATACCTAATATGGATTACTTAGAAGATGTTATGGAGTGTTACAGAAAATTGTTAGAAAAAAAGGATTTCTTCAAGCAATTCAATCCTTCTAATGGTTGGGGTACCTATGAGCAATTACTTAGAAGAACTAAGGAATATATAAATGCTCTTATATCTATCTCCGACAATTTTGATAACTACACTATTTATGCTGATGTTTAATATTTATTATTATGAAAGATAACTATCCCCTTCTTTCTCAGTCTGAGGAACGTATGGCTCCTTGGAATCAGAAAGACCCTGAACCTACTCAAGTAGACTGTTGTGTTTCTTATTGTCTCAGCAAGTCTATGCCTGTCACAATAAGTAATTATGACCTTATTGACGATGAGCCAAACTTCGATAATACCAATTTTATTGAAGAATTTGAAAATGATAACAATACCTTTGGCATTCTCTCTCTACTCACTGAATTACAACATCTTTCACAAGAGAAAATCAATCACTTGGAAGATGAGCTTTCCATAACTCCCACTCCTACAGCCAAAGCTATAGTCCAAAAAGAATTGACTCACTACAAAAACATTTCCAAAGCCACTAAAGATTGGATCATCGATGACTTAGATGTCATCAAAGAAATCTAAAAGCCTCACTAAAAGCTCAAAAAGGCTTATTTAGGCTCAGTTAGGCTTAGTCAAATAACCACTTTTAAAATCCACAACTATGACATTCATAATACATTTCAAAGACAAGCCCAGAAAAACTTACAGCAATCATTATGATGAAAATGATGAACATGAAAGAGATGCTGCATGGGATGATGTTTATGCAACATTCCCTGATGCTGATTATATAGAAGCTTTTTAATATGACTCTAAATGAATATTTATTATTAAGGTTTAATAGAAGTAATCATCCTAAGTATAGAAAGTATGCAACAGAGTGGATTAATAATCTTACTACAGAGCAGCTATCTTATTTCAGAAAGGAAATGCTTAAATCATTGTTAATATGAAAAAATCTATTTTAGTAGTCATAGTATATATCATAATATTTGCTATGGAAATATTAGTGTACTATATATCTAAAGACAGTGCTATTTACTTCTATGGTCTTATAACACTAATTGCATTTATATTTACTTTTGGTAGTGTTTTATTTGAAAAGCAATGAAAAACAAACAAGCTAAAATTAAAGAAATAAAAATAGATGATAGAACCTATGAAGTTATAGATGGTTTTACAACTCTTAAAAGTATAAATAAAAATGGAACAACTAGTAGTAATTGATAATAATAAAATCTACATTTACAATGCAGATAACCATCCTATATTTAATGAAGATGTTATTACAGAAGATATTGTTGAATCTTTAGGTCATAATTATAACGATGTAGTTATAGCATGGGGTGAAGATTTTACTATAAAAAAGAGTAAATATGAACAAAGAAAAGTACAACATTATATACAAATTTTTTGCTAAACCTGTCTATAATATGGCAATGACTTATGAAAACAGTTGCCTTACTATAGAATCAGGAGTGGTTAATCCTAAGGTAGTAAAGTGTTTTAACGAGTTAAAGAAAGCATTAGAAGAACAATTAAAAAGTTATAAGTAATGGAAGTAACAGTAATACAAGAAACTCCTTGGAGCAGAGCATTAGATGCTGCAAGAAGAACTATTGGTAAAGAACCTTTGCATAAAGAACCAAGTGATAATTGGAAGGCAAAAGTTCTTCTTGCAGAGCATAGTCCTATCAAACTTGTTGAATATTGTATTCATTTTAAAAATCTTAGACAGTGGGTTGGAGTTCATTTGTTAAGACATGAACATATACTGCCTTTTATTCATTCTCAAAGAGAAGATAGAAGAAATCTTAATTGTAGTAGGGATGAACTTCCACAAGGTTCTGAGAATGATCAAGATTTTGTTGTCAATGCTCAGACTCTGATTAACATCAGCAGAAAGAGACTCTGTAAATGTGCATCTAAAGAAACACAAGAAGCATGGAAAGCTGTCAAGTCTGAGATTGCTAAACAAGATATTGTCATGGCTGATAAGATGGTTCCTAATTGCGTATATAGTGGCTTTTGTAGAGAACTTAATTGTTGTGGATATGTTAATACTGAAGCATATCAGAAAGAGTTAGAAACATATAGAAAAAAGAATTATGACGATTAATAATCATTAGTATAAAATAGTCTTACTTATTTCTTCTAACCTTATCACTTAACTCCCTCAATCACATAATTAATTTCTTTATCTTTGCCATTAATTTTTAATAGTAAAACATAACATTTATGGGATGTGTAAATAAAAGTAGTAAAGAGTTCAAGGATATTGCAGCACGTAACAATCTTGCTGACAATACCCTTGAGCTTATCACTCACAAGTATTGGTTAGAGACTGGCAATGAAACTCTCTTTCCTACAGATGTATATATCCAAGCTCAACTTGGCAATTCTCATTATCAAGAGTCTGGTAAGTCTGTAAGAGAACTATGGGGAAAAATGTACAACACTCCACAAGAGTTCAAGTCTCTTAGTCAACTTCAAGCTGCAAGAAAGGAAGCCTCAAGATTCTTTCCTCAATCTGCTATTGTTCATTACAGAAATGCCAAGGGTAATTATGTGCTTTCTGTCAAAAGACCTGTAGAGCAAGCTAACTATGATAAAGATGATTTCTTTGATGAGTTTGACAACATTGGTTCTATGAGGGATGTCAAGAAACTTAATCTTGGTATTAGAGAGAATCAAACCTATACCATTTCTAAGGTTCAAGAGCTGTACAACAGGTTCAATGATGATAGAACTTCTAAGGACTTAGCTGATAAAGTTTTTAGTATTGCTAAGGACTTAGGTATTGAAGTTTCGTTTAATGAAACTCTTCCTTTTGGGACTATGGGTAGATACACCAATAGCAATACTATCACCTATAAGAAATCTTTCCTTGAAAGGGATATAATGACAAACAAAAAGGCTTCTATCATTCTTCATGAAGTACTTCATTCTATCTCTATGTATGCTCTTTCCAATCAAACTAAGAATTGGAAGAGACCTGAAGCTTTGCAAGAATTCCGTACAGAGATTAACTCTCTTTATCAAGACCTCAAGAATAATCCTTTCCTTAAAGGTGAAAGAGGTGTTGTTGATGTCTTTGAGTTTGTTGCAGAACTTGCTAACCCTGTCTTCAGAGGTAAAATTCAAGAAATTGATAAACAAAGTAAAGCTAACAAATCTTTCTGGTCAAGGATTCTTGATGCCTTTAAATCTCTCTTAGGTATCCATACCTCCGACACTTACTATCAGCGTTCAATGAATGCTCTTGACAAGGCTCTTAATGCCTTTGACATTAATACCTATATGCGTTATAATGGTATCAAGAGCCAATTCAGAAAAGAAGTAGTCAATAATACAATAAATCAGACAAATCAGCGTTTTGAAAATAAAAAACTTGTGAAATATGATAAAGCAATTAAATCAGCAGGAAGACTTTTCTTACAGATCTACAGAAGCCTTCAAGAAGGAGAACAAAAGTATCGTAGAGAAAATGAAGGAAAGACAAATGAAGGCAAGAGCCTACGAGAAAGAGGCTATGAAGAAGCTGCAAAACAGCAACGTCAACTCTTAGATTGGGCAGAGAGAAATCATCAGCTCATATATGAGCCTAATGATTATTATGATGATGTTTTCAATGACCAAAATTTGCATGGTACAGAGTCAAAAGTATGGGTAGACCAAAAGAAAGGAGTTGTTATAAAAAATGTCTTTCCTAACCATTATCAAAATATAAAGGCTCTTCTAGATAGAATTGCTATACATAATATAGCATTTCCATCAACAGCCATGACTCTTAAAAAGATTGGCACATCAGACAAAGGTGTTAGTCTTATTATTGAGCAACCTTTGATTGAAGATAGTGATAACATTCCTACTCTTCAAGAAATTCAGAATTATATGACTAATACTCTTGGATTCACATTGTCCAAGGGCAAAGGCATTAATGCTGAATATACCAAGGATGGTTATCTTGTTACTGACATTCGTCCAGAGAATGTCATTAAACAACCTAATGGTTCCTTGGCTGTAATAGACTGTTTTGCCAAATTTGAGGATGAGTCTATAGCAAATAATATTATGGGTGATGTTAAGAATCAAGCACAAAGATTCATTGATTCTATGTCTCCTTCTCAACTAAAGGATGAAACAGACCTTATTAAGCAGGAGTCTGCTGACTATGACCTTATTAATGGTATTGAACCTAAGCAGGAACATAGTGGTAAGCCTATACCTCAAGACTTCACATTTGCTGATGGCACTAAGGTCAAGGCTCCTTTTAAACCTAATGCACAGCAAATAGATGCTCTTAATGAGATGGATAGATTCATGAAGTCTAATGAAACTTCTATGACTCTCTCTGGCTATGCTGGCACTGGTAAGACTTCTCTTATGGAGATTATTGCTGAGAAAGGTAGAAAACAGCATCGTCCTGTAGTCTTCTGTGCTTCTACCAATAAGGCTGCTGCTGTTCTTAATGAACGTGTTTCTAAGGCTGGTTTCAAGGCTGCTACTCTTAACAAGGTATTTGGCATTAGTGTTGAGATTGATTCTAACAGCAATACCTACAATGCACGCAATTTAGTGAATGTCTTGAAGGATGCTGATATTACTCCAGGCACTACTGTTATTATTGATGAAGCATCAATGATTAATGAAGAGAATTATGATATTCTCAATAACATTGCCAAACAGAATAGTCTTAAGATTATTTATGTTGGAGACTCTGCACAGCTTGCTCCTGTTAATGAGAATAAAATATCTAAGGTCTTCCGCAATGGTGAGGGTAAGGTTATTACTCTTACTCAAGTAGAACGTACTGATGATAATGCTATTCTCAAGGAAGCTACTGAACTTCGTAATGGTAATCATCTCTCTGGTATTTCATCTTTCAATAACAAGGGTGAAGGTGTTGCATATATCTCCCCTAACCATCAAGATGAAATCAATAATGTTGTTGCTCATTATGTCAAAGGTCTGAAGCATAATCCTAACTACTTTAGGATTCTTGCCTATACTAATAAGGCTGTATCTGCTTATAACAATCAAGTCAGAGAACTTCTTGGTTACACCTCCCCTACTCCTAATGTAGGTGAACCTATGACTGGCTATACCAACTGGGGTTATAATTGGAAAACAAAGTCTTATCGTTTCATCAATTCTGAATCTTACAAGGTGTCTAAGGTAGGCAAAGCTCATAAAATAGCAACAAGCCTCAATGATGGTACAGCTGTTACTATGGAAGCTATTCCTCTCACTCTTGAAGATCCTGTTGGTAATGTAGATACCTTTGACTTTATTGACATCAAGAGCAAACCTTCTAATCTTCAGGCTGCTATACAGCTTGCTAATGAGAAGAAGATGCTTTGGGCTAAAGCCAAACATGCTGTTGGTAGAGATGCTAAGGCTAAAATCTATCAAAGAATCAACTTCATTGATAACTTCCTCTTTGTCAATGACAATATTGAGGATAGCAATCATAATCTTCTTCAAGCTAAGACCATTGACTTTGGTTATGCCATGACTGTACATAAGTCTCAAGGCTCTACCTTTACCAATGTTCTTATGGATGATGTTGATATATCAAGAGCTGGTCTTAATAGTAACAATGCTATGGAGGTTGTTGACCTTGGTGAAGTAGATAATAATGTAGCTTCAAGTGCTAATTTCACAGGAGATGCAGAAGATGTTGATTTGGGATTTTCAAACGATTTCTCTACAACACCTACTGAACCTACTGAACATACAGCACCTACCCAAACTATCAATCTCAAGCAGCAGCTTGAATATGTAGGTGTATCAAGAGCTACTGATACTGTTACTATTGTTAGTAATAATGTTAAGAAGGAAGGTTCTCCTCTTCATCCTACTAAAGAAGTAAAAGAAGATAAAGTAAACTCAAATACCACTCATTTGAATATTACTCCTGCTAATAGCATAGACAAAAAAGCTACTATAAAAGGAGCTATGGCAAATAAGTTTATTGGATTTGCAGATGGTATCTTTAACAGCTCTACTGGAAAATATGCTCAACAAGCAGGAGATAAAGCTAATACTGGAAACTATACCTCTGATGATGTAGTCTTTGTAAGCATTCCTGGTAAAAGGGGAAATAAAGATGTTAGACATCAACAGCAGGATAGAACTATTGCTGAAGCATTAAAAGCATTAAAGGCTGGAGCAACATTGCTTACTGACAATAAGGCTTATACAGAAAATAGTACTTATAATGAAGGTGAAAAGAGATTAGCTAAAGCATTGAATGATGCTAGAGCTATCTATTCTGAGATTCAAAAAGACAATCAAACTATTGGTGTTTGGACAATAAACACTAATAATTCTCGTTCTAACAATAAAATAGAAAACAATGAAAGCAACAATACAAGAAATGCAGAAACTGTTGCAGAAAAACAACAAACAAGCAATGGAGAATTACTTGCTGAGTCACAAGCCAGAATCCAGAGAGGAGATGGAAACCTACGAGAAACTCAGGAACAAGGAGTTCTCTCTCAGGAAGATGTCAACAAGTCTTTAGATATAGATAGTCCTACATCCCCTACTGCCCCTACTACCCCTACTAAGGAAGAGCCTTCAACTGTTTCTCTTCCAAGTTATGAATACTTTAATGACCTCTATGAGGACACACCAGTAGATGCAGCTTGGAAGATTCCATATCTCAAGGAACTTGATGCTCAAATCTCTGGTGAAAAATCCATAGAGGATAATAAAAACATTATCAATCGCATGGACAACATTTTACAGGCAACAAGTGAGAAAGAGTATCTTCAAGAGTTAAAAAACTCTGAAAAGAAGCAAGTTGATAAAACTCTTGATGAATATGACAAACTCAATCGTCAGATTGACAATCTTCTTGGCAATCAAGACTTGGAGTCTGATGGTGAGATTTATCATCTTGATGAACTTGGTGTAGCTCATCTTTCTGCATCTGAGATTCGTCATACTGCTGAACTTGTAGCAAATGAAATCTCTGACTCTATCTCTCAGCTTCAAAAGGAAGATGGTCTTGCTGAAAAGCTGTTCCCTACTCTCAAGACTAAACTTGACTTTAAATCTGCATCAAGAAAACAGATTGTTGAGACTGTTGGCATTAATCGTCTTATTGATAAAGTTAAGTCTATATTTGATACTGAGGCTAACTGGGATTCATATCAGAATGCTGAGGATGGTGGTCTTCAAGCTGACCTCATCTTTGCTAACTGGGATGCTATCATGTATCTTACTGCTGATGTCTTTGCCATGAATGAGGGCTTTGGTATCATCAAGGACTTCTCTAATGGCAACTTCACTACTACTAAGAATTCCAATATTGACTATGACAACTTCAATGATTACTCTAATGATCAAGATGTTGTTGCTGAAGAAGGTGGTAAGGATGAGCAGGAGCATTGGCAAATAGAAAATCGCACTATTGATGTCCTTAACTCTATGTCTGCTCTTGTCAGACAAGGTATTCATGAGTGTTATCGTCTTAATGCAGATAGTAGCAAGGTCATGAGTAAGTGGGGTATTGCAGAGCGTGTTAATCCTCGTGAAGCTGTTAATAGTATTCTTCGTTGGACTCAAGGCTCTCTGTCTCTTAATGATATGATTAAGAAGCTCTCTAATAAGCAACCTCAGAACCCTTGGCTCTCTCAGCTTATTCAGAGATTGTCTGACCAGAGTGGTAGTGAGACTGATTTCCAAAGCCAGTTCTATGGAGTATTCTCTAAGCATTTTCAGCTTTACTCTGTTGTTCTTCTTGAAGATGGTAAGTATCATTGCATAACTGTCAACAGTCATCCTGCCCTTACTGATGTGATGAACACTATCACTTCTCAGTTCAAGATTGGAGAGCATCCTCTTTTTGGCACTAATGGTAAGGTTAACACTAAGTTGCTTGGCTCTGCTGATTTTATTAGCAATGACTTCACTCTTCATAAAGCATTGTCTGAACTTCAGGATATAGACAAGTCTCTCAAATATGGTAAGACTCTTGATAATGAAATGTCTAAGGTTGCATCTGATAATATCATGGCTGTTTGTAGAGCCTTTGGTTATAATATCACTGAAGACATGCTTTCTGGTGTTATCAATGCTGAGAGCATTAATAAGGTAACTTCTGCTCTCAACTTCATTGTCAAAGACCTTGATAGTGTTGTCTCTGCTCAGCATAAGGGTGAAATGAAGGATTATAATCCTTTTGCTTTTGGCACTAAATTTGGTATTAATGGTAGTCTCCGCAACTTCCTCTCTCCTATCACTGATAAGCTTGAGGATACTGCTGTTAATGCTTTCTATGATAGTGGCAAGATGTATCAGTCTTATGTAACTCCTTCATTCATGACTAAGCTCTTTAACAAGTTCCGTCAGGAAGGTCAGGCTTTTGAGGATTTCATTCTTAATGAGTATGGTTCTTCTGAATGGTTCAAGTTTGGTGCTGGTGATGATGATATTACCAAGGGTTGGCGTAATGAGTGGCTTAGACTTCTTGCAAGAGATGAGAATGCTCGTAAGGTGTTTGACCATAAGGTTGAGCTTAATTTCAATAAGCATAACTATATGCGCAACATGAGTGATGCTGAGTATACTCTTTCTCTCATTACTGAGTACTTCTCTGAGAGTGCAAAGGTTGAAGACCAAGTTCCTGCTTGGTTCAGAGTGCCTATGCAGTCTAACAAGCCTTCTTCTGAGTTCATCAAGTTCTACTCTTATAGAGGTGATGGTTATAAGAATACTATTGTTAATGGTCTTCATGATATGTTCCTACAAGAGATTAGTAGAATACAGACTGTTCTTAGAAGAAACATGTCTAAGAATGACTCTGGATTTATCAAGAACTTTGATACTAATGGTCGCAAGTTCTGTTTCCTTCCTGTATTCAATAGCTATCTTGAAGAGGGTGATGTGTCTAAGAGAGATGTTCTCCGTAATGAAGATGGCTCTGTATCTTCTGACAATAATAGATTTACTTCTCTTCTTCAGAAAAAGGTCAATGGTGAGACTAATCTTACTCCTGATGAAGAGGTTGAACTTGGTAAGCTTGCTGAAAGGATTATCCGTCAGTTTATGGAGAACAGAGTACAGTCTATCCTTGACACATGGGAAAGCAATGGTATTCTTGAGGCTGCAAAGAACATCAAGGACATATATCCTTCTGAATTTGATAACTCTTCAAACATAAAGAATGAGGAGAGAGAAGATGTTATCAATGATTGGGTTAGAAAGCAAGTGGAGAACTATCTTTGGAATGATACTTTTGCATCTAAGAATATTCTTCAGTTAACTCTCTCTGACATTGCTTTCTATAAGGATACTGAGGATTTGCAGAAACGTCTTGCTCAGCTTCATGCTCCTGGTGTCAGAGGTAATATTAACGCTATTGATTACAATGGTAATAGAGTGTCTGATGGTAAGTACAGAACTTTCATCTTGAAGGACTTTGATTCTTTCAAGTCTAATATCATAGCTAACATTGCTGAGGTATTTGATAGAAAAATTACTGCTGCCCCTGACAATCAGAAGGCTGTAATGATTGCTCTCAAGGAATCTCTTGTTGGCAAAGATGGTAAGTACACTAAGATTAATGTCACTGATGCTCAAGGCTATTCCTCTCCTTCTTCTTACAGAAAAAAGGCTTACATCTTTGGTAAGTGGTCTCGTCATGCTGAGGATATTTATCAGAAGATGCTTAAAGGTGAATACACATATACTGACCTTGAAACTGCTTTCCAGCCTCTTAAGCCTTTTGTGTATTCTAAGCTTACTAAGGATATGGGTGTAGATAATGCTCCTATTCACAGTATGCAGGTACCTTTTCAGGCTAAGAATGCTGAGTATCTTCTTATCATGGCTGATGCTATTCTTAAAGGTGAAAAGCTTTCTCGTCCTAATCTTCTTAGAGCTGTCTATAGAGTAATGGAGGATTCTGAACGTCTTATGCCTACTAAAGGCATTGATACTGTTCAGTTTGAATCTTCCATCAAGTCTGGTCTTCAAGGCAAGATGAATATCTATCAGTTCATGAATATGGAAGGTGGTGAGGATGCTGCCTATACTTTTATGATGAATCAAATCTTTAAGGAAGAGACTGATGCTACAGGTGAAAGAGTTTACAAGAACTATAACACTGATACCTTTGTACATGAGACTTCTTATGAGGATTATTGTCTTCAGCAGGAGGTTCCTGAGCATTTTAGAGAGCATTCTCAGGCTCATGGTTCTCAGATTAGAATGATTACTCCCTCTGACCTTGACCTCTTCACTATTGATGAGAATGGTCAGCAAGTGGATAATTTCTATGAGTGGACTGAACCTGATGGTACTGTCAAGAGAATGAAGGCTGATGAGTTCCGTAAGGAATATGAGCAGACTATTGCTGATAATATTAAAGAGAGTATTGATAATCTTTCTGCTGAACTTCACCTGAATAGTGAGGATAAGCGTGAAAGAAATATTGCTCTTTCCAAGATTCTTCAAAGAGAAGTTTTATCTTCTCCTCGCTATGGAATTGACCTTGTGCAGGCTTGTTCTATTGATAAGGAGACTGGTGAATTTAGAATCCCAAAAGGTGACCCTATACAGGCTAAACGCATTGAACAGCTTATAAATTCTGTTATTAAGAACAGAGTTAACAAGCAGAAGATTGCTGGTGGTCCTATTGTGCAGGTGTCTAACTTTGGTACTTCTAAACAGCTTCACATTAGATTCAATGATAAACAGGGTAATCTCATTTCTCTTGAGGATGAGTATGTTCCCTCTGAACATGATGGTCTTTCTTATAAGGATTATCTCAAGAAGAATCAAGGTGGTATTGCTTACTTTGAAGTATTTTGTCCTATATGGTCTAATGAACTCTTTGATAAGTTCTCTAATGCTGATGGTTCTATCAATGTTGATGCTATCAATGCTGTTGACCCAGAGCTTCTAAAAATGGTTAGCTACCGTATTCCTACTGAGGATAAGTACTCTTGTGCTCCTATGAAGGTTGTTGGTTTCATGCCTCGTGAAGCTGGTGATGCTATCATGCTTCCTTATGAGCTTACTGAGATTGATGATTCTGACTTTGATGTTGATAAGCGTTATGTCATGCGTAAGGACATACCTATTAAGACTAAGAGAAGAAAGGATATTGAAGGTGAACTTTTTAAGAAAGCTTCTGAAAGTTATGCTAAGGCTCATAATGGTAAAACTAACAATCAATGGATTGGTGAACAGATAAGAATGTTCCTTGACAATCCTCAAAAGATGAAGTCTACTGATAAGTTTATGCAATGGCTTTATGGTCAATATCAACAGGTTGCTTATTATACTGATGCTCCTACAAATGGAAGAATGTATCGTGACAATAAGATTATTGATATGACTTATGCTGTTCTTACTAATCAGATGACTGCTGACAAGATTCTTAATCCTGGTGGCTTTGATGCTCCTAAGAAGATGGGATACATGGTTGCTGCCTATAAGAATCCTGCTAATAAAGGTATCTCTTGGAATGCTCTTCAAGGTATGTCTATTGATGAACTCAAGAAGTTGTCTTATACTGACAAGGACCTTACCTTTGCTGATACTCAGGTTCAGTTCTATAAGCAGAATTCTGCTGCTGCATCATTGATTGGTGTGTTTGCTGTCAACAAGGTAGCTCATGCTACTCTTGAAAGTAATGACATCTTCCTTGATGTGTCTGAGATTTGTGGTAATGATGATTTCACTATTGCTGGTACTACCTTTGGTGGTAGAATGCAGATTGACCAGAAGTATGACCGTGAGGGCACTCTCATTGGTAAGACTCTTGGCTCTCTTGTATCTGCTTCTGCTGATGCTGTGAAAGACCCTATCCTCAATCTTATGAATGTCAATATGACTACTGCTGGTATGCTTAACACTATGTTGAGATTGGGCATGACTTTCAATGATGCTGCCCTCTTCCTTTCTCAAGATGTTATAGAGCGTCTGCTTAATCAGTTCAATAGAGAGAATCTTTCTAACTATGTATCTCTTGATAGCCTCATCAATAAGTGGCTTGATGAATACCGTAGAAAGTATAACATTGATGATTCTTCTAACATCAATACTGAACCTCTTTCTACTGAGGAACTTGTTAATGGTCTTACTTCTGAGGAACATGATGCTACAGATTATAAAGTGCTGCTTGCTTTCCAAAAGATGAGAAGTCTTACTGATGCTATGCGTAAGCCTACTTATGCCACAAGATTTAATTCTATCTCCAGTGCTGTTGGTCCACTCATTGTTGATAATCTTATAATTGAGCACAAAATGTCTCAGTTTATTGATGCCAATACTGACAATGGTACTCACTTCTACACTGCTGATGATATTCCTGTGGATATTGATGACATTTTCTTTGACCATCCTGTCTTAAAGCAGTTTGCAAGAACTGTTGACATAGCTAAGTCTCTGTTCTCTGATATGCCTGCTGGCAGTGTTGGTTTTAGAAACTTGCTTGCTCAGTTGCCAAAGGATATTGCTGACAAGATGTATGGTGATAAGAAGTTACTTGATCAGTTCTCCAACTTCTATCAGTCTTATCTTCTTGTGCAGTCTGGGGTTATCAATCCTAAGAATCTCAAGGACTATGCTACAGCATTCCCCAAGTGGTTTATAGAACAGAACTTTAAGGCTAAGTATCCTGATAATGAGTTTATTCAAGCCATTAGAATGAATGTTGCCAAGAGCACTGGACATCCTTATCTTTCAATTAATATCACTGGTATGGATGAACAGCGTAAGGAGGAACTTCGTAGTGCTTGGATTGACCTCCATAAGGTTGATCCTAAGCTCTCTAAGATGCTGTTTGACTACAGTTTCTTCCGTGCTGGTATTGGTTTCTCTCCTAAGACTTTCATGGCATTAGTTCCTACTTATGTCAAGGAAAGATTAAAGAATGAGAACACTGGTGCATCTTATGTTGACACTTATAGACATTTCCCTACTGTTGTGCCTAAGTTGGTGATTAATCAATTCATCCGTAATAATATGGATAACAATAAGCTTGTTCCTTGGAAAGGTGGTAAAGATACTCATTATAATGTCAATCTTAAGATGGGTGAACTCAAGGTTTATAGACCAGAAGAAATAGCTGACCTTACTGATGTCTCTTATATGAAGACAAAGATTGGTAAAGAAACCTATTACTGGCACCTTGATTCTTCAATCTCTGAAGAGCTTACCTTCAAAAGAGTAAAACCTCTTGGCAATAATGGTGAGTACCTTGAGATTAGCACCTCAGACATTACAAATCCTCTAAGTGAAGTCTCAAATGTTTCTGAGGAAAAACCAGCATCTACAGTACAGGAGTCTGCTTCTGATTTGAAGACTGAAAGTCCACAGGAATCTACTGCTGAAGAATCTATAAAGACACCTGTCATCACCAAGACTGAGGAGGTCAAAAACCTCTCTTCTCTTGCTGACTTGATTATGCTTCAGAATCCTAAGCTTGACCATTCTGGTGCTGAAAAACTTGCTCTTACTATCAAGGAAAAAGAAAGAATGTTCACTAAGTTTCTTCAAAAGGTCTTCAAGCAAAAAGGTCTTGATCTTAATGAAGATGAAGCCTTAGATGAGTTCCATAAGTATTGCTAATAAAAGTAAAAACAAAAAGGGAGGTGTCACTACCTCCCTTTCTTTTTTCCAAACATTTACCTCTCACCTATCACACATACAATACCTACTACACCTACATTACCTACAACACCTACAGCACCTACATTACCTACTCTTTCTACCTAAGGCTCAAGAATACCCAGTCAGGCTTAGTAAGGCTTAAGCCATCTTCTCCTCTCATCATCCTCATCACTTCTCCCAGCTTTCTTATCCCTTCCATCTTATCCTCTTGAGGATCATAGACAGTCTCTTCCACTGTCTCAACAGGTTTTTCAAACATTGTTTCATCTATAACAGGAGCTTTATAAAGTGTCTCTGGGTCTACATCCATACCATTAGGCATTTGCATCTGAGGTAATGTTATCTTTGCATTGAAGTTATTGAAATAATTAGATGGTATAATATATTCTGAGGGGTCTATATGTATTCCAAGTTTTCCTGTACCAGTAAACTTGGTTCTATAGTTTCCTCCGAACATCTCTCTTTCAGCATTTCTTCTTGTGGTAAGACCTCTTAGTTCATTATCCCTTGAAGCCCACATAGCTCTTTGCACATCTTCTTTTGAAGCCTTTCCTTCAGCATAAGCTGTCAACACTGGCACTACTCTCTGCTTCAGTCTTCCCATTCCTACATTATATCCATAAGAATACAAAGCATCTTTTTGTCGCTGTGTCAGTCTATTTCTCACTTCAGCAGGCACTACTCTATTAAAGTCCCTTGCCTCATCCTCAAAGCTTCTATTAGTCTTCATAGAGCTTCCCTCCCAATTAGCTATCCTCTTTTTTATACTGTCTGAGGGAGTATATCCTTGTGAGGCATTCATTCTTCCTCCCTTAGCAAACTCATTATAAACCTTTTTTATCTCTGGCAACGTAGTAATCCCATTAGCAATAGCAACCTTCATCATTTCAGCTTTATCTGAAATAGATAAATCATCCCAATCTGAAATATCCAGACTTCCCTCATTATCATATTGTAATCCACCTGCTTTCATAATAAATGTTGTTTAATCTACATCATCAAATATTGTCAACTCCTGACTTCCTCTTGCTTTACTCTGCTCACTAAGCTCACTCTCCACTTTCTTCTGAAGATTCTGCAATGATGATACTATTCCCTCAACATTCTTCAGTGCTGTAGTTATTGCAGATATTTGATACTTGGGTCTTCCTTTATCATCCTCTTCATTCAAGATATTGGGATTTTTTAGGAAAGTGCTTACAGTTCTTGCTGCTACAAGGGCTGCATTAAGTAACTCCTGTGATGGTGTTACTGTATGCTTCTTATATACTTCCATTGCTTCCTGCAACAAAGGTGATGGCTTAAAGTCACTCTCCAATCCTTCTTGTTCTATAATAGCCTTAGCTCTCTCTTCCTCATTTAATATATATGAGTAAGTACTTCTTGGGTCTACCATAAAATAAAGGTATGACATCTGTTTATAAAACTGTTCCTTTGATGCACTTCTGTCTTGATTGTATAGTTTCCTTATGGGTTTTATCAACAGTGCTTCATCAGCAATCTGCAATGAATAATTTTCTATCTTTATTAACTTCATCTCTTCCCTTTATTTAATTGTTATCTAATTTAAAGTAATTAGAGAGTCAGAAATTAAGAGGTTAAATCATTACTTCTTTATGAGTTTTAAAACTACATATTTATAGTAGAAAAAGCATACGGCTTAACTTCTGACTCCTTAACTTCTAACTCCTTAATTCTTCTTCAACGCTGCATTCACTTTCTTTTCTTGAATCCTTGCATCATCTGCCTGTTTTTTCTTTTGCAGTGCAAGGTTCTCATTGAATTGTCTTGCATTTTCCGACAGTTTCTCTCTTTCAAGAGCAGTAGTGTCTACAGCATCATTATTCATGATAGACATCCTATCAGCTTCAGCCTTAGAATTTATCTGAGCAACCAATAGCTTCACCTCATTATCTTCTTGGTGCATCTTATATTCCTGCTCTGCCTTCATCTGTGCAATCTGCTGTTGCTGTTGAAGCTGTGCCTGCTGTATCTGCTGTGCCTGTTGCTGCTGTTGCAATGCTTCTTCCCTCTTCCTTCTTTCATTGGCCTCAACCATTCTCTGCTTTTCTGCAACACTTGTTGTTGTGTAAAGTTTCATTATTGAAGAGAAGTCAAGCAACTGATTCTGAAGTGCTGCCTGTGCCAGTGTATCAAGTTTCTGGTTAAGTTCCATAGTACCATTGCTATTATCCACTACTATTCCATAGTCACACTCTGCAAACTCATCACCATCTATCTCAACAAGCTTCTTGCTTCCATCATTCAGTATATAGTCAAACTTCTTCTTTCTGCCTCTCATTGCTATCTTTGCAGTCTCCAAGAAACACTCTAATACTCTCTTTTTCACGCTGTCATGGGTAAAGAACAGTCTTTCTGTAATGAGTGATGATTGCAGTGTTGCTCTTTCTACACCTCCTACAGTCTCTCTGTTACTGATCTGTCCTTCCCTCTGCTTTGATATACCGGCAAGCTCTCCTATTTTCGTTGAAATCCATTCAAGCACATTTATATATTGTTGTATCTCATTACCTAATGAGGCATCTACCACTCCTGATGAGGCATTGTTCATAGCTCCTGCAAGTTTACCAGTTGCCATACCTACACTACCTTCCTTAAAGCTGTCTTCTACTGATACACCATTTACATTGATATAGTACAACCACTTGTCAGCACTCCATCCCTTTGGTGTTTTTGCAAGGTCCATCTTTATCACCTTACCTACATTCTTTGCAAGTATTTTATTCAGTCTGTCATTGAATATATCATACAGATAAGAGTATGGTTTCATTATATCTACCAAAGAATATGGCTCATCACCATTAAGGTTATATATACTTCCTATAATACCAAAGTGGCATCTTGATGGATTACTTAATCTGTTATACTGCACTGGTCTTGGTCTCATATTCACATATATGTCTGTACCAATCTTTGTACCTTCCCATGCCTCATTTATCCAGAATGTTTGTTCTTCTTCTCCATTGTCAGGATTACAGTGATAAGTCTCAGGATAAAAGTTAAATTCTTCCTCACCTGTCTCAGAGTCATAACTCTTCACCTTCTTTATCTGTCTCCTTGATTTCCAATATACTCTCAACACTCTTACATTACCATTCATGTCATAAGGCAAAGATGCTGTATCTTCTGTATTATCAAACAGACTTAGTGGGTCTATAGCAGTATCTCCAGTTGTTGATAGATTTACATTAGGTATAAAACCATATCTGCTGTCAATATTATCCATACTGTCTGCATAAGGACTACTTCCTGTACTACTTGTTGTATTTTCCAATGCCTCAATATCTTTCTTTGACAGTTGGTCCCAATAAGTATCTATTATTCTTCCTGGATTCCAGTAGTCTTCTATCACTATCATGTCAGCATCTTCTATATAAGATGATACTCCTGACTTTATTACCCTCATCTTCCGAGGGTCTATCTTCTCCAAATTAGGCTCACCTCCTACTATATCACATATATATGCCTCTTCTCCTACAGTATAGGCATCTACAAATCCCTTGTTAAAGAGTTGTGACATTTCAAGTTCTTTCATGTAATGATTGAGCAACCAGTTTCCTCTTACTTCCCTCTTGTCTTGATATTCATAGGTGAAGTAGTCTGCCTGTTTCTCCATTTCTCTGTTAAAACCTTCCTCATCCATTGAACCATCCATCACAAGTTGTTGAAGCATTGTATTCACTTGTAGATTTTTCTCTTCCTCTATCTCTGACACAGCATTTGGATTAGTCACAATCACTCTGAAATCAAAAGTTCTCTTTGACTCCTCTCCTCTCAGCACCTCAAGCTTTGAGTTTATCACTGGATAGTGTTGTATGTTCTCAGGTATAAATGATGCCTTAATGCTATAAGGGTTCATTATAACCTTCAAGTCATCCATGTGTATCTTACCATTCAGCAAGTCATAGTTTATCTTCATTGCTCTCACTGACTTCCTTGTCAGATGACAGTGCATCAGACTATGGTCATCACCAAAGTCCACACACTTAGCCCTCCATTTCTTTCCTTTCTTATTAAAAGAAAGCTGTTGTGGTGGAAAACCACCTATTGCATTATAAGCCATATATTATCTTCTTTATTTTTCTTATTATTATTCTAAGACAAAGATAATAAGACTCATTAACTAAATACCTCACCTAAGAATTTCCCTAACTCTATCTAACTTCCTAACATAAAAACAGCCTTCCCATACCAATGGCATAGAAAGGCTTACTCAGGCCCAGTAAGACTTAGTACTTAAAGAGGCTCAGTTAGGCTTAATAAAGCACATTAAACTTACACTCCAAAATACTTCCTCACATTAAACACCCCATCCTTATCTTTCAACTTATCCAATGCTAATAAATGTACTGCATTAAATATCTCCTCTTGCGACATCTCTGTCAAAGATTTCCCTGCTATCTTTGCTATTGTCTTTATACTGTCTGAATATACCATGTTCATTGCTGTATACAAAGCCCACTTATTATAATAAGGCTCTTCCTCCAAACAAATTCCTTGTGACTTCATACAACTCTCCCATTCTGAAGTACTCCATCCACCATTAGGTTCCATACTACCTACTATTTGTGCAGCTTCTTTCTTCGACAGATAATTATACCAGTTTATTGCTTCCAATCTGTTTATATATTCCTGTGCTGCATCTGGTCTCCAATCTGCAATGTCTTTCATCATGCACTCCATGACACCACCAAATATATTCATATACTTTGGCTCTTTTGACATTGCCATTTTATTATATAGTCTTTCAAAGGCTTTCATTATCTCATTCTTTTCCATATCTCAAATCTTATTTATTATGTAGTAAGCAATGACTTTAGTTCCATAAAATCTTCACTACTGAATGTTATTGTTTTCTTACTTCCAAATATCAGGTTCATTAGTATATTGTCTGGTAATGTTATGGCTACCTTTCCTTTACCCATTACTCCTTTTACAAACCCCATGTCAAAGGTTGTTTCTTCCATACTATTGAACATCTCCATAGCATCTGTAAACAATGTATTTGGATTTATGTCTCCATTCTCATCTGCAAGAAACAGTGCTGCATTGTCCACACCTTCACTTATCTTTCCTTCATACTTATTTATTATATTATGACATCCTCTTTTGATATATACAGCTGGTACTGTAAGTGCAGGATTGTCTTTCACCATTTCATTCACTCTGTTATTAAACCATAAATCCAAGCTACTTAGAAACTTCTCCTTTAATGTTGGTATGTTCATTTGTTTCCTCCTTTCTTTGCTTTCATCATTATCATAAAGTCTTTAAAGGTCATGTCACTATAATTTGTCATATACTCATTCCACAATGCGGCTTTTTCTTCTTCTGCCTGCATTGCATTTTTTCTGAGTTTCCTTATAAGGGAAAGATGTTTCTCTAAAGCTTCCTTTCCATCCTTAGTTTGCTCTACCAAAGGTCTGATTATTCTTAGCTCTTCTCTTTGCAGTATGTCTGCTACATTCTTATAGCTTTCTACAAACTCTTCATTATTGTTCAGATAATTCTTCTGTGAGTCTGTCAACCCATCCATTATCTTGTCTATCTCATCCCAAGTAGGAGTCTTTGTCTGCTGTGGCTGCATGTTAAACACACCTTTTTGCTTTTGCAATTCAGCAAGTTTCTGTGCCCATTCTTGGTTCAACTGTTCCAAGGCTTGATTCTGTTGTCCACCTAATACTGGGTCTGATCCAAAATTCATCATATCAATCTCCTTCACATAATTATAGTTTTAAATAAACAATCCAATCCTATATCCTCAGGCTTAATAAGGCCTATATAGGCTTAGTAAAGCTCAATCTTCAAGCATTTATCTCTAAGGCTTAGCTAGGCTTAGTCTGGCTTAGAAAGGATTAGAGAATCTTATTAAGTTCTTCAAAAGAGCCAGCACCAATTATGCTGGCTCCTTTTTTATCTATCTCTTCTTACGAGTTTTAGCCTTCTTAGGCTCCTGCTGGTGTTCCATTACTGACACAGTTGCAGCCCTGATAACTGCCATAACCTGTAACTGTAGGAGTACTTGGCAATACAAGCTGGCCATATATACACTTGCAAGTCTTCTTGTCAGTATAGTCCATCAACAGCTTGTCCTGATATGGACGTATAGCTTCCATTACAGCTACCTTCTTGTCAAGTTCATTGAACTTTGCAGCATACTTCTCATTGAGTGCATCAAATCCATCCCTCTGACTCTTGTAGAGTCCAAAGCCTTGCTGCACCATTGCATCCTTCAACTTGTCATTACCATCTCTCTGACTCTTATAAAGACCAAACTCTGCTCCCACAGCTCTCCTATTCTCAGCATTCTGTGCCTCTACAAAGCCTTTCCACAAGCTAAACTTCTCTGCCACATCTGTCTCTCTCATTGCATAGAATTTATTTGCAGTGTCAAGCTTTAGTCCAAACATGTTTGTAAGCAACTTAACTTCATCTGCACATTCCTTCTCCATTACTTCAAGAGCTGTTGGAGCTGCATTGTTAGCAGTCATGCCTCCATAAGTATTGATGTTTACATTGTCTGGCATACCATTTCCAAGTGAGCCAAAAATACTCCTACCACCATTACCTGTAAGCCAAGGCAACACTCCTAATGCAGTACCTGCTATACCCAAACCAAGAGCTGTTCCTGCCACACCCTTACTTGCATAATCATGCTTTCTGTTGTCATCTTCATAAACCTTTTTCTCGATGACTTTCTCATTTGTCATATCCATGATACAATCTTTATTAAGCAATTAACTATCAAAATTTTATAAAACACTTTGTAATCGATTACATTGCAAATATACAATAAAAAAGGTTGGGCAACATAACATTGCTCAACCTATAGTCTAAATCATTGTATATCAAGTCTTTCCTTTGAGCAATAGTCTTTCTTTATATTGCTCAACCATTTCTCTTTTCCACACCAAATGCTTTTGATGCACTATCTTTCTTCCTCTTGGAAACTCTTTTCTCAGTATCATTCTGTCTAAGGTTGAAGTACTCACTCCAAGCATCTTGCTTGTTTCTACCTTAGTCAGCCATTCCTTTTCATCTATACTGACTTCTCTTCTTCCAAATTCATACTTCAACAAGTTACTGAAATAGGTAATATCTACTTTTGAACAAAGTCCTTTCATCACTATTTCCTTAAATCTGTCAAGTGCTCTGCACAACCATTGCTCTCCAGGTGTTGTCATGACTTCCTCCTTTCCATTTCCATTATTACTTCATTATACAACTCATTAGTTTTCTCATTTCCTTCAAATGGTTTTCTGAGTATCTTCAATAAATATATAAACATGGATTTTATATTTTTCAATATATTTCTTCTATGCTTTACACATATTTCCATTGTATCCATTACATACATGCAGAGTATACAATATATAAGGATATAGTGTGTATCTACCATTTCATTGGTACAGAACCATGAACCATAATACCATCTCTCTACATTAATGAATATGAAGTAAACAAACGGTATTCTAAGGAAGTTACACCATCCATAAAGAAAACTTGCTGGCAAAGTTATCAATGGTAGTACCAAGAAAAGAAATACATATATCCATACTATACATATCTCATTTTGTTCTGAATATTTCATCAGCTCTTGAGTGTTCTGACTGAATACATAGAATATACACCAATGTGACAGCATTAATAATATTGGAAATATCACTGCCGCATATTGATAGAATTTCCAAATACTGTTCTCTCTTACTACAGTGTCCCCACTGTCTTTTGTTTCATTCTTCTTTTGTCTTGTTCTCATAATACTAAGCTTTTAATGTCATATACTAATTTCACATTGACAAATTTATCCCAACATTATAAACATAACAAACTAATGTAAACTGAAATATACTGAAAGTTACTGATTTTTTATTGATGAAAAACTGATTTATACTTATTCTTTCAGTTTTAACATTATTCATTTTCTTATTTCATTTATTACTCTTAACTTTGCTTTTATTATAAAAACCATTACTATTTCTAACAAATTCATAGTTATGACAACATTATTCTTTAATTTTATAAGCAAGCTTGAACATATCAAATATCCTTATTACTGTGGTCTTCAGGAACGCAGACAATTTGTATGTTTTCTTTTCACTACTTTTGTAGAACTTTTCTATATTCCTGCCAACATTCTTGGTCTCAATGATTATCATCATTCTATCATTTTTGATACCTATAATTGGCTTCACCTTATTTTCATTATTATTTTACAGATACTTTTCTGGACTGACACTCTTTCTACCAAAGCATCTATCTATACATTCTTTGTAGCTGTTACTGTCAAATTATCAGCAGAATCTCTTTATGAGTTATTTACAACTGGTGCTTATGGCATTCATATTCTTGGTAACCTCAACATCATCCTCATCCTTGCTTCAGTAGCTATAGCTGTACGTTTAAATAAATTAGCTGTTACTATAACAACAATCCTAACTCTTGGTCTTATCATCTTCTGCATTACTTCTCCTCTCCACCACATCCTAAGAGTCATGTGAATTTTCTTTGTTGGTTATATGTTTATTCTCTACATCATAACCTTTGACTCCAAGAATGCAACCAAAGGTCTTCGTCTGCCTGACAATATTACTAAAGAAGAACAAGTTGCCATTGATATGCTCATTAATCTTAATAAGTCAGATAAAGAGAAAGTTTATTCTCTCTTATCAAGATTGTCTTCTACTCACCAAGAGGAACTGCTCAATAACATCAAGGATTACTATCATCAGCAGTACATAGAAACTCTTAATCTACTTTCTATCTGTCCCTCCCTTACACCCTCAGAAATAGAAATCTGTAAACTAATCCTTATGGATAAATCTCTAAAAGAAATATGTTCCACTCTCCATAAAACACCTTCCAATATCACTAGTCAACGCACTCACATCAGAAAGAAACTCAATCTTACAAAACAAGATGACCTCAGAACTTCCCTCATGATATTAATAAACAAAACTAAAGGAATAACAGAAAAGACTTAAAAAAGATACAAAAAATTCAGTAAGACTCAATAACAGTCTTCCCTCCATTACCCAAGGCTCAAAGATGCCTAAAAAGATTCATTAACAATTTTCTTTCTACTATCCAAGGCTCAGTAAGGCCCAAATAGGCCTAAAAAGGCTCATTAACTCCCTTCCTACAATAAAAAATGGCAGAAGGACCATCCCTCTGCCATTCTATTCTATTTAATTCACTTCTTAAAACATTGCATCAATCTCCTCATTAGTGATTGCCACAAGGTCTGTCTTGTCTAATTTTTTACCTAATACAGTTAAAAGATTTTGACTTATGCCCTCTACATAAATAGATACACCTGTACTACTTACTGGGTTATCTGATTGTGGAGTTACTCGATTATCCACTACATAAGCCGACTTATCCAACTTCTTATCAATAGCAGCATCCTGTGCAGTATTTTTACTCTGCAAAGCACTGATAGAACTATCCAACGATGCCATTTTGGTGTTATAAGTAGAAGTAGCAACCTTGCTATTCACTGAACTTGTCAAAGAGTCCACAGCACTCTTAACAGCCTTATTCTGAATAGGATTGGTAGATGTTTCACTCAGCTCTTCATCCACCACAATGTTTGTCTGAGCCTCACCAAGCTTCTCCCACTTTGTAGCATCATAAGCACTTGCAGGGTTACCAGTGTACACATACTCAGCCTTGATGTTCTTGTCTCCAGTAGTCTTAGCAGGAACAATATAAATTTTTGTAGCGTCAATACCAGTAGTAGGTAGAGTGTCTACCACCTTATACAGTGATAGGTCAATACTGATATTACCAGAGCCTACAACACTCACACCATTCACAGTCTTCATTGCAGGCAACTGTGCAGCAGTTAGCTTACCATCAGTACCAAGTGTAGCCACACCACTGGCAGCACCTTTCTGACTCAATGGTATCTGTGCCACATTGGTCACGTTACCAAGTCCAACTTGTTCCTTTGTTACCTCATGCGGATTCTTCTTATTACCAATGTGTGAAGTCAAATCTGTGTTTACACCACCTGATTTACTGTCTACGTATGCCTTTACTTTCTCTGTATAATGCTGTAGACCTGTTTTATCCAAAAAATTATTCATATTATTTACCTCCTTGTTTTACTTGTTATTAATTTTGTTTTATTTTATTTATTCACTCTGTTTTGTTTCTTCTTCAGTATTCTTTTTTACATAGCCATCTGTGCTTCCAACTTTGCATCCTGCTCCTGCTGCCACTTATAGTATTCTTCCATAGTAGCTTCACGCCAGTTGTCAGCACTATCATTATCTGCCAGGAACAATGAAACTACAAACACTCTTGCACCTTCATTCTCAATCTCCTTCTGTGTCAGATACATTCCTTCACTCGCTTTAATTTTTTCCATTGTCTTCTTTTTATTTATTTTGTTTATATTTATGCTATAGTATATCCCTTAGCAGTCAATGTCTGTATTCCATTTGTACCCAAAGCACTCTTAGTAGCCGCTGACAACTTAATTGTTATCACTCCCATTCCATTTGCCTTACGGTCATATAACTTCAACAATGTCTGTACAGAATTATCAGCCCACTTTATCAATGCTGAAAGGTCTAATGTGCTTACGTTACCCCCCATACGTCCAAAATTTTCACTTAAATATAAACTGGTTATAGCCGAACACCCAGAAAACATATTACTCATTATATTAACTGATTGTGTATTCCATCCGCTAAGATTCAAAGTCTTAAGATTTGTACATCCTGCAAACATTGTACTCATCGCACTAACATTTCGTGTATCCCAAAAGTAAAGTCTCAATTCCATTAATGATCTACAACCAGTAAACATTCCAGCAAAATTCTTAACTTCTTTTGTATCCCAATATTCTATATTTAAATTGTAAAGACTTGAACAGCCTCTGAAATAAAAACTCAAGTCTTTTATATTACTTATATTTAATTTAGAAACATCTATTGATGAAAGATTACTCAATCCATCAAAATATTTATTACCATTCTGCGCATATCCACTTTGAATAAGGTCACTGACATAGTTCTTACCATTAGTTATTTTATAATCTTCATAAATATGATAATTTATGCCTGCTGATATTGCCACTTCCCCCTTTGATGTTGTTATCTTTACAATCCCATTAGTTTTTATTATTGTGTGAGAATTATCTTTAGCTACATTCTGGGCAAATCTTCCTAAATTAGCTCCTGATACATAATATTTACTATCACTAATAGTACTTGTATCACCAGCAAGCAATTTATCTACCTGCTCATCGCTCAACTCCTTTACCACAGTTTCTGAGTTATTAGCTATAAGACCAGCATGTGAATCCTCAGATAATTCAAACTTCGTTGTTTTACATTCTTCTATATTCAAAGAAGCCCTTTTATCATTAATTTGGAGGGATAAACCACCAACATCAAGGTGACTTACTCCCAGCTGCATAGCTCCATAAGTATCATGGTTTCCTTTACAAGTCATAACTAGTTCTATTGGTCTGAGAATTGACTCTTCCAAAGCTTTAGAACTGGAACTTATATAATTTAACTGTTCACCATTCAAAGTAGCCTTATCAGTATACACTATATCCCCCGTCATAGTACCACCACTCAAAGGCAAATATCCACTAAGCAGACCCTTTATCTTCTCTACAAAATGTTGCAATCCTACTTTATCTAAAAAACTTCCCATTCTCTTCCTCATTTATTTATTAAACATTTCATCTATATCACCTTCACTTATTGCTGTTGCTATACTTCCATCATTAGCAAGTAGTCCTTGCACTCTTTGGTCAAGAGTCTCAAATCCATTAGCCTTTACACCTTCCTCAGATATAGAGTATAATGTTTTCATTGTATAGTTAGCATAATTGCTTTCGCATTCAATGGAAACAGCACTAATTGTTTGGGTTTCTGTTATAGAACCTTTGTTGTCATCTGTTTTAGAAACTTTTATTATACCTTTATCAATTGTAGCAGTATATATACCAAAAGGATCAGATTTTATATTTTCAGATTTTACGACTCCTGCTACTATCATTGTAGATGTCTGGTCTGCAATAGTTTCATCTTCATCTTCTATTGTTCCACCTGTCAATGGTAGAAACTTCTCCTTCATTTTTTCATAGGTCTTCTCTGCAACATCATTCTTTATGTCCGAAGTAATTCCTTCAGACAATTTTTCATAAGTTACAGCACCATTCTCTATCTTATCTGTAGTTACAGCATTATTAGCTATTTTCTTCTCTGTCACAGAACCATCCCTAATCTCAAGCTTCAACTTCTTCTTAGGAATATCCTTCATGGCAGTTTCACTAAAGTAATTTCCTTTATTCATACTTAATGATTTTATTTTATGCAAATGTAAAAACTCTTTTCCTGTATTTTAAGCAACTAATAAAACCATTCATATAATGTAAATAAAGTCCTAATAACAAATAAAAAGGTATATCAAGGCTAATAAATCCTTCACCTCAATATACCTTCTTATATCAATCTATCTTATCTACAATCTTCTATTGTCTTCATCCAAGCATCTATATCATCCTTTGATGTTCCAATACTGTCTACCTCCACATCTTTATCTCTTAAGAACTTCTCAAGCTGTACAGGAACTGATGGGGCATCTTTCCATTTACCCTTAATCAGCTTCAGTATATTCATCCTATAAATTTTCTTTCCATAAAGCTCTGCAAAAGTCTGTGTTGATGAAGCATCCTTAGTAATAGGAATCCTTTTATCTTCTTTCTTTTCCTCTAACTCCTTCTTCACTTCTTCTGTCTTTTCCTCTGTTTTCTTCTCTCCCTTAGTAGTAGGAGTTTCATCAACAGTATTAACAGCAACCATTTCTCCAGTCTCAGGATCTATCATAAACTCTGTTGTTTCAGAATTTCCTGTAAGGTCCATCTCTACATCATGAAGACTCAAAGTTTTTAACTGCTTCTGTGCTTCAGTTTCCCTCTGCTTCTTGGCTTTCTCTTCCTCTATCTTCTGTATTATCTCCTTAGCTGTTTCCTCACTGATATTCTTCACTTCCTTGGTATTTCTATTCACCTTTATAGCCTCTGGATGCTCTCCCTCTTTCAAGATAAAATATTCCCATACTCCTTCACTCTTGATAGGACTAAGCTGATTGTCTATAATCATCTTGTTATAATCCAACTGTTTTATCATCCTTTCATCAGTGACAGGTTCTCCATCAAAATAGTACATTCCATCATCCTCTCTACGAGTGTAGTATTGCTGCTTGTATATCACCTGACTCTTATTCTCATTCTTAAAGTCACTATTCTTGACAGCCTTAGGTGCTTCATTCACTGGTTGTTTTGGTTTTAACATATTACCTTCACCATCCAGTCCATAGATACTATATGAACTTCCTGCTGTACCAAACATTGCTATATCTGTCATCAGTGCTCCTGCCTCATCATACTCTTTCAGCAACTTCTGATTTTGCAACACTCTTGCAGTAATGTTCACTCTTGGATTCATGTCTTCTATAGCCTTCATAAACTCCATTCTGTCAAAGTTACTGTCAAGGATAAATGTCTTTTGTACCTTTCCATCATGTACCAATGATACTTCTGCTTTAGTTTTCTTAAGCAATATGTTATCCCCATCCTTGTCAAAGTAGAAGATATTGCACAAGTCCATTACTGCCTGATACCTCTTTACATAGTCTGGGGCTACAACATCTTGCAACAATCTATCTACCCTATCCTTCAGTACCCCATCTTTCATTTCATTATACTTCAACACCTTCAAGTATGAAGGTATCAGCTTTCCATTACCTGCTGGTATAAACACAAAAGCACTTCCTGCATTTCTTATAGTATTCCTTGGAACCATCACATTGTCTACAGAAGTTCCTACAGTCAAGAACTTTGTCAACTCTTGTATTCCCCATGCTACACTCTGCATATCATATCCCATAGGATTTCTCTCCTTGTCAGCAAGTAGTTCTCTCACACTCCTGAACTCTGTATTACTGTCATTCAATCCTTGCTTTACAATATATCCTGGTATCAATGTATATGGCACTATCTCAGTACTGAGACTTTCATTCACATAGAATCTTTCATTAGGATGTGTCTCAAAGAACTCCTTTTTAGGCTTTATCAACAATCCTAAAGGTTCTCCAGTACTGTTCTTATAATTAGGAGCTATAGGATTTGTAAGCACATCATACAATGACTTTTGTGCAAAGTTCTTTTTTGCAAATCCAGCTACACCTATCACAAGATACTTCTTGCCATTGCTCTCTATCACACCACCATTCTTGTCATTATGTATTGCAGTAATTCCCTTATTGATACTATTATCATAGTCCAATACAAGCATATAGTGTTTCTGCATAGCACTATCATTGGTTGCATTACTCTCAGGTCTTACTGACATAAACTTCACCTTGGCATTAGGATTTCTCCTAAGTATTCTTCCAAGTTCTTGGTCTATGATATTCTGCAATTTTATTCCAGTAGCATCCATCCAAGCATAATATTCATCCATCTGCTTTCTATCATCCTTGCCTTTTTTATTAACAAGTTTACCATCTTTCGCTAATGGATCAGGCTCATATCTACTCATTGCATTACCACTAAGAGTAGTCACATTTGCTTCTATATTATGTTCTCCTGTACCATTCAAATCATCAGCATCTACATTTGTCTCTGACACATGCACTTCCTTACCATTAGGATCAATGTTATTGATTTGTGCATCAAGACTTGCTGACACTCCTTGAACACTGTCACCATTGTCAATAATGTTTACATTACCAACATCTGTTCCCTTAGCTGCAAGTTCAGTTTCTCTGGCTTTCTGCTGTCTTTCTATAGCTTTTTCTATGTCAAAAGATTTCTTTGCTTTCACTTCTGTTGTTTTATTGGTTCCTACAAAGTTACCTACAAAATACCAATCATCACCCTTTTTCTTCATAGAACTTGCTTCAAACACAGCATTTTCCTCATGCTCTCCTGTCTCAGGAGTCATCTCGTATTCATCTGATGCAATACTCAGTACATCATGCTTATCATTTGTGTCAAAGGATATTTCTCCCTCCATCTTTGTCATAGTGAATTTACCCTTCTTAGCATTGTCTCCAGTACCATTCCACATCTCTCCTGCTGTAACACTCATATCCCCAGACCCATCACTCAAGATAGTCTTCACATTCTGAGTCATAGGTGTTGTAGTTTTTTGCTTTTCTTCTGCTTCTTCTGTACTCTGTTCCTTTGAAGGTTCTTCACCCATAGATAAGTCTATTTCTTCTGCAATAGTTAAATTATCATTTTTACCAACCTTCTTACCCATATCTTCTTGCTTCTCCTGCTTATCTTTCTCCTCAGCAACCTTCTTCTCAGCAGCATTCTTTGCAGTTTCATCTACTTTCTTCTTTTCCTCTTCCTTCTTCTTTGCTTCCTCTGCTTCACGCTCTTTCCTTTGCTTTCTATTCTCAATAATAGTAGCATCTCTTTGATAACTCATTTGTGCCACCTTTGATAGCAATCCATCAATCTGATTTCTGAAGTTCTCACTCAGTTCTGGGTCATCTACAATACTTTCCAGCTTTGCTTGAACCTCTTCTACATTGTTTGATTTCTTTTGATTGCTGATTACAGTACTTGCTATAATCATCTTTTCTCTAGTCTCAAGACCACTATGCTTCAATATAGCTGCAACATCATCATTAAACTTCAACATGTCATAGTATGGCTTGATTGCTTCAGCTTGCTTTGGATGATCATTCATATATGCCTCTACAATCTCACTATTTGTTTCCAGTACTTTATCTCTGAAAGCCTCAGGATTTTCCTTTCTGTTTTGATAGGCATCTGATATGTCTTTATACTTCTTCTTTATCTCTCTTTGTATACTTTCACCCCAAGCAGCCATACCTCTACTTTGTTCTACTGCATCAAAGTATGTAGAAGCAAGTTTGTCATTGTTACTAATCTTGTTATACACAGTCTCCATATCATCAATTCTTGATGCAAGTATTCCTGCATCATTTATCTTCCTCAATGCTTCTGGGTCTTTCTGTTTTAAACGTGCAATAGCCTTGTCAATAACTGCCTGTCTCTTCTTTGAGAAGTTTTCTTTATTCTTAGGGTCAAGAATATATGCCATATCCCTAACATCAGCATTAAGAATATCATTCACAGTGAATGAAGTCTTGTTGTCTTCACCCTCTCCTATCTTACTGATGTCTTCTTTTTCACTCAAGAGTCTGTCCTTTGACTCTCTTAAAGTCTGTATCTGAAAGTTCTGTGAGTCTATCAGTTCTTTGTATTTTCTGATGTCCTCTTTTATAGTGATTCTTTCACCTTCCTTGGTAGTATTCTCCAACTGTTTTTCAAGCTGTTGAATCTTAGTTCTTGCATAACCATTGCTTGCAGACAATTCTTCTATCTCCTTGTCTGCCTTAACCACTTCTTTCTCCCTTGCTGCAACAGCTTTCTTTATTGAGTTCTTTGTATCATATCTCATGGCATAGTTAGGAGTATATGTAGATTCTGTATCTGCACTACCAGTACCAAGCTCATTCAATATTGACTCAAGTCTGTTCTTATAATCATCCTTTGCTACAGTATTGTACACAAGTGTTGCTGCTACTCTTGGGTCTACATTCTTCATACTTGGACTATTGGCAAACATCTGCTGTATTTCATCTACCTTTTTCTTCATATCCATAAAGTACTTGGCATTCTTTTGCAGTCTTTCTGCTGCCACTTTCTTTGAATCCTCATTACCATCAAGTATTGACTTATTATCAGGGTCTGCAATGAACTTGTCTACTTCATTACTCATTTCTTCCTCTGACAATGTTCCTTCTGCCAATCCTTGTATAGTATGCATGGTGTCATCATACAGCTTACTCTTTGTTCCACCTATATCTTCAAGCTCATTTAGTGACTTTATCAAGGTAAAGGCATTCAGCAGTTTATTATCCTTGTAGTCAAGGATATTCATTAGATTATCTCCATTTACTGGTGTATTGAAGTTATTCAGCACAGATATGGTCTTTGCAGCTGAATTAAGCTTATCCTTATTAGCTTCTACCACTCTGTTTATTGCTTCTACTGTATTGTCTATCCTTCTGTCTTTCTGCCTTGCTTCTGCAATGGTATTAAGCAATGGATTCATCATCACACTGCTTGCTCTCTCTGCAAAGTTTATTTTGTTTCCATAAGCATCCTTTTTATTCAATACAGCATTCCATGTATCCTTTGGATGAAATACAGCATTCATGTTAGGTGCTACTGTTGTCATTGGTGACACCATTCCAATAAAACCTTCATACAGATTCTGCCTATCTGTAATACCTTCAATTCCTTCTGACAATCCTGCAAGGAAGTTTCCTGCAAATGAATCTACTGTACTGTCATAAGCCTTTGGATCATAGTTCCTCTTCATGTAGTTGTTAAAAACATTACTACCTACTCCTCCTGCAAATGAAGCATTGATACCATCAAGATATTCATCTGCAAAACCTCCTGCAAATTGCTTTCCTATTTCCTTTGCAAGTCCTTTACCTGATGAGAACCTTATTTCTTTATCACCCTTTACAGCTCTCCTTACACCACCTTTCTCTACATCTGCTATAATATTCTTGTCTATGGTGTTGTCAAAGGCTCCTCTCATAGAACCCTTTGCTATCAAGAATTTCTGTACTGCTGTGGTCAGAGGTATATTCTTTACATAGTCCATAGCAAAGTTTGTCATATAGGCTTTTGTTGCTGCTCTTGCAGCTTCCATCTCATCTTTCTTATGCAGTTCTTCAAGTTCCTTTTGCTTTGCTCCAAGCAGTTGATTGGTGTACATTTGCTTTGCTTGTGCCTTCAATGTCTCATCACTCATTGGTAACTGTGTCATTCCTTCCCTACTACCACTGGCTACTCTCCTATTATCCTTTGCCTTCAATTGCTTATAGTAGTAGTCTAAGGCTGCTTTTGAGTCTTTGCTGTTGTAGTCTATTGATCTTTGATAATCATGAAGCTCACTGTTTATCTGTTCTCGTATTTTCTGCTTGGCTGTCTCCATTTGTTCATCAAAGGTTCCCATTGCTTCTAATTGTGAACCAGAGAGACCTGTAGTTGCTCCTACTAATACATCATTAATTACTCTTCCTGCCTTATTAGCAGTCTGCATTGCCTTGGATGAAAGTCCTACTCCCTTCATTGCTGCATTAGCTCCCATACCTACCAATCTACCAGCACCTCCTGTAAGAGCTGTTGTCAATAGTGGTTCAATGAAGTGACCACTCTGCTTGAAACCTTCCTGCACTGTATCCCAAGAAAAGAAGTCTGGGGTATAACCATACTCTCTTACATTCACATCCGTAGATATTCCCCCTCTTTCCTCTATTGCTTTTATCTCTGTCGGAGAGAAGGTATTATACTTATATACATTGTTCCAATAGGCAGGGTTTGTCCAGATGTTGTCATTTCTCTTATAATCAACTATGTTTCCTTTCTTGTCATATATAGGTTTGTCTGGATCTTTACCTTGATTGATTATAGCCATTCTGTCTACATCACCCCAGTTCTTCATATTGGCAAATAATGCTATATCTGAACCTATATCTGACCATGCTGTTGTCAATACTCCTTTCAGTGTATTTCCAGTAAACTTACCATCCTGTGCTTCTGCTATCCTATTTTGTATATCTCTGTCCAGATACTGCAAGGCTACTCCTTCACCATACTTCTGCTTCAGTACTTGATACTTTGCATAGTCTTTCAGCTTATTCTCATCATCATAGTCTTTCAACCAACTTGAGTTCTTAAACTTAAAATAGTAATTAGAGTTTTTTGAAGCCATCTTGTCAAAGTCCTTCAACCAACTTCCAATACTCTTCTGACCATTAGTATCAGCATCAAGCATATTAGCAAACATAATATCTGCATCACCTTGTATATCCTTTTCCCTTCTCTGCTGTGACTCTGCATACAGCTTGTCAAGTATCTCCTTATCTCGCTTTTGTTCTTCATTACGCTGATTAATAGGAGTCATAGCTTCATTCTGCTTCACCATTTCCAATGCTGTACTAACAAAAGGACTCTGAGGCATATTCATCATCTTATCAAATGCTGCATTTCCTTTCTTTGCAGCATTGACATGTTTCATAAATCTTTTCTGTATCTCATTACTTCCAAGATATTCATCATTATTCAGCAAGTCATACATACCATCTGTATCAAGGAAAGTAGTTAACTCATTGAAATTATCATCTTTGTTAAAAGTATCTATAAAAGCATCTGTAACAATTTTATCATGGGTTAGTTTATTTCTATAATTATATGCAGCTTCTGTTCCATCGTGTAATTGGTCAAAAGCTGCTTGTCCAAAAGTATTTATAAACTTTTGGTTTTCATATAGTCTTGAGGCAACAATATCATATTTCATAGGGTCATTAGAGTATGGTCTAAGCTCAGCTGCATGGTCAGAGAGAAATCTTTTTCTCTCTCCCTCATTAAGGTCTCCAAATCCCCTTAACCCTCTCAATCCTTTTATCTTTTCTATTGGCATATTTTCTTTATTTTAGTTCTATCTGCAAATTTAATAAACTACTTAGATGTCTCAACCTCATTTATCTATTTCATTATTCCTCCTTATCAACTTATTAAGTCATCTTCTTCTTTTCCCCTCTTTCTCTTTTTTTCTTCCTCTTCCTTTTTCTCCAAAAGCTTAAAAAGGCTTAGTGAGGCTTAATGAGGCTTAAAAATACAAGTAGGCTTAGTAAGGCATAGTAAGACTCATCTCCTAAAAAATTTTTCACACAGCAATCTTTTTCTCAAAATTCCTTGTTCATCCTCACAAAACTCTATATCTTTGTATTGCTAATAATTATAAACATTTCAATTTTAATACAGCATGAACTCACTAACAATCATAGGTTATATAGCATACATCTTTTTTGCTATAATGATAATCGGATTAATATCTAATTCCTTTTTTAGGTTTATTGCTTTAGTTATATTTGTAGCACCAGTATTAAGAAAACTGTTTATGCCAAAAACAGTTTATAGTAAATACAATAAGCTACTTAGATTATTCACTCAAACTCATAGAAGTTTTCAAATTACCAGAAATGAACCTGAAGTAGTAGAATTCACTTTAAAAGGTTTTGAAAAAGATTCTTTACAATATGGAAGTATTAGGTATAACATTAATGCTTCTATGATTGATTCTGGTAATTTTACCATTAACTCCAAACCAAGAGTATATGTTTCTATACATACAACATTTGAGGGTAATGACATTCATATAGAAAAAGATTTCTATAACTCCTATGACCAAACTATGATGTATGATGAAATTATGGTACCTTATATGAAAAAGGTTGCAGAAATTATTGATAACTCTCTTAAAAAAGAGGACAACAAAGAAACTACTAATGAAGAACCTCTAAAACCTAAAATCATTAAAACTTGGTCTCTTTTAGATTTTGCAAGAGAATTTGGTCCTAAAATGCAAGTAGGAGAATTTATTAATTCTGAAACTCAAAAAACATTTAAAAACTGTATCTTCACCAAAGACAACACTAAAACCTTTGTTGCATTCAGTTCTAAATTGGGAGTACTGACTCCCAAAGAAATTGTAGAAAGAAAAAATTCCTTAATAGTAGTACAGCTTGACTCTGGAATATACTCATTATGTGAAGACTTTATAAACAACTAAAGAAAGTCAATTTAAGTATTATATAAGAATATTATAATAAGGCTTAGAAGGATTATATATCCACATCCTTCCAAGCCTTTCTTCTTCCTTTTATAAGACTGTAATGCCCTGCTTTTGATTTGATAACAGCTAAGTCTTCTTTCATATCTGCTATCTCTCTTTCAGTAAGCACACCTAATTTAGATGAAAATGCTACGAAGGTCTTTGTCCCATCTTCTTGTGTGAATACACAACTCTTAAATATTTCACCAGTCTCATGATTAGTAAATTCTCCCACTTGCATCCTTGGACCATACTCTTTTATAAAAGCTATCAAGCTCCATGTATTTGAAGAATGCCTGTTATTTTTCTTGGAGTCAGAGGCAACATTGAAATCTCTATAAGAAGAAACAGATTTAAACTCTTCTTCTGTCATTTCCTTATAGACATTATATTTCTTGAATACCTTTATAACCTCTGACTTCAATTCTTCTTGAGTGAGAAGATTCAGTTTTGAGTTAACTTCTATATCCCATCTTAATGCTGCATATATTGAAGCCAATATCTGTGTGTCATTTGACCTAAACATAAATCTCCACATACTGCATATAACAGAAAGAAAATCTATATAGTTAGGAACTATGTTCTTGGTTATGGATGTTTTAAGAAGTTTCTCTATTTTTGAAGAAGACACAACAATCCTCATTACATCTCTTGCTTTATTTCTACTATGGTCTTGATAATAGAATTTATCAAGAAAATGCTTCCTTATATCATAGAGATCTAATGAACAGTTCTTGTATAAGTCATATAATGAATATTGCATGCTACTGAGTTTTATTAGTATAACGTAAGATAATTCAATTTGTTGCATAGTATCTACTAAAAAACATATACTTTTTAAGTGTTTTATTTAAGCTGTTCTTACACTAATCCTTAATGTCTACCTTTGTACATATAGAAAATTGATTAATAGATAATATAATGTTAGACAAAATTTCCATACTCATATAGTCCTTTGCTAATTTCTTAGGAGGATTCAGCAAATTGAATGATGTCAATGACCATTCTGTGACTGTGTTTTTTAAAATCATTCTCTGTGCCCTTGGTGCTCTTTTCTTTGGTAAGCTGTTCTTACGTGATGACCTTTATGACTGGGTTGTTGCTATAGCCATGAAACCTAATCCTATCTCTATTGCTGTAGTTGTAGGACTTGCTATGATTGTGTATTCCATATATGCACAAAGAAGGATTATGGCAGCAGTGTCAATCGCTATACAGCAACAGAAAAAACAAGACAAGCTTAAAAATAAAGAATGCTATGCACAAACATCGAGGATTGAGGAAGAAGCCAATGCTCTTACTGATCACCTAAGAAAGTCACTCAACTGTGATGTAGTGACTATTGAGCTTATGCATAATACAGAGAAATATATTGGAGGTTATCATAAGAGATTCTATGATGAGAGTTTCCCTTCTATTAACACTGCTGAAGGTATCACCTTTAACTACAAGGATTTCCAATGTATTCCTACCAATATATTCCCTATCATAGGACACATACTGAAGACTAAGTTCAAATGGTTTACATCTATGGATGAAGTAGCAAAAATTGATTCTGGCTATGCACACATCCTTAAGGAAACTAATTGTACTGCCCTTGGTATGAGAGCTATGAAGACTTCAAAGAATGAAGATCTTGGAATACTGACAGTGACATGGAGGAAAGGACATGAAGATAGGATTCCTGATTTAGACATTATACAGGATAAAATGACAGAGGTAGCTTCTAAGCTTGAAGTTCTGTTGGATATGTCAGCTTACGAATAACAATATATAGATAACTTAATTTTTATTACAATGAAAGAAAGTAAGAGTGGAGTTAATTGCATATTTGTTCCCAAGGCTCCTAATGGTGACAGGTCAAGAATGTTTTTGGACTTGATGGATAAAAAGAAGGAGTTTCGTTATACAAGGGAACAGGCTATTGGAATATATGTAATATATACTAAATCCAATGCTAAGGAGAAGATGGAAGCTGTAAAGAATGCAGATGGTTCTCCAAAGTATCACATAAATAGTCAAGGGGAATTTCCTGCAAAAGATGTGGTAGACTATCTTGGTGTGGAAAAACAGATGGAGGAAATAAACAACTTTGATGTAGAGGAATATAGGCTTGGTGCTGTAGATAGTATTGGTGGAAAAAGAGTTGATTATACAGATGCAGAGGAAGTTCTTAATAAAGTAAATGACTTCAATAACAGTCATACAGGTCTTGTTGCAGGAGTAGAACAACATACTACTTCTGATAGTACTGTATATAATATAAAGGTATATGCAAAAGATGCTGGAACTATAGATGTACCAGTGTCAACAAGAGAAAAATTGAAGGCTTGGGAGATATACAAACAAGTATTCAATGCTAATGGTATTGACATTACTTCTATGCCTGAAGAACTGAAAGGTACCTTCTCTGCTTATAACCTTGATTTGGGAAAGCAGCTTAGAAACATTTCAAAGATAGATATGAGTAATATCTATAGAAAGGATGCTTTGATATTATTTACTATAGATAAAGATTCTAAGGAAGTACAAAGACTTATAGATAAGTTTGGTTCTATAGAAAATGCTGCACAGGCACTTGATGACTTTAATCATAAAGTTATAAAGCTTGACAATTCACAACATCATCTTCTTGCTATGGCAGTAAGCCATGCCAAGAAATTGCATGGTATAGATGTTGAAGCATTGATAGACCAAATAAACCAGACAACATTTAGTATTGAGGTTAACAGTCCTGAGGTAGAGTGGAAAGAAGAGATTGATAAGTTGAATAAGAAGTTTCATATATTCAAGGGAGAAACAAGAAGAATCAATGATGATATAGACAATGTAAGTCAGGCTTATTCTGAGATTATAACACAGCTTAAAAGAAAAATGACTGCCTTGCATAAGGAAAAAGGAGTGACAGAGGAAGGCAAGGAACTGAAAAGACTTTATAACAAGCTACAAAAGGAACTGGCTGAAAAGAAGCATTATAAGAGTATTGTTGACTTTCTCAAACTTGCTGTAAATGATATAGAAAGTATAGAGGAAGAAATAAAGAATGTCTCTCTTACTGGTGACAATATGGAAGTCATTATGAATAAAGCACATGTATTGAAGCAATATAAGGATATTGAGAATCAGTATAGGCATATTGTGTCAATGCTTGCCTTGGACAACATGGATCTTAATGATATAGAAAATCAAGAAGACATTGATACTATAAAAGAAATTGCTCAGAAACTGAAGACATACTTTGAAAATAAGGAAGGAGTTATAAAGAAGCTGACCAAACAGAATATATATGATATGGCAAAGCTAATGTCTAAGGGTAAAATCTCTGACTCTGAACTTAATGATATGCTTGAGAAATCTCTGCAAAGTGTTGGCTGGACAGACAGATGGCTGAATAGTGTAGGAACTGCTAAAAACTTACTCATCAATGTTGCAGGTACTGTAATGCGTAATCAAGAGATTATGAGAGACCAAGCAATGGAAGATGTAGAAGCAAGAATAAATATTGCTAATGAAAGACTCAAGAAAGCAGGTTTCAATTCTGAGTTTATGTATGAGGATGAAAAACATATCATTAGTGATATTAATTGGGAAAAATTTGATGCTGCCAAAGAAGATGAGAAAAAACGATTGAAAAGAAATGGTCTCAGAGGATTTGACTTGGAGCAAGCAATGAATAATTGGGTGTATGAGAATACTGAAGACAGACTTGTAGATAAGGAGAATGGTAGAAAAGAAAGGGTTCCTAATGAGAATTATAGAAAAGCTGAGGACTTTCAGAAGGACTGGGCACCTGCTCAGAAGGAATACTATGATACCATCATGCAGATTAAGGGAGAGCTTGAATCCAACTACCCTGCACATGCTCAGAATTACTATTATCCTCCCCAGATAAGAAGAACATCAATGGATGCTTTTCTTAAAGCTGGTAAGTCTTTTAATACAAAAGGTATTGGTAAGGCTATTCTTAATAAGCTCAAAGACCCGTTTGTCATAAGGGAAGATGACACTAATTTCATTGATAATGCTGTAGTGGATGGTGAAAGAACTACACTTGTAGAAGGTGATTATGACAATACTCCTAAAAGAAGGATTCCTATATTCTTTCAGAATCAAGTAGAAGATGGAGAACTACTACGTGACTTCTCCTCTGGTATAATTCATCTTGCAAGTTCTGCCATTAACTATGCTGCTATGTCTGAGATAGAAGATATGATGTATATCATGGCTGACTTTGCTGACCATAAAGACCCTGCAACTCCTAAGTCAATGGTGGAGATTTCTGATAGTAGATTCAACAAGGTAATCAAGGATGTCTATAACTTTGGTAAAACAAATAATGTAGGTGCTGTACTTCATGGTTTCATTGACCAACATATATATGGTGTAAAAAGAAATCCTAATGAAAACAAGGTATTTACTAAGTTCTGTGATTCAGTTATCAAATATACCTCATTCAAAGGACTGGCTACTAACTTGCCTGGTATGGTTGCCAATGGTACTGCTGGTATAATACAGATATTCATTGATGCAGGAAGTAATGAGTTCTTTGGCTATAAGGATATGGTATGGGCTTTTACCAAGTTGTTTGGTGATACTGGTGTCAAGGGTGATATGTCTGAGTATCTGTCTAACAACACCAGTTCTAAAGGAACATTGTTGCAGAAGATGTTTGACCCTATGCAGGAGAATTTTGAAAAAGCTTCTAACAAGAGATATTATAACAGTTTCCTCAGACACTTTATCTCAAAGGATTTTAGCTATGCTGGTTATGGTGTAGGTGAGTATTTCATTCACATGCTTCCTATGTATGCAATACTAAGACATGAGAAAGTAAAACTAAATAGTAAGGAAATTAGTCTGTATGAAGCTTTTGATGTTACAGAGAAAAAGGACGGTAATGCAGAGCTTATAATAAAAGAAGGTGTGACAGACCTTGATGGCAATACAATTACCAAGGATTATCTTGATAAGATAAGAGGTAAGATAATGTATGCCAACCAGTCTATGCACGGAGCTATGAATGCAGAGGATAAGGGACTTATACATCAATACTGTATGGGAAGACTTGTAATGAATTTCCGTCAGTGGATGGTAGGTCATTATAGCAGAAGATATAGAGGCAGGCATTTTGACTTTACTCTTGGAGAATGGAGAGAAGGTTATTGGGTGAGTGTTTGGAAAGGTTTGTTCAATGATGATACTAAGGACACTTGGAAGTCAGGACATAAAAAGGATGCTATGTTAATGTTCATGAAAGACTGTTGGTTGATGATGACAAAAGCCCAGACTCAGTGGAACAATCTTAGTGAGATGCAAAGATATAATGTCAAGAGAGCAAGAGCAGAAATATTGGTATGGATTAGTCTTCTTGGACTTAGCTTTGTTCTTGGTGAAGAAGATGACCATAAGAAGGAATGGTTTAGAAGATGGTGGATTTATCAGACCAAGCGTATGCTTACAGAAACAGAAGCATCAATGCCTGGTATAAAGATGCCTAATAGTATTATAACTATGGTACAATCTCCTATTGCAAGTGTTAATACTCTTAATTCTCTGTTATATGTTATATATGGACTTACTAATGGTGACTTGTTTGAGGAAATTCAATCAGGTAGACATAAGGGAGAAAACAGATATTGGAGGAATGTTGTGAAATATGATTTACCTTTCTATAAGGACTGGGAAAGACTGGTGACTATGGATGAAGATGACTCACTGTTTAAAGTGTTTGACTATTCTCCAAGTAATAATTAACACATTGAAGAGTAGTACTTTAGAGGTACTACTCTTTTTTTGTAAAGTTTATTTGAAAAAAAAAAGATAGGAAGTTTCCTCCCTATCATAAATTGATATTGATGTTAATACTGTCAATATTGAAAATCAACTTGTTGTTTTTCAGATTATTGTTTTGTGATTTTGTGATGTTGTTCAAAGGTTTGTAATAAGTGTTATTAGACTGATTGTAACAAAGACACTTATAGTAATGCTGTTCAATAGCCTTGACAGACCTATTAAGATGGAAAGCAGACCATCGGAAAGCCTGAGATAAATTGTTTGGACTCTTTCTAATATAATTGAGAATAACAGAATCCTCAAAATTTGAATACTTTTTGTACTTCTTCATAATTGTTTTGTTTTGATTGTTATAAATAATGAATGTAATTTTAATAAAGTTTTTGAGATTAACAGAGCTTGTTTCCTCCTATCCCAAATGATAGGAGTGGTGATATGTCCCTTAGGATTTTACATAACAACAAGATTCTAAAAAAATAAATACACTTCAATTATACATGATTTCAATAAATTGTTTAACTTTGCAAACAATAATTCAATCACAACTAAAATCACAATTATGACAATACTCATCATTAGTATCATTGCAGTGATAGTAATATATTGCTTAGCAATAATAAGTAGGACTACTAATACTATACCTACAACACCTACAACAGAACCTACAAAACCTACCTCACCTAAAACACCTACAGATAACAATAAAACATTATTAGGTCCCTGTGTTGAAGAAGTTTGGTCTCTTACTGAATTTGCTAAAAAGTTTGATAGAATGAAAGTAGGTGATTGTACTAATCACGATACTGATGAAGTGTTTAAAAGTTGTATCTTCTTTAAAGAAAATACTTTGACCTTTGTATACTTCTACAAAACCCTCGGAGTTCTAACTAAAGAAGAAATTAGTAAAAGAGAAGGTGAACTAAAAGTTGGAAGAACTTCAAACAATAAATACTATCTTTATGTAGGAAAAGATAATATTGCTGAAAATGTTGATTTAAATATACAAGATTATGAATAATCAACTTATTATCAAATGGTGTAAAAGAGTAGGCATAGCCATTGCTTCAGCAGTAGCTATATTTTTTCTCTATGCTTTATCATATTATATATATGAAGGTTATTATATCCCTCGTCATATTGAATCTCTATATCAAGAAGGACTTAGCAATCCTAATAAAGCTGAGAACAATATAAAACAATTACTGGAAGAGTATGAAGCAGACTCACAAACTAAAGCATTAAATCTTATGAAGTTTTATGCAGATAAAAATGAGTTGTGGGCACAAATCTTACTTGAACAATTTAATGAAGAACGTGGTTTACCTTTGAATAGTAAAATCCCAATCAACAAACATATATGGGGTATTACTCTTGGTAAATCTACAAAACAAGATGTCTTGAATTATCTTGATTCAATCAATCTAATGCACTTAGAATTAGAGAATGGAAGTGTCACTCAAGTTCTTGATGGTTTTGAATTTGCAGGTGTATTTTGGGATAAGGCTTATTGCTATTTTAGTAATAACAAAATTTATAAAATTAGATTTTGGCATACAACAGATTCTTTTGATAGTGGTCTTATGAATATGCTTACTACAAAATATACTTTATCAAAGAAATTTGATATCTCAAATATCTCGATAAAAGATTCTTGTATATTAATTGAATTAAATTACCCTTATTCAAAAGCAGTAAGACTTGAATATACTGATATCAAAGCTAAAAATAAGAAGCTACAACAAGATATAAATTCTATTTAATTATATACATTGACTGAACTGTGTAAATCTAATATAATTTAACACAGTTCAGTCAATATTTTTAATAGCCTCCTGTAAACTTACTTAAATCTTTATTACTTACAGTTCCAGCTACACGAGCCATAGGGTCTCTATAGAAACCACCTCCACTATTACTATAAGAAGCCTTATCTGGTTCTAAGTAATAATTGTAGTTTTTATAACCACTTCCTCCCTCTCTTTGAGAAACTTCAAGAACATCTCTTAATAAAGCTTTAATATTTGCATCATCATGGTCTTTTGCATAATAGAATCCATCTGTTTGCCAAATACTTTCTCCCTGACCAAAATATTTTGCAAATAACTTTGAGTTTAATGTTGGATTTAATGAAACATTTCCATCAGTATCTATTGCTCCTAAATCATACTCATTATCTCCTTCACCAACAGAAGCAACATATTTACCGTCTTTTACTTTTATATGTATCTTCGATGCCCTACTTGGTATTTCATCTGTGTTCTTTGAGCCTTTACCACCATCAGAAATATAAGTAAGCTTATCATACCCTGCATATTTCTGACTTCCTTCACCTGAACTACCTGAACCTCCTGCACTCTGCTTCAACTGTGCCACAGCAACAGCTTTCTGATATTGTGGGTCTATCTCAGGATTATACTGCCATCTTCCATTTACTTTTTCTATTCCTTGTGAGGCTGCACTTAATTTCAGTTGTTCACTGGTAGCAGCATCCAGCACTCCCAAATCCCTCTGAGGACTATGATTCTCCTGATATACTGCACCGTCTATCATACCATTAATAACTGATTGTCTTGCTCTCCTAAGATTATATCCACTGAGGTTTTGATTTACTCCTCTCTCCTCAAGTATAGCATCAGCAGCCATCTGCAACTCTGGTATTGTAGACATATCTTCATAAAACTTTCTTATGGTCTCAGGACTATATCCAAGTTTCTGCACATAGTCTCTATAATAACCATTCAGTGTACTTCCTGCATCTCCTGCTGAGAATATCCTCGATGATGCTGCCTTACCAGCAGCTGCTCCTCTTGTATACAGCTCATTACCACTAATCCTATACAGGTTAGGATTCTTTCCATCCAAGAAGTCATCTATGTTTAGATTGTCATTAGCATATAGCAGTGAAGTGTCCTGTGCCCCAAGACTCTGCCTTAGCTTCTTTTCTTCTCTCATAGCCTCATCTGCTTGAAGTATTCTACCCATTTCTCCCTGGTATCTTCTCTTCAAGGATGTCAAAGCTCTCCTATTGCCCATAGTAAGACCATTATGTGCAAGGTCTTCTGCTTGTGCTCTGAGGTCATTGGCATAGCCTTCATATATCTGCCTTGCCTTACTCCCCTCTGGCAATGTCTCACTGAGATACTTGAATTTATCTGCACCTTGTGATAAGGTGTCATACTGTTCTTCACTCTTCTCAAAAGCATCCTTGTATGTAGAAAATGGTACAAGCATTTCCTGCATACTGAATGGATTAAATGAGGGTGAAACTACAAATGAATAGTCTGGCATATCTTCTACTCTTTAAAATGTTAAACCTTTCTTTTTCCTACTTATCTTACCTCCACATGCTGCCTTTTTCTTTCTTATATAGCTTTTACCTATATTCTGCTTGTCACTCATTGTTCCAAACAGTCCATCAGCAGCCATATCTGCAATCATATTATGTTGTGCATTCTCCTTACCCCAGGCTCCCAAACCTGCAAACAAGCCATTCACATTACCATATATGCCTTGATTCCAAGCAGCATCAGCAGCCATTCTCTGTCTTGCAGCATCCATCTTCATTTGTGCTCTAAGCTGTCTGTTATTGTTTGCTATTTGAGCATTGATAACTGATACTTGATTTGCGGCATTAGCATTATACATATCTGTACCTCTGTTAAACTCTTCAACTCTTTGCTTCTGAGCATCATTATATTCCAAAGCTTTCCTATAAAGCTCACCATCTGCTATCTGACTGTTGTAGTCATTTGCAAGCAATCCTGCCATCTTAGTTCCCATTGGAGAAGCATTGTTAAGAATAGCTCTGTCTGTAGCCCTACTATTGGCATCCATTCTATTTTGTTCATACCATATATCCATTGGTCTATATTTAAGACGATTACCAATAAACTTGGCATGTGCCAATGCTGGACTTTCATTTGTTATCTCTAATGCAGCATCCATTCCTGAATAGTCTGGTTTTCCTATACCTAAGGCTTGCATCCCAAGACCTACTGCTGGTCCTAATAGTCCTGCTGTTCTTCCCCATGTTGGTTTATGTATTGGCTCATATTCCTCATCTTCTACCTTACCTTTCTTATCAGGAGTAACCACTGAGTCTACAGGTCTCTTATAGTAGTTATACTCATAATCACTATCAGCATCCTGCCACTTGTAACTTCCTGCACCAACCCAATCCTCTGGCACATCTATTTTTATCTCATCAATAGTACCATCATCATTCACCACAAAGTTACCTGATACCTTATTCCTCAACATCTCATCAGGAGTTTTCCAATATGTTCCAGGATGAGTATTCCTAACACCAGTTCCATTGGGGTCTTCAAAGATAGTCTGATAATCCCTCTTCGCATCTTTCAGCCAACCATTGTTATCTACGTATCTTGCTGCATATTGTCTTGCTGCCTCTGGTGCATCTTTACTATTAAGTATCTGTTGCAAATAGAACAGTCTGTTTTCTTCTTTCTCTTTCAACCAGTCAGAACCTCTCTTATAAGCATCTGTCTGTGCTAAGGCTTTGCCTATATCCTCCGACTTCATGCCTTTCTTCACAAGACCTTTCTTTACTGCTTCCTTCCAAGCTGCATCAGTACTGCCATTCCAAGCATCATAGTCTTCCTTTCCCCAACCTCCATGTACAAAATCAAAGGTTAGTTTTCCATTCTCATTTGGAACATAAAAACCAAAATCATATCCTCTTGAAAGAGCATCCCTCAACATAGGATCGTCTTTTCCTAAAGCTTCTACAAAGGCTTTATTTTTCAATATGTTTTCCCAATCATCTATCTTACCTATCTTATGGTCTTCTGCCCACTTATTAAATTCTCTATCTGTAGGTGTTTTTAAGAGATTATATATCTTTCTCTGCATGTCTCCACCCTTATCAAATCTGTTCATCTTTCCACCACAAGCATTTATCTGTTCTGTATTTCCTTCTTTCATATTAGGCTCTTCTTCCATCTGCTCACCATTATCCTGCTGTCCTTGAAGCTGCACTCCTTGCTGTGCATTCTGAAGTTGCTCTTCATTCTGCATTTGCTGTGCTTCCTGAGTTTGCTGTTCCTGCATAGCTACTTGCTGCATTATTGCCTGCTGCTGCTCTGGTGGCAACTGCTCAAAGGCTTCTTGCATATCATCTGCCTTCTGCCTCTCCTGCTCATCTGCAAGGTCATGAAGTTGTTTCTTCAGTCCATTCTGTGATATTGGGTCATTTGGTCTCTCAAGACTTTCTTTTTCAAGTTTCTTTGATAAGTCTGCATAGCTTATTTCTGTCTTCTTTCCTATATGGAATTTCTTCTTTGTCTTTGCATCTGCCTTTATCCTCTGACTAAACACATAATCATCAAATATGGTCTCTCCTTCTTCTACAAGATTAGGCTGACCATTTTCTCTGCTTATACCTACTTGCACACCATCATAAGGATTCTCTTCATGTGAACCTCCTGCACCAATAATAGTAAGACCATCTGTAAAGTCTGCTCCATTAGTTTGCATATCTCCACCTAAAGCAAACTTGGCAGCATTCCTTGCAAAGTTAGCTCTCTTCACCACTTCAGGTGAATACTTATCTTTATTAACTAACACATGTGATGCAAACTCTTGTACTCCCATACCATGTGCCTTAGCTTCTTTAGTGAATAATCCTCTATGACTCTTCTTAATATGAATACCTCCACCTGACTCAAAGGTATTTATAGGTGTTGAGGGTATATTGTCAAATACAGTTCCAGTAATCTTGTTTTTCATGTCTGTCATTCTATTCTTTGTTACAAGATAATCTGACATAAATCCATAATCTATAGCTCCTGTACCCAAGCTTGGCATTCCTCCAAGTGGACCTCCAAAAGCTGCATAGTTTGCAAGCATTGTATCCATTTGTGTCTCTGCTATATTATCAATATTGTTATCTACATTTCTATTTGCCCATAACTCTGCATTTGTTCTTTCTGCTCTAAGAGCTGCATTCTTCCTTCTTGCCTTGCCTTTTTTAAAGACTCCTCCTTTATAAGCATTCTGCACATTAGTCACAGCATTTGGTCCTTGTATATCATCAAAGGTTGAAGCATTAGATACAAAGTTATTCAAATAATTAGTACCTTCATTAGCTGTCTGAAGCTTCTTTTGGTCTGTCTTCATACCCCAAAGAGCATTTATACCTCCACCAATAATACCAGAAGCTGCTGATACAATACCTCCTACCACAGGATTAATAGTACTGATAGCACTTCCAACAGTATTACCTATACCACTCACTGCATTACCTGCGCCAGAACTTAGTCCTCCACTTATAATTTTATTAGCAGCACCACCGACAACACCACCTAATGCACCTACAACATTACCTATTTTACCTGCTCCACCTACTTTACCTACAGGTACATCTACCTGCTTAGGTAGCCAGCTTGACATCTCTGAACTTGTTATTTTTGATGGGTCTGTTGTTTTATTTAAACTTCCCAAACTTCCTGCATCAATATTATTCAAGTAGCTAAAATCCAAGCCATCAAAGATATTCTGATGCTCTCTATCTATACCTTGAGCAAACAATGGTTGATTCCATTTGTTCACTCTATATAATTTATTTCTTTTTCTCATATTAATATATGTTTTTACAAAGATACTTCTTTACTGGCTTCAATGTTTCACCCTAAACTATATTATAAAAAGAGGTAAGAGAATCACTAAGACTCCCTCACCTCTTTACCTAAGGCTTAGTAAGGCTTATTATCTAGGCTCTCAAGCCCATCAAGTTCCTCAAATTCTCCTTAGGCTTAGTAAGGCCCAAGAATGCTTAGTGAGGCTCATATCCCTACCTGTTATCAGTCTACCCAAAATACGTCACCATAATATCATGCACCTCTACCTTACTTGTTGCTACATTCTTAGTCAGCTTTATGTATGTCCAAGGATTTCTTATTCTATCCAATGGTCTTGCCTTAAACCTCTTTATTCCCATCAAGGACTCTATAGCAGCATTTATCTTGTTTACCTCTACATTGTCCCTCGGAATATCACACCTCCACATTCTGAACTTTCTGTTTAAGGAAGCATTCCTATCTGAATTTCCATGAGTAAATCTGTCATGACCATCTCTATCACTAAGACTAAGCATTCCATGTTGATACTCATTCCATGCTTCTACAGTGTCAAATGGTAAGGCAGGCTTAAACTTTCCTGTATTTTCATCATATACTCCTTCATCTTCTACACAAGCTCTGAACTCCAAGTTAGTAAACATCTTATCAATCTGTGGTTCCTGATTAGCTACAAGAGTCATTGAGTAAGATTTATTCTCACCAAAGAAGTTACAGTACTCTCCTGCTTGGTGTTGCCACAGATTAAGGCTCTTTATCCATATTCCTATATCATCAAGATTTACAAAGAAAGGTGTTCCACCATAATCATAGAATGAAGTAAAGCAGTTGAACTTCTCTGAATAAGCCAATGCTATTTCCTTATTAATGAATAACACATCTTGATTCAACTTGTCATAGTAAGCTACAAATGAATCAAACATATTAGCTGTCCATTCTACCTCTGATGATGGAATATTCTGCTTAGCCCAAGCATTAAATCCTCCTACTGTACTCAAATTATTCAACTGACCATTAAACAAATATATGCTTTTCTCATTGCTGTCCATAAAGTATATGCCTGAAGGTGTCTGTACCATAGACCACTTGTTTGAACAGCCTACTGTATCTGAATAATACCTCTTTCCTTGAACCTTCTGTGAGTTTGCTATCTCAATAGGCACTCCTTCTGTAGTGGAAATCTGTGTATTCTCATTATACAGTATTTGTGATATACCACTGTCTTGGAATGAAAGCAACTGATTATTAAGCCTTATAAGCTTGTTTACCTTTCCTTTGTTTCCATCCATCTCCAATGTATTGGCTAAGGTTATATTAGTCCACAAGTCTACATCTGCTCCATTCTGCTTAGTTTTAGTCCAAGTTACTGTATTTGGAAATACAGTATTCTTATAGCTATCCTCATCCATTATCTTATATGAGAAGAAGTTATCCATCTGTGAATACACTGGATTTATTAGATTAAAGTTCTGAGGTGTCACATTCAGATTACTTACCTGTCCTCTATTTTTATCATACCTTCCATCTATATTCACCCTTGTCTCCACCATAAAGGATGCTATATCCACTACCTGATTCTTATCCTCTGAACTGAAAGGATAGGTCTTTAAGCATTCATATCTCTGGAAATATGTATCTCCCCATTTATAGTTTAAATCTATACTCTGAGTATTCTCATCAAATAACACTGATGGTCCACAAGGTATCCATGTTGCTGCCTGCAATGCCTCATCTGAAGCACCTCCAAAGATTATGTCTTTATCATATTCCTTATATACTTCAATTATAGGAGATTGCCCAGCAATTAAAGTAGAAAATACCCCTCCTAAAACAAAAGGTTCCCAAGAATAAACACTTTCACTAATCTTTGCTACTAGATGTGGAGTGGATTTATATTTTATTTGAACACCTTCTCTCCAGTAAGATATGTTTTTTACATGATCACCAATATCATTACCATTAACTGTAATAGTAGGTTTAATAGGATTACTTATTTGTAGAGGTATACTCCAAACCCAAGAATTATCAACTTTCTTTAATTCAAATATACCACACTTTGAACTTAGATCATTAGGATTTTCAAGAGATATTTTAAGCTGACATTTTGTTTTATAGTCTGTATCTACATTTTTTCTCCACGGCCATCCTACGAAATAGTAAGGAGAAGGTTCACTTGGCATTACCATTGTATCAACATTTCCCTGATATACTTCCCCATTCACTTTTACAATAGAAAGAGTATCAGAATTAAATAACTGAATATCAGAATACTCAGGATTTTCTAATATTGGAGCATACTGAATCTTTGCATACGTAATCTTAGAGCCAAATCTATAATTACTTATCCTCTTTTTTAATAGCTGAGCACTTCTATTATCTCTTACAACATCATTATTTAAAGAACCATTTTTATGCCACATATATACTGGAAAATCTACAGGAGGATTGTCAGGACAATAAGTTCCATATTTTCCTTCTGCATTTATATCATCTGCTATATGATCATTATAAAACAATCCAGAAATAAGAGCACCACATCCTGGAGCTACAATACTCCTATGAACAAATCCAGCAGAATTAGAACCTATAGTTGGAGTTGATGTTTGAATACTTATATCTCCATAGGTCTTATCAAATGTAGTATATCCAACAGTACTTAAACCATATCCTTTAAAATCTGTATGAGCTATAAAATCATCAAATTCTATATCTGGAGAATTTAAAGTTATGAAATAAGGATCTACACGGAAAGAGTCATTATCATTATAAGTACCCATAACTTCCGTACTTGATAGATAGGGAGAAATTATTGTAGAATTAATATTAACTAAATCTTGAATAAATTGTTTAGTATATTGTGAAACAAGTCTATCATTCGATGTAACAATACCACCTCCTGTATACCCCTTATCTTCAGGAAAAGATTCATTTGGTATATTCCAATCTAAGCTCATTCCACTTACACTATTTTCAGGTCTAAATAACCATGATGAGACAGCATACAGATTATTATCCCTGTCCACTTTTCTATACATAGTAGGACAACCTATTCCCTGACATAAGATTGTTCTATCTTGTGTCCTTGGTATAGCAAATACTGGTCTTACTTTTCTATAACCTTGTTTATGTAGATTTTCAAATATACTATCAATACCTGTTTTTCTTACAGCTTTCATAGTATATTTAAACTCTGGAACTTTTATAATTTGTCTCCCCGTTGGATCTAACCTTGTTCCAGCTTTGGTTTCCTCTGAAGGAACGGCTAGACATTGTTTATCCCCTATCCAACATGGTTCTGACCATCTACCATTTTTATACTGAAACTGTACTCCAAGTCTATAATACTCTCTGGATTTAAAGCAGGAAGCTCCTTTATAATTATCGTCAGTATCAAGAGTATTATAATAAGTAAGAGGGGGTTTAGAAGATCGTTTAAATCCTCTATCTACTGCTAATGAGGAGATATTATCATTTGCTAAAAATTTAGTATCAGTAACCCCATTCTCCTCTAACAATCTTTCCTTTATACTAAGAGGTGGTCTCTTCACTGTAATATTTCCAAAAAACAGTGTCTCATCTTTCTGTTCTATAGTCTTAGCTACAATCTCTTCACCGCCTTTATACAACAGCTCTGTAGGGTCTACTATCTCACCACTGGTACCATTATCTATATATGTTACAGATGTAGCATCTTCTCGTATCTCCAAATCCTGTATCCTTTTAACCAATGGTGTAGCATCCTTCGATGTCCTAAGGATTGAATAAATCCTCATATAATCAAAGTTCTTGTCTATATTGTTTACCTTAATCTTAAAGCAGTTTGCTACCTTTTCCTCTGGACTTCCTGCTCTGTTGATATAAGAGATATACTGTAAGGGTGTTGTGTAAAATATATTACTTTCCTGACCATATTTGTTATAATAGGTAAAGGCATACTGTATCACTCCAGGAGGAAACTCTCCTGCACCATATATCTTACTGACTGATACTGTTTCCTTTAAAGCTAACTCTGGCACAAAGTCAAAAGATGAATCATTATATTTGCCTAACTTATAATCCATAGCTGAAGCTATATTGATTATTCTTGGCTGATTCAATCCATCTGTCCAATACACTTTCTGAATATTCTCTGACTCATAAGACACCAAGGTCTCTATAGGATAATTAGGACTAAATCCCAATGATCCAAAATAAAGAACCTTGCCTTTAAGATCATAGTCTTTATCATCTGATTTTTCAAAGAGATAGATATAATCATTGACAGTAAATAATACTAACTTATGATTAAGTACAGCAGTTCCTACAGGTATTCCTCTAATAACTGGTGCATCAGTAATCTCCTTAGTTTCTTCATCAACATTACTATCATACCTACCAACAAAATCCTCTGTAGCCCAAGGCTTGGTATCTACACGAAGCCTTAATTTCTTTGGTCCTCTCTCATTAACCCAAGACATCATTGTGTTACCCTCATTGGTAGCAAGTCTTATGTTAAGATTCTCAAAAGCAAACTCTGGATTAAAGGCTGATACTGACATGTCTCTGTTCATGCCTTTTGTTTTCCAATTAATATATTTTTTTGCCATATTAATATCTCCTCCTATATTCTCTATCTCCTAAGTTCTTAAATCCATTGTCAAAGTGTGTCACTGGCTTTATCAAGGTATTAAGGTACCTTGTAATACTCTCCATCTCTGATACTGATGGTGTTGTCATTTCACTCTGTAGCAAATGTGCTGCCCAAGCATAATCTGTTTGTGCATTGCTCAATACTCCTGCTGATATATTGTTTGTATCAAACTTTACAGTGAACACCTTTACTTTGATATATGCCTCCAGTGCATTCAGATATGTCTCATTGTCTATCAACAATGGAAAACCATCTTCATCTACTGGTATTGCTCTATATGCCACTTCTATTCTTCCTACTGGAAAGGATGTGAATATCACTCTACCTTGTGTCTTGAATGACATTTCTTCTACACATACATTCCTTGGTGGTATATACTCATGTTGTACATTATTCAGTAAGTCCTTAGGTCTCCTGTCTTCTCTTGGCTTAGGTTCCAAACCTCTTGTGAAATTATCTGTCATTGCTCTCAGACAAATACCTGTATCAAGGTCTTTTACCTGTATTATTGAAACAAGGTCACAAGGCAACAGTCCTCTGAAGTCTTTTATCTCTACTTCTTCTATCTTATCTTGGTATAGACTTGGATAACCATGCAGGGATATGAATCTAAGAGTGTGTCTTATCACTTGCTCAAGTGTCAAGTTTTTCAGCAATGGATGCTCTACTAAGTCATCAAGCACCCTCCTTATATTTGTATATTGTATCTCTGTCACCATAATGTATCTGTTTTACCATTGTTAATACTTCCTACTAATGCTCGTTTTATAAATCTGTTTACCTCAAACTCATAGAAGACTTGGTTCTCATACATGGCATGATTTTTATTATACTTTATGTGGTATATGTATTTTGGCTCATGTCTCAGAAGTGTCTTGTTTACTCTTGCCTCTTCATCCTCATACCATAATTTTATTGTTTTGTCCCAATTTATAGGATAACCTATTTTCAGCTTTCCATCTACTATCTTCACCTCTGGCTTGTATTTCCTCAATTCAAGCTCCCCCATATTATGTGGAAACTTTATTGTATTTCCCTTGACTATTTCCTCAGCCATTAAGTCATTTACACCTCTGACAATACTATAGAACTCATGCTCTTTCAAAGGTCTGCCTATATCATACCAGCCTTTCTTTCTTATATGCTTATAGGCATCATACACTCCCCATGAATTTCTTACTCTTGATTTCCTTGGAACATCTGTCTTTATAAGCTTGGCTCTAAACTCCTTATAGTCCATTTCTAACTCTGTTTTGTTGCTACCTTTGACATATCATCACTTGCATTATTGGCTTGGTCTACAGGTTTATACATGCTTCCTACAAGTTCCTTTACTACAAGCTCTGTTAAAGTTGGTACCAGATAATCCCTTATTGGAAACTCCCTCTCCATTACATCACATACTGTAGTATCCCCTTCACATTTATATTTCTCTATCTCATCAAAGTCCTCAAATATTGCACTCATTCTTAATTTCCTAAGATTAAGAAACTGGGGATTGACACTTTTAAGATATAGATGTAAGTCTGTTCCTAATGACACATATATTATGTTTCTTAAAAACTTGTTTGTACCTATATATCTCATCTTGTCTCTTGGCACATAACTTATGTTTATTCCTTGATAAAAGTCCATAGGATATACTCTTGGCATATTTCCTTCAAGAAGTTTTGGTATCTTCTCTTCTGTCCTAAGATAATATCCTCCTGTACATGGACTTCCATCCATTGCTGGTACTTTCTTTAAGTCCAGACATATCTGCTGATACTCAAATTCTGAAGCTATATCTGTAAATGTCTTCAGCTTCTCCTGCTCTTTCTTTATCAGGAAACTTCTATACTTCTTCAACAGAAACAGTACATGGTCTTCATTGAAGAATGAGTCATCTGAAGTATTTGCCTTTGCCAAGTCCAATACCATATATACAATCTCTTTTACTAACATATCTATTCTCTATTTTATATAGAATTTAGTTTCATAAGCAAAAGGAGTTAAATAGTTAAGAAGTTAAGCCCTTACTTTTACTCATAAAATATTAAATATAACAAAACATTTGGCTTAACTCCCGACTCCTTAACTCCTTAACTACTTAACTTTCTTCCATCATAACCACAACATCCGACTGAGTATCTTCCTCAGCCTCATGTATTACTTTTACAACTTCTGTATTCTCAAGGGTCTTCAACCTCTGAGCCATCTCTGTCATCTCTCCTAAATGTAGCTTTCCCATTTTCAAATAATCTGGATAAGGTATTAAACAACTTGTTCCATAGATACAGTCCAAAGCTTTCTCTATAAAACAATAATCTCTCTTACTCAACATGCCTCTATAGTCCTTGAATACAAAGTCTCTGTAGAAACTCAGCACCAATAGCTTCATGCTGTGACTCTTTGACATATATCCTTTCAACTCTAAGGCATGAAAATATTCAGACAATGCTTCAAACAATATTTCATCCATTGCACCCACAAGTTTTTATTATATTATTGCTATAGCCACTCCTTACTACACCAAACAGTTTATTGTAGAACTTGATGGCTGCTACATAATGCTCTGTCTCTATAGCTGCCTTGAAAGCATTCCACAGCAATATGAAATCTGTAAACTCTGTAGGAATACTACAGTCTGCTACTAACTCCTTGGTATAGTCCATCACTCTCTGATAAAGAACATTTTCATCAAACACTACTCCAAGGGTTATCTCTTCATCAAGCCTACAGGGAGTACATTCTCCTGGTGTTCCCTTACATTTTATATATACAAAGAACAGTGTGTTGCTCATGTCTGCTCTATTAAAGGCTATTGCTTTTGGATCTGTCTCCCATGACTTTGTAAAGTCCAATGAAGTTAGTACCAAATCTAATTCTTTTACATTACCCTCTATTTCCTTTTTATATATATAGTCTGAGGTTGGAGTCCCTGGTGCTGTTTCTGATACCTTGTCTGCTGTCATTATCACCACAGAGTCTATATACCTGTTCTTAAAATAGTCTGCTTTATTCACATGTGCATTGATATACAGTCTCTGTCCATCATCTGAGATTCTTAACTGGTCAAATAGTATCATATCTTACTTTCTTTAAATAAAACAAAAAAGAGGAACCAGGGATACATTCCCCAATCCCTCCATAATAATATATGAAACAAAAGACTAATTATTCACCGTCAGCCTTTGCAAGAGGCTTTACAGTAAGACCTGTAGCTGTATTAAAAGCAGTAATAATCTTGTTAATCTCAACAAAGGTTTCTCCACCTTCTGATGGCACTGCAATGGTAATGTCTTTCTCTGTCCTATAACTATTGACACCTGTGTCTGTAAAGGCATAGTGAATCTCAATCACATCATATTCCTTACTTGGGTCTATCATACCCTTGGTCTCAATGTCATTCGGGAAACCTACCTTCCTATACTGGTCTCCACGTTCACCAAGAAGGAAGTACTCAAGGTCTGCCAGCTTCTTGCCATTACCTACCATGGTAGTAGAAGCTTCTGTAGCCACAGTACCCCATATCAAGTCATCTACACCATCATACACTGTAGTAGGCATTACATCAAAGAGTACTCGCTCCTGTGCCTCTGTACCCAATGTCCATGACTGTGGCACCTCCTCAATCTCAATACTGTCTGTATTGGCTGTAAACTTAAGATAAGGATTGCTTGTAGCAGTAGCCCTTACCTCACGTGAAAAACTGAGGTTAAGTGCCTTTACCAGCTCCTTATAGAACTGCTCTGCTGTCATACCCTTCCTTGCATGTACTGCTGCATCCTTTACATACTGGTCCTGAGCACCCATACCAAAGAACTGATGGAAGTTAATGCGAAGTACATAGTCCTGTCCTGCAATAGGATTGCCTCCATTAACCGTGGGATCCAACACTACCTTCACCTTCTTCATAGGTGTTGCCATAGCAGCTGCTTTAAGGACATTGACATAATTGATGTTCTTCACTGGAATGTAGTCACTCTTCAGCACTGTGTCTGGACCCTGTACCTCAAAATATACTTCTTTCTCAATGTTACCACAGGTCTTCACCTTAAAATCTCCAATATTAGCCAGTTCTGCTGTTGCTTCTACTGACTTGTTTGCTACATACAGGTGCCTTACCTGATTCAAACTATAAACACTCATCTTTATTTATGTATTTAATTAAACATTGTCTACTTGGTAGACCTTAACTATTATTTATTGATATTATATCCTTTACTTTGCAATGCAAGCTGTACTGCCCTATCTAATATCTTCTGATGAAGAGCTTCATGCAAGATACAGTCTTTTGCTTTACTCTGTCCTTCTATTGACAAACCATCTGACAAGTCAATAAGTATAATAGGTGATACTTTCTTTATGTACCTTATATAGTAGACTGACACCAAATATTTACAGATTATCTCTACATTTCCTTCTGACAAGTCCAGCCTCAAGGCTCTCCTATCATTGGCTCCTCTGAAGGGATTGTCTCTGATTACTTGATATTCATCTTGCTTTACTGGATATATCTTCATTATGGTTTCTGCACCACACTTACCATTGTCTACTACCACTGATTCCATTGTTATGAACCATAGGTCTTCTGGAAGAGTAAAGAATTTTGATTTGCTTTCAAGACCAAGAGGTGTACCTGAGGAATTTGTTATTGGCTTTAGAAACTTCTCTGCTGTCAAGTCTGACAAGTATCTCCTTAGCTCTTCTGTTCCTTCAAATATGTCTCCATAAGGATTCTTACCATTGTATAGACCAAGCACTATCTCTTCCTGTGCCTTGGTCAAAAACACTGATTTTTCATATTCATCAAGTGCTATGGTTTGCTTTGAGGTCTCTTCTCCAAAATTTGGAGTGAGAGCATAGCTGTTAAGCATTGTATCAAAGCTATTTGAAAACTCCTCTACTGTCATATCTTCTTTGTTTATGATTACTCACTTCTCTGTCCTGCCTGCATTACTGTTTGTAGGTTATCCTGCCCTGTATTTGTCCAAGCTATCTTTGCAAGCTCTACTGCTCTCTGAAGTATCTCTTCATGAAGTATTGGGTCTAACTCACACTCCATCTTATCTTCCTTACCTTCAATGGAAAGTCCATCAAGGTTTGATACTATGATTGGATTTGGTCTCCTTACATATCTGATAGTATACTTTGTAAGTACATCTGTAGGACCTACTACTATATCTGCCTTGTTTACCACATCATTGTTTGTAAGTCTCCATGCTTGATATTTCAGTGGTCTCTTGTAGGGCTTGCACATCAACCTTGAATATTCATCAAATTTAACTGGCACTACTTGCAAAAGTATAGTCTTGTTGTTTCTACTTACCTCTACCATTTCATTGATAGCAAACATAAGCCTTGGTGGTAGAGTTATACTCTTGCTGTTTGGTCGTGTATCAAACAATGAATTATCAAAGCCTGAAACATCTGTTCCTTCATTCTTCACATAAAGTACATCTCCCTTGGTATCTTTTAATACATTGCCTTCAGAATCATAAGCTTCTGTATAGCTGTAGGTAGACTGAGGTATAGAACTGGTTGTCTTTGTTCTTGAATATACTGGGTTACCATCCTTGTCTGTCTTATCTGCTATAAGAGTGTAAGAATAGTATGTTGCACTTGTAGTAGCTACAGTAGTGAGCATGGAGAAGTCCACTTGCCTCTTGACACTACCATCAAAGCCATCTTGGGTATTGTTGCCTTTGCTCTTTGGATTAAAGTAGTTCTTCAGAATTTCATCCTGTGCCTTGGTAAGAAAGATACTCTTCTCATAGGCATTAAGTCCTGGTGCTTGGTTTGAGGTTATATTGTTATATAACACATCAAACATATTATCCATCTCTTCTACTGACATATCTTTATAGTTTTTGGAAAGGAGTGGTAAGGAATTATGTTTCCTTACCTAAACTCCATATATGATTAAATTTACTCTTCTTCTGCTTCCTTCAACTGTGCTTCCAACATATATTTCAGCTCCTGATGCTTGATTGAACTGAGATACTTGGCTGCATTGTTCAAGGTACTCTCCTCATTCATTTCACACAGTGGAGAACCATCTTTACGTAGATAGTAAGTGTTGTTCTTTGTTCCTATAAGTCCTGCTTCTACTGCTCTCTTGACAAGTACTTTTGCTGGCAAATACTCATCTGTAATCACTGTATAGAACTTACGTGGGTCTGCCTGAATGTATTCATTAACCTTATTCTGCAAGAAACCAAGTTCTACATTAGGACTGATAGGACGCTTCTCAAGCTGCTCTATAATAGTCTTAAGTGTATTCTTATCTCTTTTCACAGCACCATATTCTATATAGCATTCCATTGTGATGTCCATCTTACTTAGATTCTTCTGTGCCTCTGCACCTTCTGAGATAATCACAAACTGATAGGTTGCCTTTGGTCTTTCTTCAAGCTCTTCCATTGAGGATGCTATGAAGTCCTTGTTGGCAAGCAATATCTTATACTGTATATACTGCTCTGGAATACTTAGGTCAAGATAGTTATCCTGCTTGTGCAGTTTCACCCTACCTATACCATTTGGATTACTGTCATCCCAGAAGTTGTTTTCTTTCTTATAGATACTGAGAGCATTGATTTCCAATCCCATTGCTTTTTCCAAAAAGATTTTCTCACTATCTGTAAGAACATTCTTGAACATTCCTGTCTTACTAAGCCTTGGCACTACAAAACTTCGTGTAGCATTCTCTGCCATACCTCCTGACAAAAGATGTCCCTTCCGCTGTACCATTGCTGTAGGACTTGGAACAAACCTTACTATAATACGCTCATTCCTCAAGCAATTTGCTGGTTCCTTACTATAACTTGGTACTGCCTTTTCTGCATAACTTGACTTTATCTCTGTCTCTGCTTTAGGCAACGGAATTTCTGTCTTTATTTCTTCCTGTGGTGTCACATCCAATTCCATATCCTGCAAAACTGTCTCTGTATTTGGATTGTCTTTCTTACTAACTCTTCCCATTTCTACTTCTCCTTTTATTTTGTTTTTCTGTTTTGTTTTATTTTAGTAAGAGTACAGGAGGGAAACCTTGTTCCCTCACTGCCTCTTTCTATATCTTAAGCTATGATTGCTGGTATCAAGCTCATTGTCCTTGTTGGGTCAAGCACACATACACCCATTGTAGTCATCTTATGGATGGTTGCTGAATCCTCATCATGACTCATGTTGGGATTACCCATCTGACCTGTGAAAGGATTCCTTAAGCCCCACTCATAAGAGGTCATATCACCTTCCATGCCCTTTACTGCACACTTGAAGATGTTGGGCTGATCCATTGTACCAATGTCAAAAATATCATACCTGTATGAGTATGCAGGACCTCCGTTTGGATGCATAATCTTATTACGCACTGGGTCATCATAACGAGAGTCAACATCAATCTTCACCTTTACACCGTTTGGTGCCTGGAACTCTACAAACTGGAAACCTGCTGACAAGGCATTCTCATGCAATGGTGACTGTACCTTTCTTACCATGCCTACTGCATCTCCATTTACCTGGAATGCTGACCAACCACTCACTGTGTCAAGCACTGCCTTATGGAACTGAATAGCACCACGCTCACCTGTCTTGATTACAAAAGTACGGTCTTCCATACCAAGCTTTGCTGCTGACAACTCATAAAGAGCATCCTCAATAAGCTTCAATGAGAAGGTGTTATAAGTCATGGTATTGGCTGCTTCCATCTGTTCAAACATACCAGCTCCCATACGAATTACCTCACCACTCTTACCAATGTTAAGATACTCACCATTAATATTCCTGTTTGAACGACCATAAGCAAGCATGTTGTTCTTATAATCATCCCACTGCTGCTCAAGCTCCCACTGCTCATAGTGCATCCACATGTTTACAGTGTCTTTAACATAGCGACCATTTACTTCCTTGGTTACTGGAATACCAAAAGCAATCTTCTTGTTAATCATTGAGCCTGCTACCTTAGTGTGAATACGGATAGTAGTAAACTCATTCCTCATTGCTATAGGACTTGAGAAGCGTACATCACCTACCTTACGAGAGAAATCCTTCTCTACTGGTGCATACTCTACTGAGAACCTCTTACCTGCAAGCAGCTCATCTACAGGAATACCTGAAATGATACCACCCATCAACTCTACCTTGTAGACTGTGTTAGTACCTTCATTCCTGCCATTTGCAAGTACCCTAATAGGATATACCTCATTGCGCTCACCTACAATTACCTCACCATCAGCAAACCAATCCTCTGCAAATACCAAGTAGAATGGCTCACCATTCACACCTACATTGGCTCCATTACGAGTAGTAGCTGTTACATCTACACCATCAGCATCCCTTGCTTCTACCAAAGGAATGTTCCTTGCAGAACTGCCTACAATGTCCCATGTGTACTCATCATCACTGTCAAAAGTCTTTGTAGGGAACTGTGACAAAAATGTGTTAAGTGTCTTACCCCTATGCCAGGCAAGCAGCTGTACCATCAAGGATGTTGCCTTCTGTGGCTGCATCTGGAATATACCACCAAGGTGATTTGCCTTGCTGGTACCTATCCAATGGCTAAATGTCTGCTTCTGGAACTTACCTAATTTTCCGGCCATTTTTATTTACATTTAAGCATTTAATAATATTGTTTTTCATGGTCTTATAAATCAAGCTTCATTCCCTTACCAATAAAGGAGTCTGGATCATCTTTCTGATTGGTTACCATTCTTAGATTACCATCCTTTGTTCTTGATGTGTTGTTCAGGGTTTTCTCTAAATCTCTAAGACCTTTTCTCATTTCTTTCTTAACCTTACCTTTAGCAAAGGAATCAAAATCCTTAAAGCCATTGGTCATTGCAAAAATGAGACCTGTGTATTTCAAGAAGTCTGCCCTATGCTCTATCTGATATTTCTGAAGAGCTGTCAAATAGTCTCCTGTCTCAGGGTCTCTATACACTGGCTTGGATACTGTCTCAAAGGCTTTCTTCCTAATGTCATTGCTGATTTCCATATCACCAAACAAATTCTTGTCTTTCAGAAGAGAGGTCTGCAACTGCTTTGCTTGCTTTGACCTTTCTGCCTTATCTTCATCTGCCTGCTGCTGTGCCTCTTGAAGCAATCTGTTGTACTCACCACTAAAATATTCCTTGTTGCTCTGCAATGCTTCTTTAGCATCCTCAACATCTGTTCCTGCATTAATGGTTCTGTCTGTGTACTTCTTTGCCTTATCTGCTGACATGCCTTTATTAAGGAAGTCCTGATAAATTAAGTTGTACCTCAACTGCTCTCCCTTTTCACTCTCCTCAGCAATAGCTGCATCTGTTATCTTATTGATGTAGTCAAGGGTACTTTCATATTTCTTAATATCAGTTGGCTCTACTCCATTCTCAAGAGCCTTTGAAATCCTCTGTTGCTTCTCATCAAACCTGGCATTTACTTCTGCTTCAATCAAATCACTGAATGTCTCAGCATCAACTGCTTTCTTCACTGTCTCATCATCAAGGTTAGGGAAGATACCATCTACAGCCAAGGCATTGGCAATGGAAGAGTAGAAGTTATCGTTTGGAGAAGTGCCATCTGATTCCTCGTCAGTGACAGTATCTTCCTTACCTTCTTTATCTTTACCACTACCTACGCTCTCTGGTGTCTCTTCCTCAAACAAGGTCTCAGGATCAACAACCTCAGTAGTCTTATTCTTTTCTTTTGGTTTATTATCTTTAGAATCAGGAGTATCTATTACTTCCTCCTCTTCTGTTTTTGTAGGTTCATCTACTACCTCATTATCTTCTGGGTCTACAAATAGAGTCTCAATCTCATTCTCACCCAAGATATTGTCAAAACTTAATGCTTCCATACTTTTCTTCTCTTTAATTTTACATTACTTCTCTAAGCTTTTCTTTTCCACAAAAGTACAAAAACATATATGCGTAATATTATCCCTTATTTTTTCTCTAAGTCACAATAAAAGAAGTTCTTAATAATCCCCCCAAAAAACAATAAAGCCTAATCAAACCTCCCAAGCAATAGCTTAGGTAGGTTCAACTAGGCTCAGTAAGGCTTATTCTTCCCTCTCCTTTCAATGGCTCAGATAGGCTTAATTAGGCTTAGTAAGGCTTATTTCTCAAAGCAGGCTCAATTAGGCTTAGTGGGGCTCACCACTCTTCTCTCATTCCTCCTCTTTCTCCAGGATAGTTCTTCTCCCAGTACTCATCATTCTCCAATCCATCACTTACTGTCTCTGTTCTCCTCAAGTCTCCATGACCAAGCACAAGTTTCTCTTCTCTATATAGCATCAGTTGCACAAGACTCATCACTCGGTCAAAGTTTCCTTGTGGATTCCATAGCACAAGTTCCTTCAACAATGCTCTGTTCTTTATTCTATATAGGTTTGGTATTGTTACTTCTGTATTGTTTCCTTCTGCATCTGTTTCTACAGTAACTATCGGTTTCCTCAACCATGTCTGTATCATCTTGAAAGCACCATTTATAATAGGTGTAGTAGCTCTGATACCTACAGCTTTATTACCATATCCTATACCTCCTATCATATTTCTTTGCACAAGATACTCAGGTGTCTCTGCCAACAGATGTGTTGAATTATGTGAACTGAAGTATGAAAACATACCCATGATATTCTGCTCATACATACATCTACAGTTATAAAACAGACATAGTTTCCTACATATCTCATAGAAGTCTTCTGCAAATGGAGGTCTTCCAGTATATTCTGCCACTATCATGTCTGTCCATAAGTCCATCACAAAGATTGAACCTAATGACATTGTATTTGAAACATCACTGTCATAAGGGTCACAAGAACAGATGTATCTACCAAAGGGCACTTTACCATCACTGCCTTTTTTTGGCATTTCAAATATCTCAATGGCTCCAGTCACCTTATTGTCCTTGGTAGGAAAATCCCTTATTGGAATATCTGTAGTAGGATTGAACTTCACTTCTCCTGTCTTATTATCTTGTACAAGCTCTCCTACATAGGTGTCATCATACTCATCTGGATTATTGTCTATCTGATTAAGTCTCTCATTAAGCTCTGTCACTGGGAATACATTACCATGATTTCTTATCATTGCTTCCTGCGGCACTATAGGATACTGTGATATACGTTTAGTAATGGTATTTACATCTGTAGAACCATATTTTGTTTTATATCTGTCATATAATATAAGCAACAATGACTTTGTAATATCTGAATTACCATCTTCATCTATACAGTCATCTGCATAATTCATATAGGCTCCATAAAAGAAACAGCACTGCTTTCTTCCCTGACCTTCCTTATCATACACATTGTCAAGTGCTTCCATATTATAACCTATTGGAGAATAGAACATTTCTGCAAATGAAGTGAAATCACTCTGATCATCACCTGCTGTTCCATAACAGAATATCTCTCCAAATACATCATTGCCTTGCTCTACTGATGGTCTGATCATGTTATACATACTAAGAAGGTTCTTAAAGATACCTGCCTCCTCAATAAGATATAACACACCACGTGAACCATTCAGTTTATCTTGGTTTACTCCTGAGATAATTCCTGACACTGAGTTCTTGCTTCCATATTCTACTTCACTTCCTGCTTTCTTATATCCCATCTTCCATTCCATCTCTTGGTCTGAGGATTTCAGTCTGTGTGAAGCAAACTGTGTGTACTTTGCACAATGGTCAAGATTGTCCTTGAACACCTTCAATATCATATTGGTATCCATCAGCTTTGTTCTATCCACTGCTGTTACCATACACTGCACTTCTTTTGAGTTTTCTTCTGACTCCCCTATTATACATCTTCTTGAAAGCAGTCCTGCACCAAATGATGTCTTTCCTCTTCCTCGTGAAGCAAGTGCTGAAGCATGATGTCCATGTATTCTGCCTTGGTTAAGATAATGGGACATAAGAAACTGACCATCCCAAAATCTTGGATGGGCTACTGTTCTCATTGCTACTCCATTACTGTTCTTCTCTACAAGGTGCATTGGACAGAAGTTAAGCATCCAGTAGTAATCTCCTGTCACCCACATTCCTGTCTTTGGATTGCAGTAACCATTCCATCCTCTTTTCCTTTCTTCATACAACCACTTACCAAAGTCACTGTTTGGATTAGCATTTGGTCTAAGAGTTGTATATCTTCCTTTGTTCTTTTTATATGCCAATGCTGATGGTCTGAAATAATCACTTCCCTCAAGAATAGGTGGATGTGTTATGTCTATTACTGCCCTGCCTTCCTTATCTCTTGGCAATTCTGAAACCAATGGTCTGTCCTCAGACACCATCCATTTAATAAAGGGTACATTATTTATTGTGTCCCACCACTGCTCTTGCACTTCCTTTGGATATTCCTCTAAATGCAAATCTTCTAAAGGTGTCTGACACTTGTTAAATCTTATGTTCTCCATACTTCTTTCTATAACTAAAAAAGCCTAAGTCGATTAAAACTTAGGCTATTGCAAACTTCTACTCTTATATTATCAACTTCGGTTTTCCTGGTAGTATCAGTGAATCATCTTTCTCTATACCCTCAAACACATATTTTACATTCCTGTCTGAGATATAGAGATAATCTTTTGGATTTCCCTTTTCATCATCAACAGTCTCAAATGGGAAGTTATATGTTATTACTGGATTGTTGTCCAAGTCATTCTGCACAGAGTTCTTGTTATACTTCTTTACAGCAAAATCATTTGGATTAATCATTACCTTGTCTCCAACCTTAATGTCCCTTACCACTGAACCAACAGCCACTACAGTCTGCCATAGCTTCAGGTCACCTTTTCCTGCTACAATGACACCATTATGTATCATGTCTTTATCAAACCTGTCTGCTGTAATAAGCAAATGGTCAAAAAGTGGTTTAATCTTTGTTACATGTAACATCTTGTTTCTCCTTTATTTTTGTTTTGTTTCTAAATGCTTTAGTCATTGCTTTATATCTATCAAGGGTGACACAGAACTTACCAAGTGAAGGTATATTCACATTTGGCTGTAACTTCATAAACTCCTCATCTGACAAATCTTTCTTCAGAGGTAAAGAAGCTATGTGTTCCTTGACAGATTTCCAATAAGCTTTATAAGTCTTATTGACTAATTCTTTACTGAGTCCTAATCTCTTGGATACTTTAATCACAATCTCATCATAGGTCATACAGCCTTCTTGTTTTCCTTGAACAGTATAAGTAGCTGAAAACATCCATTATCATCCTTTCTTATATTTGGTACAAGTCTTGGGTTAAGGATATTATTTACTATAATATTGTTCTTTCTCAGATTACTCATTACCACATAAAAGTGTTGCTGTGTCATCTGACATTCCTCTATCACCTTGGCTTTGGTTGCCTCACTCATAACCATACTATCGAGTATATTAGGGTCACTTATACTTTTAGACAACTCCCATCTTTGTTTCAGAAAACTGGCTATGACATCTATCTCTCTATTGGTAAGGTTAATGAATGGTCTGAGGAATACACACCACCATTTGAAGAACTCTATGCCAGGAGAAGTAGAGATAGTCACTATGTTGTTAGGCTTTGGAAGTCCTTGTTTACTATTACTCATGCTTCTTTTCCTTATCAGTACTTTCTGTATTCTGAGGAATAGTCATTGCTTCCTCAACCTCATTGACACAGTTGATTATAAAATCACTTGAAAATTCCTTGCTATGTTCAAGTACCTTAAAAAGATAATCAAGTCTCTTGTTCATGGCAAACTGTTCAAGTTCATTGGTTTTCTTTATAAGCTGTCTGTTCTGTTGCCACAACTGATTACAAGCATCATTAAGCTGTTCATAAGTAAGTTTCTTCTGCTCTTCCATAATATCTCTCTTTTAGTGTTTGTTATTGTTTCTTTTTATTAATTCCATTCTCAAATCATCCAACCTATTCTCTTGGTACAGCTTTGCAAACAATAGAATGACAGAGTCTGCCTTGCTAAGCCAATTAGGAAATGTAGGATACATTGCCCTGCATATCTCTCTCCACGAAGGATCATTGGAAACCTTTATCTTCAGTTTGTCATTTGACATCTGGAATATAGGTGACTTCTTTATATCCCTTGTTCCTTCCACATACTTATGACCATACCTTTCTTTATACAGCTTCTCCCATTCATCAAAGCTTGCTGTCCTAAAGTCTGTACAACCACAGTCTCCACAGCAATCCATTCCTATGGAATCTTCATACTTTATTTTTAAGGAATAACATCTGGAACAGAAGCACACTGTATCAGACTCCATCTCATTTATATTCTTTTGTTCTACCATACTTGTATTTGATTAGATGGTTATACATTATTATATATAGACTACATTATCTATAATATAACATAATGAATGTTCCCTCTTCCTTAAGGATTCTCACAATATCCTCCTTCAATATTGCATTCTCAGGATATTCCTTATTATGAGTATTGACATTATCCAAAAGCTCTCTCAATGAAGTAGCTTGCATATAGTCAATCCGAGTTTTCTGTACAGTCTGATTTTCTTTTTTACTCATAAGTTATTTTCTTTTAGATGATGATTTTGTCCTTGCTACACTCTGTAGAGCATTAGCTCTCTTTGTAAGGTCTGCTGCCTGAGACTTTGCTACCTTAATAGCCCTATTCATTCTTGTCTTATCTCCAAGTATTTCTTGATAAGTTGCCATTACTCGGGCATCATCTTCAGCCTGCCATCTCAGTTCATCCCTGCTTCTTGTTTTCTTTATTACTCCCAT